AGTACATCTTGATCTGGAGGTTTCCAGATGCAAGTTCGACCAGGCTCTCGATGCCATCTTCGGTTGAAGAAGCGTAGAGTGTCCAGGTTCCTGGGTCCACCATTCCTAGCGCAGCTTTAGCCTTGCTGTATGGGATAGTGAAATCTAAAGTCTCGGCGTTGTAGTCCAAAGTGATGCTAGCCTCATCCAATGCCACAGAAGTTAGTTCCCCGTAGTTTCTGAGAATTACCTTAGGAGTGAAGTCTGTATTCTGCGGGAAGAAGTTGCTTAGGTCTACCCCTTCACCCTCTGAGGACCAGCTGATGGATGCCTCGTTGCTTAGGGCACGAAGCACTAGATCCTTGCCAGTATCCGATAGAAGCCTAAGAGGCTTAGCAACATACTTACGTGCGCGTGGTTGGTCTGGAGAGAAGACCTTTGACTTACGGCGAGCATTGTCTGGGTTGACTACCTTTAGGAATAGGTCAATCTCGTATAGACCAGTGCGGAGCTCGTCAATGAACTCCTGGTTATCAAGAATTGTGTATGACACACCCTGACGCGACACTGAAGTGACACGCTGAGGGAGCTCGCACTCCTCGTCGCCAGACCATAGGCGGGCAAACTCGATGGCTAACTTACGAGCAGCCATTTTTCCAGCGGTAGGTACTGGAACTCCGTATGAATAAGTAATCTCGGTGTTACATGGAGTCCAAGGAGTGCCAGCTTTTACGTGGATAGTAGAGTGATCGACTAGGTAGTAGCTAGAAGGGTCCATAACTTTACCAAGTCTATTTCTCATAGAAATGATGCGGGTGACTGGACGTCCGCGAAGTCTGATGCGAGAATCTGGAGACATACCGTCAGAGGTTAGCTCTGAGTATTCGTCATAGTCGCCAGAAGGAATGTTATAAACATCTCCACCGAAAAGAGCTGGTGATGTTGTTTTGCTAGACGGTCCCATGCGATTATTGCGTAGGGTACAAGTATATCTCTCCGTAACAATAGTCTCGCCAGTATATTTACGACCCGACATTGCCCAGAGTAAGTTTGACGCAACCTGAGCCGCCTCAAGCGTAAACTCGGTGTATGCGTAGTCTCCCATTTCTTCTGGGAGCACCCAAAGGTTACTTGTCATCTTTTCCTCTTTATAAGTTTAACGGGTGGCAGCCTAAGCTAATTGCTCAAGCTACCACCCGTTAGTACTAGTTATTAGCTAGGGTTTTCGTTTGATGCAATGATGTTGTCAATTGCAGCATCCGCGGTGTAGTCTCTGTTACCAGGAACGTTGTAAGTGTCTCCACCTGCAGCAAGAGTTGTAACCGCAGTAGCTACTGGAGTTGCGGCCTCGTCAGCAGAGTTAACCACGATGACCTTAGCAGCACGAGGAACCGAGTTAGGGGTTCCGCTTGATGCAATATCAGCAGTGATTGAGCTAGAGACAAATGTCACTGTGTTTCCAGACACGTCAGTAACAATGTGGTCACCGTTCAGTACTGGAGATAGGTTACTGACACTCAATAGATCGCCGTCTGAGATTGAAGGAGATCCGCTGAATACTAGGTTTCCAGCAGTTCCAGATGCAGTAGCGTAGTAACTGTTTAGAGTTACAGAGCTACGGTCAGAAGCAGCCACCGAGTTAGAGGTGAATACAACTGGACCAGAACCGTCTGTCCAAGTGTAGAATCCGTTAAGACCAGTTGGAGCCCAGTCAGCGCGTGCGTAAGCATATGGACGCTCGGCAGCGATTGGGAACTCCCAGCGGCCATCGATACCTGACTTGAAGTTAGCGTTTCCAAGACCATAGCCTTCGAAGGTGTTAGCCATTAGACCGTTTTCAATAACGCGGTCGCCTGACTGACGGAACTTAGCGAATGGGAAGATCCAGTGGAAGTATGGAAGAACGCCTGCACGCTTTCCATCCTTAACAGCGTGTGACCAAACTTCGATCGCAACACCATTGCCAGCAGGGTCATCGCCTACGCCAGGAGCGGCCCAACCGATTGACTTGTTGTTTGGGTCACCAGCAGTTCCTAGGTTCTTGCGAAGAAGTAGACCGCCAGATAGTAGAGAGGTTAGCTCTGGATCTGGCTCACAGATTGCAAGTTCCATGGTGATTCGCTTTAGAGTGTCTGGAGCCTTGTATGTTACGCATACAACACCGTTTGCACCCTTTTCAGTGATCTCGTCGCCCTCTTCGTACTCTGGGGTGAAAGATACACGCATGAATGAAGAGGTAGTGTATGAATTACCTGCTCCGCCCATTAGGTTACCAGCAGCGTCTAGGCGGGTGACACGGATTGACACACCCTGGATGCTAGCTGCATATTCTTGAGTAGCCATATAGCTATTCTCCTTGTTTTATTACGCTGTAAGATCTACTCGAACAGCTAGGTGGATTGATGTATCAAAGTAGACCGCAGCTGGGCGGATCCCCTTGAGACGCATGTCATTCGCATTACCCGACACATCGTAAGCCTGGCTTAGATTGTCGTTCACGACATCGACATCACCAAGGTATACCTTGACAGTGCCAGTGGCGTAAATCCATTTATTAGCAGCAGACGCTTCTTCATTATCGTCGCCTGCAGGGCCGTTACCAGAGTATCCGTTACCGACAACTACTGGAGTTCCCCCCATAGTCTGAAGGTGATCCTTCACCTTATTGTGAAAGAGCATCTGGCTGTTGCTCGAGAGTAGGGCAGCTACGTCACGAGTCATGTGAATAATGCCCTGCTCGCCGAACTGAGAAGCCTCAGCGATACCCTGCTCCAAGACTGCAAGAGCTCGCTTAGCAGAGTAAGCAGTTCCTCCGCCTAGAATAGTTACGGTATCCGAAGATAGCGCAACGTTGTCGTGAGTCTCGGTCTTACGGATTACGCCGTCCCAAAGCTCTTTCTCGATAGCTTTTTGAGAGCCACCTTCGATTTGTCTAGAAAGTCTAGCTATACGGTCAATGGCAGTGAAGCCTAGCGTGGAGATGTCTTCAGTAGCCTCGATAAAAAATGGCTTTACACGGCTGTGACGAGTTGGGGTAGTTCTAGTCCCAACAACATCTACGGTAGAGTCGGTGTCATCCCAAACTACTAGGTTACTTACCTCTGTTTCCCATTCCTGGGCGAATCCCCTGATCCAGCGATCTTCGTCTGCTGAATTCTCAGGCTTGACTACTGCAAGTAGACCAAAAGCGGAGGGCACGATCTTTGGTGCCTCTACAACGCCATTCTTTTGGAAAGCCATCTTTTAAATCCTTTGATTAAAGTCTAAATTTTTTCGTATAGGGGGAGGCCATTGCTGACCTCCCCCTCACGATTTTCTATCGGCTTAGAGCTCGACAGCAGCTGCAGTTGCGCCACCAGTGGTGTCGCGAAGAGCAGCAGCCACACCGTTAATGTTAACGGTCTGGGTGATTGCTAGTGATTCGATACCAACCTTTGCGATACCTTCGAAGGTCTCAACGAACATCTTGTAGTCGTTAGTTCCAACTAGTGATGAGTCGCGGATGATACCTAGGTCTAGAGTACCACCGTCAAGGAACAAGAATGTGCCCTCTGAGAATAGGTACCAGACGAAGCTGTCCTTCCACTCGGTAAGCGCAGCTGAACCAGCCTGTGCACCGTAGTAGTTTAGGTCAGGAGAGGCAACTAGGTTAACGTTGCTTAGAGCTAGGTAGCCCTCGATCTCAGACTTGGTGACACCAAGGGTGTTGTCTCCAGGCATTGAGATAGCTAGGTCAGAAGCCATTGCATCGAAGATCCAGTCAGGAACGATTGCGGTCAACTTAGTAGTTGAAGCAATACGGTGACGTGAACGATAGGCAACAGCAGCCTTGCGTACTGAGACTAGGAAGTCGCGACCAAAACCAATGATGGTTCCAGAAGTAACTGCAGTCGAAGCTGCACCAATCTTGGTAAGCAAGTTAACCTCTGCCTCGCGAGCGTGCTGTACTAGAGCAAGCTCGTTGTGGCGAGCGATTAGCTCTGGATACGCGCGGGTCATCAAGTTACCGAACTGTAGCTGTAGAGTAACTGCGTCGGTGACGGCAGTGTTCTCAGCAGCAGCTGTAACGGTTAGAGATGACTTAGTTGCACCCTGCGGGTCCTCATCAACTGCAGCAGTCCATACGCCAACAGCATCTGCATAGTCGCCAGAAGCGAATGAAGGTGCGGTTACGTAACGGATACCGCCACGGTCTGCCTGGAACTTAGGAAGTGCGTCACGAACTGGACGGTTGGTGGTTGACCCAATACCGAAGATATCGTACTTGGTCTCGACTGGGGCACCGTGACCACCAGATGCAACAAGAGCGGTGCTCGCGTTGATCTTAGCAGTGTTAGCCTCAGCGTCGGTGCCTAGGAAGCGGTCCTCAGCGTACTGAGTAGAGAATGAAGCAACAATGTGCTGTTCTCCGTCGCCACCGTTAACACGGCGTAGTGAGTGAAGGCGCTTCTCCATAAGAGTTGCAACTTCGTTTAGATCGTTGATGGTGCTTCCCGCGCTGTAGCCTGGGATGTCAGCGCCAGCAGTAATTGCTACTGGTGCTACGGTTTCCTGAACTACAGGCTGACGGTCAGCTGGGGCCTCGAAAGGCTGTTCTGCTGCAGCGGTCACTGCCTGCTCCTGATTCTGCTCTTCTACAAGAGCGGTTGATGTTTCAATAGTTGCTTCTGAAGAAAGCTCTGCAGCTGTCTCTACTTCTGCTACTGCTTCTGCAGTCTCATCGGTAGAAAGCTCAGTGGCTTCCTCGGTTGTGGTTGATAGTTCAGAACCGTCTTCCTGAGCGGTTGATGCTTCCTCGACCTCATCGGTCTCGGCTACAGCTTCTGCAGCGGCTTCGTCGGTAGCTGAAAGCTCAGCAACCTCTGAAACATCTGCGGATGCCTCTACGATCTCCTCGGCCGCAGCAACAGTCTCAACGACTGATGCTTCAGCCTCGACTGGAGCTACAGTAACAGCAGCTTCATCTGTAGTAGCTACATCAGAAGTAGTCTCGGTTTCAACAGAAGCGCTCATGGCCTTCTCTGTTCCGTCTTCTTCTTCTTTCTTAGCTTCCTCTGAAGTTTCCTCTGCTTCATCAGCAGGGGTCTCTTCAGTCTCAGACTCGGCAGGAGCTTCTTCCTCAGCTGGAGTTTCCTCAGCTGCGGCGGTCTCTTCTGCAGGAACTTCTTCTACAGGAGCCTCGTCCACTGGAGTTTCTTCCACTGGCTGGTCCTCTGCAGGAGTTTCCTCTTCTGTTGGCTGGTTTTCGTCTATAGCCATTTCTTCTCCCTCGTCGCCAGCAACTTCACCCTTGACACGGGCGGTTGCCTCGGCAGCTTTGGCTGCTAGTTCAGCAGTCATAGCCTCGCGGTTTGCAAGCTCGCCGCGAACGATGTCAAGAGAGTCAGCTAGTGACGTCATAGCATCAACTGTCTCAGGAGTCGGGTCTTCACCCTCAACCATTTCAAACTGGCTGACAATATCTGCCTGAAGCTCTGCGAGTGTTTCATCGCTAAGCTCAGTGATAGTGTCTAGCTGAGTCTTAATCTGGTCGTACACTGTACCTCCTAGGCCAGTTAGTATTGGACACGGTTGTGTCCGATTTACAGTCAAGGCCGAGGGACTCGACGCACAAGGCGTGAGGCGCTCCACCTATGGATAATTTTACCTTACTTTTTAGGTAAGGAGTCGGAGCAGCTTACTCATTTGAGATTGGATCTCACCTTGCGAGTAGAGATCTGCTCCAGCCATGTAGGACTTTAGATCTTGCGTAGCAATATCTGCATCCTTTTTACCGATTTTTGCCTCCACGCGGGTGATCATAGAATCTACAAGATCCTTGAGCCCCGAAGGCAAATCGCTAAACTTTATCTTTTGTGCATCTTGACCGAAAGGTAGCGGTAGGTTTGAAATTACCTTACCTAGTTCAGCAGCTGATGTTTTAACATTTTCTAGGGCCTTGGCGTTCAAAGCTCCAGAGTCAATTCTATCAATGGTATCGAGCAGCTTAGCGCTAGCTCCAGCTGACGCGACATAGTCACCAGCGAAGTCAAGATTCTCTGCCTCTTCAGCCTGCTTTAGGGCTTTAGCCAATCCAGCAACTCCAAGGTTCTGCTTTAGTCGTGCAAGAACTGTGCGGTACTTACCCTTAGCATCACGGGGTTGGTTAACACCAGACACGTACTTAGGAGTACCAGTCTTTGGGTCTATCTCTCCATCGGTAGGAGCGGGCTTACCTTTGTTTTTTGAAACTTCTTCGGCGGCTTTGATCTCGTCTGCAGTTTGCTTATCGGCCTCTGTTTTGGCCTTCTTAAGCTCTTTTAAATCTGCGTCTGAGATCTCATCACTTTTGGGGCTGCAGCCACCACCGCCTCGCTATTTGCAGATGCAGTGATGGTAGCACGCATAGATGCTACCTTTGCCGCAGCTTCCATAGAGTCAGCATTCTTCCACTGCTCAGGGATGAGGTCAGCACGCTTGAGTGAGCGAGCCTGCTTGGTGATGTGCTTGCGCACCTCTCTGCGGTCAGAAGCCTTAGCGCGACCGTAAGCGTGAATCGCATTCTTAAGGTCTTCTTCATTACGAATAGGGAATGAACCATCAGGCATTGCCTTACCTTCCTTAGCAAGAGCTAGGCGCTCTTTCTCTGGAATGGTAGCAAGCTCTGCAATTGCAGCCGCTACTAGAGCACGATCGCGTAGATCTGCTGCACTAGCGGTGATGGCCTGTAGGTTTGCTTCACGCATCGCTTTTTTAGCCTCTCTAACTCTAGACTTGAGGTCTGGAGCTGTATTGGCTAATTGACCTAGCAAGTCAGCCTTGTTTGTGAGTGTAACTACTGCATGGCTCTTCATTAGTGCCATGTAGTTAGCGCCTGCTGCAACAAGGGCAAGAATCTTGCCAGATGCAATCATTGCGCGAGCGGTTGGGAAGCCTGGAACGTTTACCTGGCAAATTGCCACAAGTTCTAGTGAACCTTGAATTGGACGCCAGTCACCTGAAGGAGCAGACGCACGTAGAGCGCGAATTTGCATTTCTTCCAGTCCTGGACGTAGGGACCCAGCGCACCAGATACCGTACTCATCTTCACCAACGTGAATGTCTGCTACAGCTGAAGCTGTATCGTCGTAGTGCTTAGCTGCTGACATTGCATCAGCATTAAGAGGGGCGTGTCCGCCAGCGAGAGTTAGCTGACCTACTGGAACGTCGGTACCAGCTTCGGTACGAATTACTCCAGTGTGGAAGTATGCATACTTGCTACGCGAGCGAGGTGGCTTGGTTGCACGAGGTAGTCCGATGTGGTTCACGTTCCACGCAGCGATGTGTCCGTATACACGGCCGTCAGCATCTACTGTCAATGGGGTTGCCTTAGTGAAACCTGGGTTCTCGAACCAATCAGCTGGAGGAGTCATAGGAATCTCAGACTCCAGGAACCCAGATGCAAGCATCGGCTCTAGATCTGAAAAATCCTGTGTAGTCTCTTCGTATACGCCGTCTTCTGGGGTCACGTTATCCTCCTGATCCCCGCTTTTTTGCAATAAAATAGAGCATTCTTGAAATGCTGGCTTAGCTACAATTGTAGCAGCCATAATGCGGGCCTTGTTTATGGTAAGTTTATCCTTACCTATCTCTTGGCCACCATCTTCAGCCATCTCTTCCTTAGGCTGCTTATCTTCTTTGGCCTCGAACTTGTCTAGGTCAACCGAAACTCCACGTAGGAAGCCGTTACGCACTAGGCGCTCTGCTTCACGGCCGTAAGGACCGTTGTCAAATACACCATAAGCATTTCCCATGCCGCCTTCGATACGCTCGATGTAGTCGATTCGACCAACTACAACGGAACCATCGTGGCCAGCACCAGTCTTGATCTGCCATAGAAGCGGAACTGGAAGTTCACGAACAGAGATCGCGTTTTCTGCGAACTTACGTCCGTCACCAGACTCGACGCCCTCTGGTACTAGCATAGGGATCGAAAATTTAGAGCCAGCAACGCCCGAGTCAGCTGAAGCAATTAGGCTAATCTTCTCGCGAGCATCTGCTGCAATTGCCGATAGACGGGCCTTCTCAATCATGGTGTCAGCGAACTGCTGCTCGCTCTGATATAGAGAAGAGAAGTTCTTAGAGCCGTTCTTGTGCCCTGGGTTCATTCGGCTTCCAGTGTATACACCAGTAACTTCCTTGTGACGAAGCTGGCAGTAGCCCTTTGCACGAGGTCCCATGTACTTTGAAAGATTACGAACGCAGCGGGTCCAGTCACCAGGAGTTCCCCAGCGGATCTTGGCAGCACCCTTACCGTGGGTCCAGTACTCTCGAAGAGCCTCTGCATTGCCTCGGTTACGATCAAATCCGCCAGCTGCAGCAATTGTAGAGGTTGCCTTTACGCAGTTAGGTACATGCTTACCGTCTTTATCCTTAAAGCCGATCTGCTTATACCCGTCCCAGCACGGGTCCTCATCGGAGTGTTCAGTCAGAGATGAATCCGTGTCTTTGTAGCCAAAGTTCTCTCTACGAGCCGCTAGTAGTGGCTCTACAACTCGCTCCCAGAAAATCGAGAACTGGTATGCAGAAGCTTGTACTGGCTTAGAAGCATCATCGGCCTGCTTCAACACATCGTTCAGAATTTCCTGAGTGTCGAGCTCGATTACTGGAGGCGGTGTCGCTGACTTTAGGTCACTTAGAATCTGACCGTTTGGCTGCCACTTACCCTCTCTGCGCTCATACAGTACTGTCTCGGTCGAAGTTGAACTAGCTGGCACTAATGCGACAACATCCATAACGGCAGTCATGTCGTCAGGCGATACAAGTGCTAGGTATTTTGGGGTGACGTCTGACTCTGCAGGCGAAGCTATAGCTCCATCTTCAGGGGTAGCGGCTGCGTTAATACCGTAACGCTCTTTTATGTACTTCTTGTCGTAAGCCTTCATGCCTTTTGGCTTATCTGGAAGTAGCTTGTAGTCTCTAGAGCTCTTGTAGTATGCAGGCAAGCCATTGATTAGAGAGTGGATATCCTTAGTAGTCAACTTAGGAAGAGTGCCTGGTAGATGGGCTATAGGAGAATCAATAGGGGTTCTAGGCTCGCCTAGGATTGAATCAAAATCAATTGGAGGCAGTGAATCTCTGCCAGGGACCATTGTCGGTGCGTCAACACTAGACTCGGCCTGGGTAAACCCAGCATCTACGTTTATGACCTTGCCAGAGTCAAGTCTTACGCGAACCTTACCAGTGGTGGTGTCGATGTCGGTGATCGTGCCAGAACCACGTCTAGCGTCTCCACCAACTACAGTACGGCTTCCTACCTTAACAAAGAGACCACCAGCATCGCGCGGCTGCGCCTGGGTATTCTTCGCACGCTCTTCAGGAGTGTAGTTACCGTCAGTGGCAGTTGCAGGCTTAGCTACTGGCTCTCCTGCAGCAGTCATGACTCTATCGATCATTGTGAAATCTTCGTCAGCCAACCCGTCACTCATTAGCTGAGCTTCTTCTGGATCGATCTCGTCTAGGGTAACTGGCTGGAACGGGCGCTCCTGTAGGAATGCCGAAATAACTACTGCTGAAGAAGGGTCAATAATTACGTGAGTCTTCTCACAGGTGTCGTACGGATCGTCTAAAGCCTGGTCATACGAGTAAACGTCACCATCAACGTGACCTAGGTTGTCCCATGCCGAGCCGTCCCACAGATACACCTGACCGTCAATGTCAATTTTATATAAACGGTCAATGCCAGAGTCGTCTAAACGTACTCTGACCATAAATTCTGGACCTTCGTATGGGTCAAGCTCGTGAGCTTCCTTGAAGGCAGAGATGTCTGCACCATATGAATCTTCAGAGGTGTAGATTGCAGCATCTTCTTCATAGCCTGGCAGTGCGTATCCGCCAGATGTAAGAGCCTTCTTATTTTCACGCTCTACAATTGCAGAGGCCCAGCGCTGTCCAGCGTCGCCACCCCAGAGTGCCCAAGCGATGCGGCCGTTAGATGGGAAGTGCTCTTCGCCTGGCTCCCAGCCTTTGCCCTTTTTGTCAACTTCGTGACGAGGGAAATACTTAGCGATGTGGCGAACCTTTTCGATGCCAATCTGGCCACCCTTTGCAAGAGTGCGAGCAGTGTTTAGGCCGACTGGAGTTCCGCCACGCTTAGATTCGTGACGCCACTTAAGTGCCTTCTTAGCCTCTGCCTGAACGCCACCAGGAATAGTATAGAGACGGCTAGCAGGTGCGCCTCCTGCAGTAATTGACTCGATAGATAGCAGAGCTGCCTCGGCTAGCTCTACCACTGAATCTTCTACAACTACCTGCAGTGTCTTAAGGAATTCCGACTGAACGATTGCAGATAGCTCAGACTGGGTGTAGTCCTCTACAAAATTTGTGGAAGTGTTTACAGCAGCATATAGACCGTTGTTAGTGAAAATTGCCAAGTCATTAGCAATACCTAGAAATTTTGGCACTTTACTCCTTGGCATCTTCCGCCTGAGGCATATCCTCGGCGCTAGATGCAGTGTAGATTAGCTCAGCGTACTTCTTAAGCTCAGCTAGGTTTAGCTCCCCGTTGTCATACATCTTTAGTGCAATGTGGGTAACATCGTCATAGTTATCGAAGTCGAAAGAATCGTCGATGACCTTAGTGTCTGAGTCCCAGTCGAGCTGATATACGTTGTGGTTAGTTAGGACATCGTAGATGCCAGAGTCCTCTTTAGTGGTGATTTCCCAGTCTTTGCCCTGTCTAATGGACATACCAAGAGGAAAGTAGCACAAAACGGCATCAATCTGCTCGTTTTCTGGGTTGACGTAAAACCATACGTCGCTAATGCTACTAGTTGCCATGGCCTATCTTTCTAATCTTTGCGCAATGATTTACTGAGTGATGGCTAACAATATTTTAGCATTGTTTTTTGCCTTGTGATTCTACTTCCCGTATAATTCGCGGTATACGAGTTCAGAAACGGCTTCTGGAATTTGAAGGACAAGCTGCTCTAGCTCTGAATCCTCCATAGTGGACAAGTCTATTGTCGTTTCTTTTGGCTTATTTATAAAATCTTCACTGTAGTAAGTGATTTTCGTACGGTGCTGGCGACCTTCTGGCTTAGGCTTCAGGTAGTCATTGTTACGCGTCTCTACTCTAACTGCTAAGTCCATTAGTTCTGGGAGAACGTCCTGCTCTTCGGACCCTTCATCTACTGCAGCATTTACAGCGACCGTCAGGGCAGACTTGAACTCATCCGAAGTTTTGATGAACTCTGGGCTCTCGTTCCAGTCTGCCTTTGGATCCCAGGTTTGGCCGTCAGAGCTATAGTAGTCAGATGGAATAGCCTGCGAGAGAACTTCAGCAAACCTCTGAGAGTATCTGGCTGATCGCTTTAGCTGATCCTTAGATAGAGTAGTCATACATAAATCCTAACTTGTATATCCCTTAGGTAGCAACATTTGGATTATTCCTCTATTTAGAACCACGAAATATGACTCGCCACCTCTGACGACCTCTAGTCCATCGAACCCTGCCCAACCAGCAACGATTGCAGCGTCATCTTGATCTAGCACACTTCCTCCTCCGAGGCCCGCAGAGTTCAGCATCTTTCGAGCCAGTCTGGCTACTTCTTGGTCAGACATGTCTGGGTCTATTTCATTGCGGATATAGTCTGGAATTATGTTGCTATATAGGTCAGCATAGAATTCCTCTATGTTGAACTGAGATCCGTTCTTAGCAATAACGGGTTTTCCGCCTCTGTTGTAATAGTAGGATGCCAAATTAGCATTCTTATCTATGCCCATCTTTGCCACTACGGAGCCAAAGCTTCTTGCTGTAGACTCTATGGTGCTGAAGTACTGACCATCTCCGAAGATTCCGAATCCATACCATGGCTCTGACTTAGTTCTAAAGTCATTGTGCAGGTCCCAGCCAGTCTTATTGCCGAAAGCATCCACTCCACGATAAATAACATGGTGAGTACTAGGGTCAATGGCCGAGACAGTTGCTGGCAGATTCTGACGATATCCGACTAGTCTGGCAACCTTACTTGCCCATTTAGATCCATAAAGGCTATCTTTAGTTCCATAATCAATGGTGTTTTCAGGATCATTTGGATTAGTTCCGTCTCCGAAGTCGGAGGCAAATTTAACTAAGTTATCTATGAACGCTGCGTGCTGAGCTGACTTAGCAGTGTATGCGTCTCGCCACTTCTTGTTTATCTGGGCTTTTGTTAGGCCCTTAGAAGAGAGCAGATCTAGGAACTGCTGAGAGGCATCTCCAGTTAGTAGATACTTAGCGTATTGCTCCGCGAAACTCTCTGAGGCACTATTGCGCGAGTAGGTGCCAACATCCTGAGAAACATTGAGCTTAGCCATGTCTGCAGCTAGTGCAGCTCTACCGCTATTCTTGTCGTCGCCCCATAGCTTGTACATCTGAAGGTGCCCAGTTTCATGGACGACGATGTGGTTGAAGGCGTCTGCTTCGGTCTTTATGTCAGTCGAGTAGAACTTAGGGTCATCTGGGAGCTTTCCTAAAATGCCAGAAACTCTGTCTGGATATAGGTAAACCCCGTCACCCCCGAAGTAGGTAAATGCTGCATCGCTATCACCGATAGTGCTGGCAACTGCTGGCGGTAGATATGTTGAATTGCCTAGCGCGTGTACAGTGGTCTTGTCCTTGTTGAATCTGAAGGCACGCGACTTAGCGATTGCATCATTCACGTATTTAGCCTGAGCGCCACTTAGGCTTGGCGTTAATGTGCCGTCGCCGTTATCGTTCATGTAGACGAAAATATCCGCGTTGGCCGAGCTAGATGATACTTTTACCTGGGCAAGCGCTGGATTGCCTGCCTGATTGTTGAGCATGTTCGATGCTCTAACCTTAGACCTAAAATCAGCTTCTGCGCGAGGGAGACCTAGGTCAGAATACTTTTTAGAGAACTTACTAGTAAGTTCATCGTGATACTCTTTAGCTCCCTGTGCCTGCCACTCGCTGCCGAGAGCTGACAAGACATCATTGATTCTAGGGGTTTTGTCTCTAAAGTTTTTGACAGACTCGTCAACTAGAGTGTCTACAGACTTAGGAGCATTTCCAGACCTGTCTCTACCATGAGAGGCAGCAGCAATCTTAGCAATGCCACGTGGGCTTAGTGCCTGATCTGACTTGATCAGTGATAGCGGGAAGGTGTAGCTCTCGCCCTTATCGAACTGATCGTGGTGGAAGTCTAGAAGATCCTTAAGCGCTGCCTCGTAGATCGACTGCTTCGCTGGGTCTACGTTGATATCTGTAGACATGTCAGTTCTAGCAGAACGGACGGCTTGGATCTTGTCGTCTAGACCGTCTAGATCTACTGAAGCTGGAAGGGTGCTGAAGATATGAGCTTCAATATTCTTCAAATCATGGAAGCTGGGGTCAATAGGGGTAGTTCGAGGTCTACCTAGGGTAGCGCCAGTCTTCAACTCTCTGATCCCAGATAGAGACTTAGAGAATGTTACGCCCTGTAAGCTTTTAGCGGCTTTCGGGGCTGCAGCAGGTGTTCCTGGAGCTACAGCCCTATCTATTTTGGGCCGCGGGTTTCACCCTTCGGAACTATCTCTAACTGCTCGTCCCCGTTAGCATCCATGTAGATTACTGCCCAGGCTTCGGTAGTCCCATCGTCCGAGGTGACTAGCTGAGCTTCTACAAACGACCCTAGATAGTCGCCATCCTCACTATGCCAGGAGTCGCCAGCTTCCATATCCTCTATTGGATCTGGAGCATTAGCTGGAGCTGGAGCTGGAGCTGGAGCTGGAGCTGGAGCTGGAGCTGCAGGTGCAGCGGGAGCGGCAGGAGTGGCGTCAGGAGTAGGAGTAGCGTTAGAGCTATTATCCTGTCCAGCAGTTCCTAGGTATGGAGCTGTCGCATTTTGATTAGTAGTGCTTGGCTGTCCAGTTGGAGTCGAAGAGTTGTCATCCTGCTGAAGCTGCTCGTCACCAAAGTTTAGATATCCTCGGGCTTCGCGAAGTTCCTTGCCCTTAGGGCTCGGCTTGTATTCGCTGACTGTAGAATCTTGGTCGTGCTCATTCAACCATGGGTCTAATTCCGCGCCTAGTACATCTAGCTTGTCAGTTCTAAGTACTGCCTTCTTGCCGTTGGCGAATGTAATAGTCGCCATGTCATCGTAGCCCTGTTTTGGCTTGTTAACAGACGACACCTCACCGATAGACCACTCGCCAGTAGAGTTCCAATAACGAACCTTATTGCCTGGCATGACGATAGTCTTGCCGTCGCGGCTGGTCCAAGGACGCTTGTTAGTGTCTCGAAGATCCCAGCCTTCCTGCATAATCTTCTTCTCGATGTTGTTAGCTAAGGTAGCTAGCGAACGACCCTTAGTAGTTCCATTAAACTTTTGCTTGATCCCGTCACGCAGGGTGTTGACTAGAAGGTTGCGAGACTCCTCGTTGTCTGGAAGTCTTCCAAGAAGCTGAACCATCATCTGTTCGAAAGTCTGAGAGTCATCATTTGCGATGGCCTCCCATGCGTCGCCAACGAAACTCTGTAGCTTAGTTCCAGCAGCCTCGCCAGATTCGTTAAATACTTCAGGTCTACCATTTAGGTATTTCTGAACTACTTCCTCAGGGGTTAGTAGCTTGATGTGCTTCTTATTATCAGCTAGATCGGCTGGTGTAGGGGTATATCCTTCGGCACGCTTTCCGCGGAAGTACCTAATACGGTCAGCAAGAGTCTTGTCCTTACCAAAGTAGTTAAGGGTGTCGCGAGTCGGCGGCTGCTTTCCTGGAATTGACACTCCAAGCATCTGGTCACGGAACGTGCGAACACCATTCTTATCACCGTAGATTGCCGCGATAGAGTCTTTATAGTCGTAGTGCTGGAAGCTCTGAGTCTTGCCGTTGCTGTCGGTAAATGAGTACTGCTCAACGTACTTGTTTCCGTGAGTCTTAGCTAGAGCGACTTCATACTTGTATACGTCACCATTGTGGTCGGTGAAGTTTCCGCGCTCTAGAACAATCGCGCCGTTGTCTTTCACCTTAGCCTGGGGGTTATTCTCTAGGATGGCGTTGTATAGCGCATTCGGATCTTCAACTGCAACACGCTTGCCAGTGTTGTTGCGAGTCCATAGTGGCTTACCATTCTCGTCCATAAGCTGGGCAACTTTAATGTTGCGCATCTGCTCCTGAGGAACGATTGACGGTACGATGTCTTTGCCGTCATCCTTGCGACTTGCGTCTACCTTAGTTGCAACAGCAGGGACAGCAGCCTTCTTAGGTGCTGGAGACTTGCTTGGTGATTTAGCTGGCTTGGCAGCAGGCTTTGCTGGCTTAGTTGCTGAAGGCTTTGCTGGTGCTGCAGGAGTAGCTTTCGTAGCTGGTGCTGCAGTAGCATCTGCCTTCTTAAGTCTCTTCATGGTAGCGCCCTGGAAATCCGAGTCAGATAGACCGCTCGGGTGGCTCTTTGCGACCATGTTGATAGGGCCACGACCGCTACCATCGTCTACATAAATATCCCAGTTCCCGTTGATGCGCTTCTCTGCGCGATCGAACTTTAGCGGACCAGTTGGACCAGCGACGATGTCGCCCTTTTGTAGGTCTGAAAGTTTTACAGCTTCGGCTTTCGGTGCTGGAGTCGCGGCCTTATCTACAAGCTGGTCAAGCTCTGGTACGTCGCCACCATAAAATGCATCGGCCAAGGCATCTGCAATTGCAGAGTCAGCTGAGTCACCAGACTTGAAGTCAGGTACATCATCAACTAAGGCATTCACATCCTCGCCAGTAACTGCCTGATCTTCCATAGCTGGCGGGAGCTTAGCTAGTGGCTCCTGGTCGCGCTCTGCGCGGAAAGTCTTGTCTTCATCTGCGGTCAGGCCAGCTGAAGCTAGATCGATATCTAGTTTGTCAGCCTTCTCTGGCTTCATCTCGGCTAGGGTCTGAGGCTGCTTGTCTAGAGCCTTAGGCAGTGTGTGCTGAAGGTCAGGGTCGATACCCTTTTTCTTCAAAAAGTCTCTGTTTAGCTTGATCTTAGACTCAAGCTCACCATTCTTAGGGTTAACAGTAAGAACTGTGTTAGGTGAGATGCCTAGGCTCTCGTATCCCTTACCAACGAGCATGCGGATGTCGTTGCGCTCGCCCTTCTTAGTGGCAGTTCCACCAATAGCTTTTCCATTAATACGGAAAACCTTGCCAGCAGCGTCCCTGATAGACGCGAATAGGCTAGCACCAGTTGGAATCCAGCGGCCCTTCTTGTCACGAGGCTGAAGCTTTACGCGTGCACGGCGGGCTGCGTCAGAGTTACCATCGGCAATCAGTGGGGTCAATTCAAGCATGTACTGTCCTTGTTATAAAGGTAGAAACTACATACAATTCTACCCGCTAGCGGAAGTTGTTAGTTAGGACTGCTTGGCTAGAACTTGCTCCAATAGAGTCATAGTCTCTGGAGATAGTTGGTTATTGCTTGCTAGAACAGTCAAACGTGTGTATGCGTGGAGCTTCTGCATATCGCTAGCTCCTGGAGCGACCGATGCAATCACTGCAGTACGAGACACTTCATCTAGTTCTGGAGCGCCAGCTAGCCAGTTAGCCGTGGCAGTTGCATCGGTGGCAACGTAAGGGTGCCCCGAGGCTAGAAGTGTTTCGTAGCGATCGATAAATTCTAGGTCGCCATCAGAAGTAAATCCAGTAGTTGCAAATTCTACAAAGCTGTGCAGGTCATACTTAATTGCAGCAGCTCGGTCAGCTGAATCTAAGTAGTTGTAGTAGTCAGAGGCTAGCTCGACGACCTTTAGTGCTGTATCACCATCTACAGCTCTAATGTTGGATGATTCTGCATTGTAAGAATCTACAATAGAGACTACGTCCTCGGCAGTGACAAAATCATTCCAGGTCTGCTTATACATTTTCAGCCCTTCTAGGTAGTAGGTCACTGTCAGCACTGTCATATAGACGGCTTACGAAGGCCATTGATCTCAAGTATGGGTCATCACCAGATGCGTCAGCGCGAAGCCATACCGCAGTGATATTAGGGATGATTTCATATCCTAGCCCTGAGTACTCTGCTAGTGCGTGGATAGCGTGATCCTTAGAGCTGTAAGTTTCGTACTCGTTCAATTCAACTTCTAACTGACTAGATACGTAGTCAACATCAAATGCAGATGCAGCGAGTGCATGCCCCGCTGGCAGTAGGTCATTATCTGCGGTGTAGGAAGAGACCTTAGGCTCCCCCTTCTCTACTAGTACAGAGAATGCATCTACGCGTAGCATTGCCCAGTCGTGTAGCTTCATTCTATCCGCCGCTGAGGCAGAGTAGACGTTAGCGGCACGGCGGTACACGGCACGAAGAGTGTCTTCAGCAATTCCGCATTCAGATGCTTTTTTCGAGATAGCGGATTCAGTCTTTGCCGACAGAGTCAGCTTCTTCTTTTTAACCTTAGATAGGTCTAGATTTTCGGCAGGCGCAGCTGAACCCCCAGACGCCTGTAATACCTGCTCGACATATGACATGGTTTAGCGAACTCCTAGGAAGGCCTTGATCTGCCAAACCCACCTGGCATACATGTCAATTCTACCAGCAAGGAAGTCCATCAATCCCTGCTTGTCATGTGCTTCTGCAATGTGGAACGCCTCAGTGTGGCTGTTCTCCAAACTCTCCATAATGCGAAGAGCTGACTGGAGCAAGAACTGAGATGAAGTACCGTCTAGACGCTCTTCATTGATAGAAGACATCTCCAGGAAATCAGCCAGTAGGTAGGGCGCTGGGTAGCCAAGCTTTAGGATATTCTCGGCCAGTGGATCGATAGACCCATCTACGTCAGAATATAGTGTCCCGAAGAATTCGTGATACTCGCCGAAGTCTGGACCGAGAACGTTCCAGTGGTAGCCATGCAAGATAAACTTTGCGCTCACCGTGTCGGATAGAACGCCAGCCAGTTTTTGAGCTAGGTCCATGTATTTGCTGTCCATATTATGCCTCTGGTTCTGCTAGTGGCGGTGCAGCTTCAGTAGCTGCTGGTTCTGTGGCTGCAGGGCCAGGCTGGCCTTGCAACATCTGCTCCACCTCTGGTGGAATAGCTGCGCCAGTAGCTTCAGACGCGATCTGACGAATCTTATTCATGAGATCAGGAGCAACTGCTGCAAGCATGGCTTCAGTAAATTCTGGAGTAACCATACCCTTATTGACAACTAGGCGAAGTGCGAGCTCAGTTGGGTCTGGAGCGTCTGCCTCAGAGAAACCATGAGCACGACGCCATGCGTCATACGAGACAGCCATCTTGTCGAAGCCCATGTCAGCATCTGCTGCGCGGTCATTGCGAGTAGCAACTAGAGATGGGTCGTACCAGATGCAAACATTACGAACTTCATCCTCGGAGTATCCGTTTGCAATTAGGTATGGACGCAAGTACATGACGGTAAGCGCATCGACAATAAGGAGCATTAGAGGCTCGATGTGTGCCTTGTAAAGTGCTTCGTCAATCTGAAGTGCGTTTGAGTACTTAACGTTTGCTAGACCTGTTACAACATCCTTCGGAACATCAAGACCCTGCATGATGCGCTCTAGCACGCGGTCAGCACGCTGAGCGAGAGCTGGGTCGAATGAACGCTCAAACTTGAACTGCTTGATCTTGTCACCAAGCTCTGCAGGACCACGGATGATAAGTGGAACAACTGCGCTAGCAGAGTCCTCGTCCTTGATTGGAGTAGTCATTGCATCGATGAGCTGGTCTTCGAAGTCGTCAGCAGCTTCTTCAGCAGTGAAATTCTCGTTGTAGTTGCCATCTTCGTCGTATGGGTAGTCTGGGTCTGGAGACGCAGCTACTGACAAACCATCAGGCAGATACAAAGCACCCGCATTGAGGCGAGAACGGGCCGTAGCGCGGAAAGTACGGTTGAGTAGCAATAGTTCCGCACAGAGGTCTAGAAGTCCGCGTAGCGAGCTGTCAGCCTCTTGAGTGTACCGTGGGTGGGCACGCCAAATGCGACCAACGAATGCTCCCTTAGGGAGAGCGAGGATGTCCTTACTCGCCTGCGACATCATTGAGCTTCCACCGCCAACATCACGGCGAGGGTTGATGACGTAATTACCCTTAGAGTCAACCTGAAGTTCATCAACTGAGCGCATGTCCCATGTCTCAGGGAGTCCAGAGCCAACACGCTCTGGTATTTGAACTAGGTAGCACTCGCCAGTAACCTGGAGGTTTAGGGCAGCATCCTTTAAAAGGCCAGGCTGTCCACCGAATGCAGAACTTAGTCGATCGAGTGCGCGTGTTGCAGCTGCAGATAGACGAGCATCAATTTTCTCTACAGAGTCAATTGGAGACGGGGTCTCGTTTGGGTTGGAGATAGCAGCAGCATAAAGTCTAATACGCGAGACAACGGATGCAACTAGGTTGAATGCGTATTTGATCTCGCCGATTGAGTCGTAGTATTCCCACGCCTCTGACTGCCAGCTTGACGATGCAGACTGTCTACGTGATTTAAATAGCTCTGCCTCGCCCTTGTCCTGGAGATTTACCTGCGCGGCAGCAGCGGTAAGTGGGCGCGGTGAGTTAAATGTCTGTGGCTCGGCATACACTATGCCAAAAGAGTCAACAGAAATCCCTGGAGCAACGCGAGTGGCATTTTTAGGGGCCGAAGCGCGAACGTTCTGCCGAGGAGCACTCGGTTTAGCGTTTTCTTTCTTGAAAATACCCAAAATGGGCTCCCTACTTGTTAGCGCTCAGTCCAGGCTGAGATCAGCCCGACTGCAGCAGAAATAGCCAACACTAATGATACCACAAAGGCCAGTTGGGGTAAAATAAATACAAAAATTACTAGCAATATTGCTACCCAATATCCAGTACACCAGTTGCATGTGATTAGATATCCAATTTTTGTTGTTGGTGGCCACTTTGACCAGATTTTGTTGCGTAGACCTTCAGCAATTGTGTCGGTAGTGACTAGTCGAGTAAGTCTAAATGCCGCTAGGCAATAAACGATAAATGTTAGAAGCGTAATTTCCATTTAATCCTTCATCGATCCTAATGTGCCGTATGGGTTCCACCCTCGGAGTCGAGATCCACAGCCGCAACCAGTGTCTTTCTTGAATGCTAGCATCTTTCCCGATGAAGTTACAACAAAAGAGTCCTTAGTTGCTTCTTTTGATGCTATGAACGTCTCGTAGGTCTCTCTAAATACTATCTGAGGACCAGAATTGCCGTCTTTTGCCACGACTATGTGGGTATCAGTGATTAATACCCTAGTAATTTCCAAATAATTGGATCCAGGTGTGGGTTCATAGCTACGCATAGTAGTTACATCGTCAATTTGGTCTGGTCCGATAGCCGCTAGGTGGCATGGGAACCGATCCATCAGTATTTTCACTACTTAACCCTGAAAATTCTTCCAGCAGGACGACTATTTGGGCTAGTCACGCCCAATTTACGGTCAGCGAAGCTCTTTGCACGTATTTTTCCGCCTGAAAAGCCTGGAGGTGGCTTAATTAGGAGCGCAGTGAGGGCGTGAACGAGTGCATCCACTCGGTCAGGAGATTTCGATGAGCTTTCTGGTATCCATGAGTACATCTGAGACTCTAAATCTTGCAAATACCCGACGTGGTGGACGCGTCCCTGCTCATATGCAAGCACAATTGGCTCTGCACGAAGTTGCTTTCCATATTTTGAATGAACTTCAAGCACTTTAATCGTTGGGTCAATTGAAAGAATGGCATTTTTAACCAATGCACCACCCTGATTGACCTCAGCGACAACTGGACAGCCCCATTTGCGAGCCATCTCAACGACTTTTCTCGCCCAGGTGTCTGGAGATCCATGAATTGACGCATCTTCGAGCACCCAGGCATTGCGCTTATATAGATCGCCCTCTGCAGAGGAAGCCACGACCACAATTCCACACTCGTCGCGGGGATTTTCAGCAACAGATGGGTCAACACCAATAACTCGTAGAGGAGTCGAAAATGGGTAGATGGATTCACGGGCCGACTCGACCATCTCTTCATTCCATAGAGCACCTTCGACGTCATCCAGCATCTCACCATAAAGCTCCTGACGAGCTAGAGACGTGCCTTCATAAACGCCAGTAATAGTATCCAAGTACGCCTGAGAAAGGTTACCAGCATTATCTAGAGTAGATCCTCGAGTAATCTTCACGTTAGGTGGTCTACCGTCAGATCGATCAGTGCGAGATTCTTCAATAAGTTTGTAGAGAAGCGGGACGCGCTTCGGGGTAGTAGTTACTACCATCTGAGGGTTTGCCCCAAGACGAGTACCAACTCGTAAGTTGTCAAACGCGGTCATACCTGCGGCATCTGGGGTCTGACGCCAAGCTGCAATCTCATCGCCCCATGCATGGGTGAACTGAGGACCACGAAGCGAGTCAGGCTCATCTGCAGTAAAAAGGGTAGCGGTATTTCCGTTGGGCCAAGTTAGACGACGCTTCGAAGGTTCGTAGAGTGGCTTCTCGGAAGGAGGCGAGACATTTATAATTCCAGACTCGCCTTCAACGATAACGTCACGAACGTCAGCAGCAGTACGAGCAACAAGTGCGAAACGGCGTTGTCCAGTGGTTGTATATTTTGCTTGCTCGCGGACCCATTCGGAGGCTAGACGGGTTTTACCAAAACCACGACCAGCAAGAACTAGCCAAACGTTCCAGTCAATTCCAGGTGGGCAGAACTGTTCAGGTCTACCCCAAACGGACCAGTCCCAGACGAGAGCATCTGGATCCATGCCAGCGAGAATCTCGTATCGCTCCTGATCTGGAAGCGACGAGATCTGTTCCATGATACTTTTACCCATAGAGCTATTCTAGCTCAGACATTGAACGTAGAGATGAGATTGGTACCCCATACATCGGCTCGCCTTTATCATTGTCTCCGAGATAGTTTTCTGGTACCGCGCCTTCAAATCCCCAAATCCAACCTTCGGCTTTGATGGATAGGCTCTTGTAGTCATTCATGGCACTTCTCTTAAACTTCTTTTCTGCACCGCCAGTCATGAATACATACGGGGCTTTCAACTTATCGACCGAGCCACTTAAACGCATGTGAGTGGGAGGCAGTCCATTTTCTTGACTGAATCCGTAGCGCACTTCCCATTGACCGAAGTCTGGCTCATTTTTATGAGTGTTGTAGCTGGGAATGAAATTTGGAGTTCCCATCATTGCTGCAAAAGCAATTTCAGAGAGAGCTGCAATACTATGCTGCCAAATCTCCCAGATGTCACCCTCTGAGTAGCGACGGTTAGCTTCAGGGGTTGCTAGGAAAGCTGACTGACGGAGCCAGCCCACAGCTGACGCGTCTGCTTCATTTCGAATCGTTGGTTCATATACCCATCTGCTCATAGACTGAGACTATAGCAAAAATATAATCTACGCAATTACTGCCAATAGGAACTTAATTCATCGAGTATATTTTGAGAATACTTAAAAGCTAATAATATTTCAAAGATGAATCTATCCTGGTCTGAGTGTGGGACTATTTGCTGAATTGCAGCTCCATAAGATAGTCGATACTCTATTAGGTCACCTAGGTCACTGAATTCGTAAAACTTAAGCATCTCGTCTGGGATACCTAGGTTATTTGATAAAAATCCAATCATGGGGCCAGCAGCAAGGTCACCCATAAATCTTGTGTAGTGGTGAGCTAAAACTGCAACGGTGTCTTTGGTGTCAATTAAATTTTGAAGGTGACCCACGTAGGCATCTGTGGCTGGATAGCGCCTAACTACATGCCCACTTAGTTGAAGTGTCTCGTTGATTATTGGAGTGCGCTTTAGGCGAGAATCATATATTGATAAGTCTTGCCCCCATGAGTCCAATATCTCATAGACTCGCTTCAGTTGACCTAGGTAGTCAAAGAAGGATCCAGCAGAAATGCCACCCTGCATGAATGCAACCATAAGTGGGTGTTGCATAGACGCAGCGTGGCTATCTGACGTGGCTTCTCTGACTAGCTTGTAAAGCATGAACTTATATTAGTCCAGGTGCTCTGACATAGCTTCTAGAAACTCTGGCTTCATCATAAGGCCAGACTTTCTTCCAACCTCTACACCATCTTTGAAGAAAATTACTGTAGGGGTACTAGACACTTGATACAAGTCAGCAAGCTCAGCGTTAGTCTCGACGTCAACTAGAACGAAGTCTACTAAGTCAGCTATACCTTCCTCGGCAGATACTCGCTCTAGGATTGGCTTGAGCATGCGGCAAGGGCTGCACCAGGTTGCCCAAAAGTCTACGACTACTAGTTTGTTTAGCGATGCATCAATTACACCCTCAGTGAAGGTCTCGGTTGTTGCAATTTTTAGCATGACACTCCTAAAGTGTTGAAATATAGTGCTCTGCATCTAGAGCGGCTACACAGCCAGAGCCAGCTGCTGTAATCGCTTGACGGTAAGTCGGGTCGATGACATCGCCTGCAGCGAATACACCAGGGAGGTTAGTTCTAGATGAACGTCCCTCTACAATTATAAATTTATCCTCTGCCAGGGCTACTTGGCTAGCAAAAAGCTCTGAACGCGGGTCAGAGCCAATGGCTATAAATAGGCCATCGGTAGGTAACTCTGAAACAGATCCATCTTTAGTACTAACTAGGGTAACAGCCGAGAGCTTATCTACCCCGTGTAACGAGGATACGGCAGAGTCCCATATAACTTCAATCTTCGGATTATTGAAGACTCGCTCCTGCATTGCCTTGGATGCTTTGAATGAGGCACGACGGTGAACTAGGTAGACCTTAGATGCAAACTTCGAGAGGAAGTCTGCTTCTTCAAGAGCAGAGTCTCCTCCACCGACAACGGTCACCAACTTCTCGCGGAAGAAGAAGCCATCGCAAGTCGCACACCATGAAACACCTCGACCTGATAGCTCGGATTCTCTATCTAAGCCTAGGGATCTATACGCGGCACCTGTAGAAATAATTACAGCTTTAGCTTCGTAAGTATTTCCATCGCCAGTCTTAACGATCTTGATGTCGCCCTTTAGGTCGACCTCAACTACGTCCTCGTTCAGGATTTCAGCACCAAACTTCTCTGCCTGTACCTGCATGTTCATCATTAGATCTGGCCCGAGAATACCCTCTGGGAAGCCAGGGAAGTTCTCGACCTCGGTGGTCTTCATTAGCTCACCGCCAGCGGAAACGCTAGAAGCAAGCATAAGAGGCTTCAACTGAGCACGAGCTGCATAGAGTGCAGCAGTGTACCCAGCTGGGCCAGATCCAATAATGATTAAGTCGCGCATGTTAGAGAGTTGCTCCGCCGATTGGGCGACTGCAAGCAGTTAACTCACCAGTCTGTAGTGCATCGAGTACGCGTAGAGTCTCCTGAGCGTTGCGTCCAGTGTCTAGACCATTTACGGTCACGTGCTGAATTACATTGTCAGGGTCAAGAATAAATGTTGCGCGTAGTGCAACACCTGACTCGTGACGAACTCCTAGCTGATCAACTAGCGACCCATAACGCCCTGTGTCATCATCATCATACAGACCGTAGCCGCGACCAGTTCTAGTATCGGCAAACATAATACTAGTTAGCTTTGCTAGATCTGGGTGTGACTCTTTCCATGCAAGCTTGCAGAACTCGTTGTCTGTTGAACCAGACATAAGAATCGTGTTACGCAATAGGAACTCGGTATTCAACTTGTCATACTCGATGATCTCGGTAGGACAGACAAAAGTAAAGTCCTTAGGGTAGAAGACAATAACCTTCCACTGACCCTCGAATGACTTATCGGTGATTTCCTGGAAATAGGTTCCATCTTCTAGAACCTCTGGAAAAACTCCAATAACTTTAAAATCTTCTACCTTGTCGCCAATTGTTAGCATTTATGCCTTCTCTTCAGTCTCCAGCTTTGTAAGCGCCTGGTGCACTCTCTGTGCAACACGGTCAGCAAACATTAGCTGTTCTTCTTCAAATGTTTGAAATTGCCCTGCAGCAGTGTGAATTGCCAGCGGCTGAGCGGTCTTGTTTTGATAGTCTACTACACGAGCAGCTACTAGATAAGCGAAGCGTTCCTGCTTCTGTACTACCTCGTATAGTTCATCCAAATCGGCCATGTTTTTATTCCTTAAAGTCCTGTTGCAATGATGGCATCAGCAATACGCTCTGCCTTCTGGGTTAGTTGGTCCTCTCGAGATACGTACCAACCACCAGTTGGCTGAATCTCGATGTTCGAGTAGTTGTTTTGCACCTTCAGTGTGTAGATACGTGCAACAAGATCAGTGAAGTTCTGCTCCTGTAGCTCTACGTCGTACTGCTCAATCAAGCTTTGCATTATTCTCCTCTAGGGCTCGGTTGTCTCTAACGATTGGAGCATAAACCTTTGATGTTGCTGTAACTGGCTTCTTGTAGCCGTAGCGTACAAGACGGAAACGAAGGGCACCGTGAGTTACACCGAGACGCTTTGCCAAGCGATAGAGGGTTACACCGTCAACGGTATGCGCCTGGTTTAGTAGGGCAGTGTATTCTTCAGCTTCCTTGCGATACTTTGCGCCATTAGCACGAACCTGCTGGGCATATGGCTGAAGCTCTAATAGGCGCTTCAAAATCTCTGGGCTCGGCTCTACGTACTTCGGTCCGACTTTCTCTGGCTTTAGGGGAGGAGACGGGATGTCGATATCCAGGGCACCTAGTAAGTCCGCTGGGAGCTTACCAATAGCATTTGAAATCTGGCGAACGCGCTCGCGAGTTAATCCTGAAGCATTGGAGATTGCTTCGTAAGTCCACTTAGCGTCAACAAGCTCTTTGATTAGTCGATCACGGCGTGGGTTATTTCCACTCGAGGCGCTGAACTCAATGCGAATGTATTCAGGTAGCTGTTGATTCTTTGTGATGTAGGTCTTTTCGTCGCTCATAAAATCCTCTTAGCCCTAGCGGGCATATTTCTTTCTGATGTCGTTGGGTACTTCGGTTATTACAACTCGGTAGTCTTCGGAAAGTAGATCCTGAATGGTAGAGCCAATCTTCATGTCCTTGACGTGAACCATGGACTCTATCAGGCTTACCATGCGCTCTACCTCGGCTACGTCAGAGAGCTCTGGACACCAGATCTCCACTTCACAGTCTGTCATCTCGAAGAGGCCGCTGGTTGGTAGGGCATCTCTAAAGTCATCGTAAGTTTTAACTAAAAGCGTGTGGGCATTTACTGCCATGTATTTGTACCTGTCTTTCTAGTGTGGTCTTTCTCTAATTTCTCTGTCTCTAGCTCGATATCAAAGCTATCTGGAGGTCCGAAGAAAAGTATCAGAGATAGAAAAATAAGAGACGCGGATATTGCTCCAAGAATAATAAGAAGCGCTGTCCAGTGAAAAGGCGTCATGGGTCACTGAGTCCGAGGAGCTAGTAGTGCAAAAGTAATTGCAACTAGGCCTAGTGGAGTAGCTAGGGGTAAATTAATGAACGCCGTTATTAGAGCGGCAATAGCAGTAACAACCGAAAGGACTGAAGTCCAAATGATTGAGCGTAGGAAAAGATAGAATTTCATTTCTTCTTCATTTCTGGGAAGATGACGCCCAGTAGGGGGCCAGGAATGGTCTTCATGTGACGGCGAATACGCCAGTGGCGGTAAAGTCTTTTGACAAGCCTATACGCGGACGGTCCAATAAAGATCGCAGTGAGGAGTAACCAGCCAACTACAGGGGGAATATTTAGGATGCTCATAATGTCAGCATATCATAGTTGTCAACAAGAACAACTGGGATATTATCCCTTCTTCTTTGTAGTTTTTAGTTTATCAACCAAACGGCGAACAACTCGGTGGTCTGCGTACTTTACCCACTCGTATGTAAACACACAGGCGGCAATTAGGAATCCTAGAGACTCTGATTGAATGATGTAGTACGGAGTCGGGTCAATTAGGTAGGTGTTCCAAGGGAAGTTGAATGCAACGATCGGAAATGCGATGGCATTTCCAAATACAACCGCGATAACGAGGCTTCTGTATATGTCTTTCATTTTAATCTCTTTCGTTGGGCTAAATAATTAGCTGTAGCTACACATTAGCGTGTTATGTTTTCTTTTGTCAAATCCAAAATAAAAAAAGAAAAACCCCTCCGTCTCTGGAGGGGCTTTTCCGACTATAACTTGTTTTAGTTATTGGTCTCAATGATGCGAGTGTATGTTACAACGGTGTTGCCGTTGCCTTTTGCCCACTGGCTTACGGACACGATTTCTGTCCTATCTCCTCGTTTTCCACCAGCGTGTATCATCTCGTTTGGACCCACGTATACGCCAACGTGGTATGCAGAGTTCGAACCCTTATATGTAAAGGCTACGATATCTCCGATTTTTGGATCTTCTACCAGTTCTCCTGCATTCTTTTGTAAAGAAGCTCGGTGTTCCAGTGAGTACCCAATTTGTCCATACATCCACATAACAAGACCCGAGCAGTCCCATGCATCTGGAGTTGAGCCACTAAGGGCGTACCAGGTTCTACCAACATACTTTTTAGTAGCGGCAACGGCCTTATTCAGGTTCCTGGTATCTTTAGCGATTTTTTCTAGACGAGCGATCTCTGCTTCGAGTTCCGCCTGCTTGCGCTCAGCGTCCGATTGGATCTTATCTCTGTCTGCTTTTTCTTGAGCTAGCCACTCTACCGAACCCACTTCGGGGGTCTCGGTCATTACCACTGGTCCAGATGCCAGCTCCGCGGTCTTAACTGGACCTGAAACTGCGTTTTGAACTCTTACTGGTGCGCCTCCAACAATTGTTGGCGGGATTGTTACTTGTGTTACTCGTGTTACCTGTGCCAAAGCTTGATTGCTGTCTGGGTTTTGATTCCCGTCCATATTTGCAAGTGCTGCGTTCGACGTAGTCATTATCAGTGCGATTACACCTATTGAAATGAACCTTTTATGCATTTAGCGACCTACCTTTCAGAAGTGAATACTTTAGTACTCGGTCGTTTATTGTTTGGGGGTTGTTATCTTTCGGTTTAGTATTTGATATTAAGTTGTGGTGTTCACCCTAGCACATGGGTCCTAGAGATGCCAAAAAGCACACCCTTTCTTTTAGTGAAAGAATGTGCCCTCCGTCTAAACAGAATAGCATAGAAAAAACCCTAGTAGGTCAAATTACGCTTGTCAAATCGAGAAAACCAGTGGATTACTGGGATATATGGGGCAGACTAGATACCATAAAGCTAGACAGGTAAAGCTTAAAGCTTAATTCTCTTGTACATAGCTCGGTAGGTTACTCCTGCTGCCTCAGCGAGCTCTTTAACGGAAACGCCCTTAGTATTGAGATTCTTACATAGATCAGTTAGACGCCCGTTAGCAACTGATGGTGCCGAAGTCGATGACATCCTAGAGCGGAAAGTACGTGCAAGGGGGGCAAGTCGCTGGATATCTTCGTAAATGTCCTGAGGGATGCCTGGAGAGACACGCTTCTTCTGATAACCGCTCTCTTCTGTTCTCAGAGCGGGGGATGGAATAGGGGCGTCTACTACTTTGCTTGCTGGAGTCTGTGAAGGGGCCTTCAATACCCAACTGCGGATGGTAGTTCTTGGACGTTGGGGAGAGAGTGCCTCGCCGATACTTTGTAGAGACCATCCAGCTTGGTAAAGGTCATTTACTCGAACAATAAGGGCATCCATAGTAATTGAATTGAGTAGCTCAACCTCCTGAGGAGGGAGCTTCTGGCCACGCGCTGATCTTCTAGGCATAGTAGTTATTTTAGTAGCTAGTAGGGGCGTTTATTCTAGCTGCGAATAGTTCTGCATAGTGTAGGTGCTGATGAACGCCCATATGCTGGCTTATATCGGTACCTTCATGCCAAGAGATGGTTTTAGGGTGATCGGAATGGCAAAGAAGCTCCCGCGCATGAGCGGGGAATCTCTCAAGTTCGGGTAGTGGCATGTAAGAGGACATGTCTAGCTTGTCGTCGTGTAGGTATGGGTCCGCTGACCGCCTCGCCTTCTCATCTAAGAATTCTTGAGTCTCTAGGTACCAAGTTGTGAATAGCAGTTGTATCCCAGCGGCGCTGCAGAATTCTATTAGATGATTGATTGCCATCATAGATAGATAGAGCGCTACCTCATTTGGGAGTACCTCTCGAATCTTGTGAGGTCTCTTAGAGTAGCTCGGCCACTCCTGCGCATATCCGCGAGAGAACCCCCCGTCTGGTAGCAGATTCATGTTATAGACGTCGGTACGGGGGGTGTCTGTTGCGTAATTCCCTGGATCTTGGTAGATGAGTAGATCTGACTTTGTTGGCAGAGTGAATCTAAATAAGCTAGGAAAATTTGCGCATACATATTTTGGCATACCAAAATCACGGACGTACGCTATCGCCGAGTTCACCATAGCTTGTGGAGATATCCCTGGTGTTCCCAGGTTGACATAAGACTTATTTGTCATCTTGGATAAGACAGCTGGCCAGGTCTGCTCTTCTTGTACCCCGACTCCGAAGGTTTGCGAGCATCCTATGGTCACAATATCGGCTAAGGCTATATCGGGGCCACGCAAACCTTTATTATTTGGTATGTAGTCATTGTGCGGATCCTCTTTATGCATGAACTCAGTGTTTACCCCATTTATGATGAACTCAGTCATATCTCTATATGTGATGGGATCAGTTAAGACGTTTTTTGCGATGGATAACGCGTCTTTTCTAGTGTCATGCATGAGCTAATCCTACCACTAGGCACCTTTACGTAAATTTTTTAAAAAATTTTTTGGAAATTTTTTGTCCTCCAAAAAGAAGGGGGGTAGGGGCGTTTATTAAAAGAGGGGGAGTGTACGGTAACGGAAGATTTAGTACCTTAACGTCTACTGCTTTTGGCGGGTGAGAAGGCAGCGGTATATTTTCGGTGCGTGTTGATTTGTTTCCAAAAACGGAAGGGGTCTGCGTTCATTACTGATGTGCTTCAAACATTTCACTAGCAATAAAAAAGTTTCTCTGTGCTTCTACCTGAGTGCTTGTGTGATGTGTGATGTGTGATGTGTGATGTGTGTTGCTCTCTTGCTCTGGGCTGTGATGTGTGATGTGTTGTATGTCTATGACTGTGAACTAATAGACACCCCCCCCCTCTGTGTGGCTATCTCCCTGCTCTGGGCTATGAGTGCCTCTGTGGACTTCTAGGGGTCTTGGTGGGTATCTGGTGGCTAAGGCTATGCCTGTGGCTTCTATGAGGCTTCTAGGGGCTAAAGAATGGTGGGCGACTATCTTGATGGGTCTTGTGTGGTCTATGTATGTCCTGCCCCTGCTCTATCTGGTGGAACTCTCTACGGGCAAGCCCTATGAGTGAATAGAGCCCTGCCCTGTGTATTTATTTTCTGTCTAGCCCCCCTTGACACCAATCAAGTGCCTCGGCAAGCAAAAAACCCCTACCGAACTAACGGCAGGGGCTTCTTGGCTAGTGGCTTACTTGTAGAGGCTCACAATCTGGAAATACTTGGTCATCTCTGGGTCAAAGCAAGCCTCGTAGGCTTCTGGGAACTCTACGGCAAGTTTCTCGGTATCTACACCCTTGCGAGTGCGTAGGTCAATGCGAGCAAACTCAATGCCGTTGTGGGTCAAGGTAGTGAACTCGGCAGTCTTGGCTTCCTTGTCTACACCAAACACGCCCTCAATCTGGGAGGTCAATGCGACCTTCATCTTCTCTAGGCGAGCAATCTCGGCACGAACTTCGACCAACTGCTTTACCTGCTCAAGAACAACCTTGGTTGCCTTGGTGGTGGTTGCGTTCTGGGTGGTGGTGGTGGTCATTTTGTAGCCCCTTTTTCTTTTTGTGTGTATCAACTTTTGCTGATGTAATCAGCCTAAACGCTATTCCAAAATAAGTCAAATCTTTTTACGGCTGGGCGTGTCGGTTTCGACAAAAAATAAATACAGGCACGGGAACAAAAAACGCCAAAGCCAACTACGGCAAAAGAAAGACCCCCTAGCCTTTCGGCTTGGGGGCTTCTCTCTGTGGTTAGCCTTGCTTGATGGTGATTAGGTTTCCCTCAAAGATAACCTCTATCGGTATTCCTGTTTCGTTCTCAATCTCAAACGCTACCCCCTCTAGTAGGCTCTCTAGGGTCTCCATTACTCGAAACTTCCAACGCCAACGAACTCGGTTGCTAGAACTTGGCTTGCGCCGTTCTCGTCGTTGTATCCAAAGCCACGAACCCAAACAATCTTGTTGATGTAGTTCTGCTTGCGGTAAAAGTCCACGAACTCCTGAAACTTCTCGTATCCGTATGCTTCGTAAACTGGCTCAATGGTTTCGCCTGTGTTGATGTCTACGACCTTAGCAACTACGGTAACGATGTTCTGGGTGGTTAGAACTGCTGACATTTTGTATCCCCTTTATCTTTCTCTATCAAGCGGTTTACTTGATAACTCAAGTTTATCGCTATCGAACCAAAAGTCAAATCGTATTCCAAACTTTTCACGAACCGTGTCGCACCTCAGACAAAAAATAAATACACGCTGCGGCAAACAAATCTCCCGCACAAATAAAAAAACACCCGCCACTTCTGACGGGTGCTTCTTTGTATTGGTGGTTAGTAGGCGTAAGCCCTAGTGTTCAACATCTTCACTAAGCGACGCTTCTCGGCTGACGGTGAGAAATAGCCTAGATAGTTCTCAACGGCTGGTTGCGGTAGCGAGCGCAAGATACGACCGACTAGTGTGCTGGTTGTCTGGCTAATGTATCCGTATGTTAGCGAAACAATCTGGTGGTTGTAGACATCGTATTCGAGGATAGTAGTTCGCCAATGCGTAATACGGTAAATCCCCTTGTCATCTATCTCGGCAGTAATAGTTCCGTTGTAGTTCACAAACTCTTGAAACTTTTGAATCAAACCATTTATCTGATAGTTAGCAACTCTTGACATTCTGTTTCCCCTTTTCCTTTTGTCCCTTTTGGGATAGTTCTATTTTACTAACTACCTACGACATTCCCAAACTTTTCACGAACGGCGAGTTGTTGCCCGCAGCGAGCGCGACAAAAAATAAATACACTCGGCAGAAAAAAACAACGAACGCCAACCCAAACAAAAAGAAAACCCACGAGGAATGAACACTCGTGAGGTTTCTTATTTTGTTGTAGGGGGACAACTCTAACTCGTGTGGCGACCCCTGCCATTTGCGTGGCGACCATTACGACCCTCACGCTTTGGCAATCCGCTAATCACGAAACCTAATAGGAATGAACCAACTGATAGGCTCACTACTCCAAACAATAATGCCCAATCGGCGTTGCTCATTACGCACCCACAATTCTGTTTAGCAACTTAGAAACCTGCGGTGAGAATGTAAGCATTACGGCAATCAACGCGCCTAGCCACAACCCATTGTTGAATACTTCTTCACTTGAAACGTTAGGCTCTCCCCCTGCGATTACCAACCATAGGTAAGCAAAAGTGTAAAGACCTGCGACAACTGGAACTGCGATAACTCCGACTACTGCTCTGCGAATGTAAAACTTCATTTTTCTATCTCCCTACTTAGTGTCAAGTTTTCCTGACATCTATAACTATACAAGCAACCAACGATAAACGCAAACTCCTCAACGGCGCTCCCCTAAACTTCGACAAAAAATAAATACACACGGGACTCGAATAAATCTCCCGCACGCAAAAAAAAACGCCCCCCTTTCGGCGAGCGCTTTTTCTTTTAGGGGGGGGGGGCAGAAATCTAATCTCTTGCTAACTTTTTATTGTTCAAAAGGTCTAATGCGTCAAGATAGTGTTTCCTATCTTCATCTTCAACCCATTCGTTTATGTCGGTGTCCCAGACTTGCTCGTCTTCGCTGAACCGCGCTGAATAAGTGTCATCTGCGATAAAAACCTCTTTGTCATCTAAATCAACGCCAATAACAAAAAATACTTGCTTGCTCACTTGAACATTCCTAACTGGCTATTGAACCAACTATCGAAATCGTCTTGGCACTCTGAACACAAAGGGTGAACCTGCCCAACCTCTGCCTCAATCTCGGCTTCGCACTTGTAGCAAGTTGTCTGCTCTAAGGTTGTTGCCATTACGCACCAACCTTTTCACGCTCAAAGAAATCTTCCAGCGCTTCCATTGTTCCGCACGCTGAACAAATCTCTGTCGTGTTGTCTCGGCGTGAAATCGCACCAGGGTATGCCCCAGGGGTCTTGTTGTTCGGAATGTGTCCAGCGCACTTTGGGCAACGCTTCAACTCGTTCATACGTTCCACGCCTCAAAGTCTAGGTCGCTTGCTTCTCGGCGTGAATCTGCCCACGCAAGTTCGCCATAGAAATACTTCTTCTTGCCAGTAACAACATTCGTCATACGCCAGTAGTCCTCGGCAAATACTGCTGTCCCTACTGCGAGTTCGACTAGGTCACTCTCGTAAACTGTGTCCCATTCTTTTACTGCTGAAACGCTTGGCTTTGCCATAATCGCTTCCCCTTTCTTTGATACTTAAATCTTACCCTAGGTCTGTGACACTTCGCAACTCTCATCAAAAGTTGCGGCGGGCTTCAGACAAAAAATAAATACACGAATAGCACGATAAAAAGAAACCCCGCCAGAAATCTAGCGGGGCTTGGGTCTTTGGTTGTTACTTTTTAGTTTTGCTTCGTGGCTTTGGTTTATCCCTGTCCTTGCGCTCAGTCTTGGTGGTATCTATACCCCAGTTCGCAAGAATAGTTGCTGTGGTGCGCTTGAGTTCCATAACCTGCGCTATGTAAACTTCTTGCTTGTTTCTATCCTTTAGGTCAGAAATCAGACTATCTAGTGAGGCTTGCCACTGCTCCACACGGCGCGTGGTGAGTCTATTTATACCTACCAAAGTCTTATTGCCTTTGCTCCACGCTCTAGAATACTGAATGTCATGAGGCGCTCCGACATCTCCCCTAGCAATCTGATAAGTTCGATAATCAGGGCGGCGCTTTAAAAGTTCAGCAATCTCGTTAGAGATTACTTCATCTCTGATAGGCAGACGAATCTCCTCGGCACTCAGCCAATGAGTAGCGCTGGTCGGTGCTTCGAGTTTACGCTTAAGTTCTGCTCGCAATGCCTTTGTATGTAGTTGAATATACTCGGCTTCCCACTCAGAAACTTGCGCCTCCGCTTTTACTATTGCGTCAGTGAACTTCTGCTCCTGCGCCTTGATTAGTGTTTCGCTATCTGAAACTAAAGTCTTTATTCCCTCTAGGTAGCCAATCACGGCATACTTGTTTACTGTGCCCAGCAATTTTTCAGTCGGTGTAGTCCTATAAGACATCATTTTGTTGTTTACTAGCATTTGCTCCCCTTCTATGTAGTTCAATCGTATCCTATAAACCAAATAAATCAAACATCTTACGGCGCTCCGTAAAAAGTTGCCCCACATATAGACAAAAAATAAATACACGGCGAGTGTAAAAAAACACAAAACGCTTCGAGCAAAACAAAACCCCCACTATGAATGAACATAATGGGGGCTTTTGTTAGTGGGGGGCTAACTCTTATTGTTTTGCGTAATACTCTTTTGACCTCTTACGCATAGTTTCCATAGTGCGTGGCGTAACTCCATTTATCTCCGCCAAAATAGTCAAGTATTTTGCCCCTGCGCCTAGCATTTTTGCTAAGCCCTCTTCAGGGGATACAGACCGAGTTTTATTTGAGAATGGGTGGTTGTTTCTATGGCTGATTATGTGTGCCTCTGCTCTTTTCATAGAGCCATCAAAATCCAACGCCATTCGGCTTGGCTGACTTGTGGTGAGGGGTGCGCTCTTCATAATCGGGTATAGGGTATCTGTGTAGAAATCTACTTCACTCATGCCTAATGGCACTCCGAATACTCCGTAGCCCAATAGAGCATAGAACGAGCCAACACGCTTAGTGACCCAAACTTCTAGTTCTAGTCCAGTATTGTCTGCGTTATTTCTAACTTCTAGCGAGGCAACCGAGTCACCTATCGTTACCATTTTCACTTCTAACCCTTTTCTACTTTTCGGTACTGTCTAAATCTACGCCACTCATCTGCGAACTCGCTTCGTAAAGTTCTACGGCGACTCTTTGGATAACGGCTTTGCTCTGCCCAAAACATAATGTGTTCTGCGCCAATAAAACCTGAACCAGCAATCAACATAAACATAATGAACAACGCAATCGCTAAAGTTCCGTGAACTCCAGCAACGGCTGTCATTACTGTAATAAAACTAAATCCAATACCGAACCCACGAAACATTACGGCAAGGTGTTCTGCGTGGTGTAGACGATTACGATACTCCGCACGCTGTCGCAAGCCCTTGGCTTTACGCTCTTGATAAGTCATAGCCATTAGATACCGAATACCTGTCGCAACTTATCGTTTAGACGAGCAAGGTTGCGTTCCGCACGCTCTGATGAACCAACCAGATACATACCCGCCAACATCTCGATAGTTTCGTTGTTGTGGCACTCTGCCCAGATACTAGCCTTGGTGCTGTCGCCATACTCGCTTGCGCCACCTACTAGGCGAATGACTTGCTCGAACGCAAACTCTGCGTTGTAGTTCTTAGTCTTTAGCATTGACATCTCTGTCCCCTTTCCTTGTTCCAAACCTACCACCAACCTCTGACAAGCGCAAACTTTTCACGGCGCATAATACGGCAGCTTGACAAAAAATAAATACACCCCGCGAGCGCGTAAAGTTTTTGTTTAGGGTAAAAAGAAACCCCCCGCATTTCTGCGAGGGGCTGTGTCTTTGTTAGTTATGCGAACTGCGACATAACCTGTTTGTAGTTATCGACTAGGGCGTAGATTGCGTTCACATAGTCGTCGCCTAGTCCGAGCGTTTCGCCCTCTCCATCTGTGCCACCAGTGAAGACAACATCTCCCATTAGTGGGTTAGTGATGTCATACATTTGAGCGTAAAGGCTTGTGGCAATGTCGTTCATCTCAAGGTCACTGCGTAGCAAGCCCTCTTCGTTCACCCACATAGTCACATTTGCGTCTAGGTCGATTGGCTGAATCAAGCCATCTACGGCGCTTTGTAATTTCTTTAGTGAACCTTCGGCAATGTCAATAATGCTGACCTCCGCCTTGGTAGTCACAATGACTGCTGTCTTTGGCATCTCTGCCCCCTTATCTGTTGGAACTTCCAACTACTACAACTTTACTAAAATCCTCTGACATTTTCCACCTTTGCGAACGGCGCTTTGATCTGACAGACAAAAAATAAATACACTTTGTAAAACAAAAAAAAAGAAAAACAAAACGGCAAAAAGAAAAGCGGGTAGCAGAAAAGGGGGGAATCTGCTACCCGCATGCTAGGGAAAAGGGGGATAAACCCTAGCAAGCCGAAAGCGATTAGCGTCAATGCTAATCGCTGACGGGGTCTATCTCTTATTGACTAGAAGTCTGAATCCTCTTCGTCATACTCAACGCACCAGGCGTCTAGGTGGTGTTCGATAATAATCGCCCTCGCAGGGGCAACTGTCAAACCTTTGTATCCAACTCCATCTGGAAGACTAATCAACCTCTCTAAGTCATCTTCCCAGAAAGCCTGAATCGCTTCCTCGCATGGAATGACCATAGATTTTGGAATCGGCGGAAAGTGATTACCTTGTAAGTGCCACTCCAGTTGTTTCTCTAGTGGAATCGCTGTATCGGCGGCAATGGCGTTAGCGTGAAGTGCGCCCATTAGACGCTCACCTCTGCCCAATACTCCTCAACCAGAATCTCTTGAAAGTTGTCGGCAACCACGAACTCATCAAAAGTCCAAGTCATAGAACCGAAAGTAACTAACTGATTTGGAAAGTCAATGACGGCGTGAAAGTAACTCTCCTCAAACATGTTGTCTGTGTCATTACCAATGGCAATGCCGAATCCAGTTTCGCTGCCCCAATCGTTGCCAATAATTTGGCTAGTGAAGATACGAGCGCCATAACTAATGTCGTTCCAGCGAGGCTGAGCCTTGAATAGCGCTTGCTGTGTATCCTCAAACTTTGACTCTCCACCATAGTGGCTGTATAGGTGAAGCGCACTATCGCTAGTGTTCGTCTTGATAATCCATTCTGTTCGTGAACCCATTTGGGAACCCCTTCCTTTTGTGAACAATCTAATCATACGGCGAGCGCTAGCAAACCGCAAACCAATCCCGCGAGCGTGTGTCGAAGCTGGACAAAAAATAAATACACCCAAACCTAAAAAATAAAAACGCACCAGACAAAAGAAAATCCCCCGAATCGGAATCTCTGTTCCTGATTATTCGGGGGAAGACTTTGGTGGGCTAGTTCACCCAACAATCTCCGCACTTTGGCGTTCTAGTCCCAAACTCTTTTGGGTGGCTACGGAAATACTGTAAGCGTTCGTGTTGCTCTTGGTCTACCATTACAATCTCTCCGCATTGACGGCAATCGTATTGGTGGAGTTGCTCTCCCTCTCTGACCCGCACGCTTCCACGCAGTCCTAAATCAAAAAGTTCTTCGTATGTTGCTTCTGGGTTTTCTCTTGCGATACGACTCATTTTAGTTCCAATCCATTTGGCTATCACGATAAGAATCGTAATCAGCGTCCTCATCTCGTTCTTCTCGGCTTGGAAGTTCTACCTCCAAAGTCGCACCGCAGTCTGGACATTCGGCTGAAGCGTTGTAGCCCCAATCGTCAGTAGTTCCATCTAGCGAGTATTCATCATCACAAGCCGAGCAATAAAAAGTTCCTGTGTAGTCCTCGGCATAGATACCCGAACCACGCATTGACCCCTCTGGATAGTTGCTGGACATTCTGTCCCCTTTCTTTGATAGTTCGATACTATACCCTGCTACCGACATTTGGCAAACCAAAATCGTTCGTGGCGAAAACTCTGCGACAAAAAATAAATACAGACGCACGGCGCAAAATAATCGGGCAAAACAAAACCCCCAAGCAATCTGCTTAGGGGCTTTGAGTTGTGGCTATCGGGGCTATGAGAGGTCGGCGTATTGCTTTGACCAATCGGCGTTCCGAGTGAAAAGACTTTCTGGGCTGTCTGGGGCATTTGCCATCCGCAACCCTGCTTCTACGACAAGTTCGTAAACTTCTACGCCCAAGCCTTGAGCAATCGCTTCTAGAGTTTCTGATGAAGCGTCTTTCTGTCCACGCTCAACTTCACTCAAGTATCCGAGTGCCACGAAACCTTTGCTGGAAACCTGACGCAAGTTCAGACCTAACTCGTGTCGCTTCTCTCGCAAGATTTCTCCGAGGGCAGTTCTAAAGTTTAGATTCACGATTCTCTCCTAGTGGTCGTGTTCTGGGTCGTCGCAAGTGTGGGCAGACCAATCGCCCTTGACTTCGATTCCCTGCTCTTTGATGATTCGCTCTACAACTTCTCCGCACTCAATCGCTGTGAGTTTGAGATTCACTAGCAAGTCGGCGATAGATTCGACAACATCGCTAGGTGCGTTGTCATACTTTGCTCGTGCCTGAAACTGCTCTGCTAGTTCGGCAGTCGCAGACAACGCCTTATACATTGTTGGGTCGGCGTATCCCTCGTTCACATAACTCTCAATCAACACGCCAATAATCGTCAGGCTAAGTCCTGCTATGTCTTGTAGTTCTAATGGCTCACTCATTGTGAACTCCCCTTTCTTATAGTTCTAACTTACTACGGCGTTGCGACATTCGCCACAACTTTTGACGGCGGGTCGGAATCGCAGACAAAAAATAAATACATACTCGCTTCAGAAAAAAGGGGCAAGGATTTCCCCCTGCCCCTCTCGACTACTTCGAGCGAGATACCGCACGAATAGGGTATTGGGTCTTGCTCACTAGGCAAGCCTGATACACCTCTGGGAAGTTGGCTTTCAGCAAGTCCATGTCCACAACCTCTTTGGTCTGGGCAACGATTACGGCGACCTCAACCCCATTGTGGGTTAGAGTCTGGGCTTGTTCGCCAACTACGGCAAAGATGTCCTTACGCAGTTCGGCAATACGCTTGTCTGCCTGATTGTAAGTAGCACGAACATCTTTGAGTTCGTCCAACATAGCAACGAACTTGCGTGAAACTTTGACCAAGACTTTCGTCTGGGTCTGGTCTTGGGTCTTAGTGGCTGTTGCCATTCTGACACCCCCTTTGGGACTACTTCTTGTTCGTCCCTGTTTGGTAGTTCCAAACTTACCTGACTTTTTTAGTCATGTCAAATCAAGATACGAAGTTTTCGACAAAAAATAAATACAACCTCTGGCTCGAAAATCAGAAAAGTCTGTCACCTGCTTTTCACGAGAACTTCTGACGAGCCGTCAATCCCTAGCACGCTAATACCACGCAAGCACCTATCCGTCTTGGGTATGGCGAAACCCCTACCAACCAATGGGGGAAAGAGTTGATAGGGGCTTCTAGTGTCCCGTCCGTTAGGAGAGCGACCAGTAAGGGGGGTCTGGCACTATGCTCAATCCAATCGGTTAGGCACTCCGTTAGGGCAAGGGACTCACATGAGCGAGCCGACCTTACCCAACGCTTCGCTTGCCGTCTTGCCGACAAGTGAAGCAATCTCATTCGTGTCAAGGTTATCCAAGTGGATTCCCCAACCCGAGCCGTTGATGATGTGCCTTGCCCCAAGCGAGTAGCAATCTTTCGGGGTAATCCACAAGACTGCCACGCCGTTCCGTTTACACTCTTGGAGAATCTGCTTGGCACTCTCGGTCTGCTTCGGTGTGTAGTTTCCGTCCGACACGATTACCAACAAACGCACGCCGTCTGTGAAAGTCAATCCGAGTTCGCCGTCAAGTGCTTCCCACGCCTCGGCAAACTTTTCCGTTCCGTCTGGTGCGGTGTAGATAGAAACCTCGCTCAATCGCTGACCTCGGCGTAGAGTTGAAAAGACACCCGAGCCGTAGTAAATCATAGCGGTTTCCGCTTGGATTCGGCGACCTGCTTCCGATAGAACCCAAGCCGTAGTTCCCATAGATTCCATAGCCGAACCCATAGAACCAGAGATGTCCACCATGACACCAATCTTGAGAGTTGGGTCGTCTGTGTGCTTGCGTGTCTTTGACTTCCACGCTGGCAACTCGCCACGCAATCCCATAGATTCCATAGCCTTGTTCTGGACTGCGTTGCGAGCAATCAAGCGACCCTGTGGTGCTTGGTGCTTGCGAACATGGACAGAACGCTCACGATACTTCGCCTTTTCCAACGCCTTAGCAATCTGGACTGCGCTGGCTCGCTCTGCGCCAGTTGGCACTCGGCGTTCGCTTACTCGTGAGTTAGAACCAGAACCACTTTCGTTGTGGCTCTTGTCGAAAATCTTTTTGGCTTCCTGCTTGCGCTGATTGTTTTTCTGCGCTTCGCTCTGGCGTGCCTTTGATTCCTCGTCCCACTTCTCTTTGCGCTCTTGGTCGCCAAGTGCTTGCTCTGCGTTTGCTTCTGTCTTGCTCGCTGAATCTGAAAGTTTAGAAACCAACTGCTTCATGGCTTCTGACATTTCGCCCTTGCCCTCGCCAGATTCGCTTTCGCCCTCGCCCTCACCCTCGCCAGATTCCTCTGCGAATGGGTCGCCAACTTCGTCCTTGTTTGGCTCGCCCTCTGGGTCTGCCTCACGCAAAAGTTCGACCCACTTCTTAGCGAGCGCAATCGCCTCGTCAATCTGTGGAACGCCTAGTGCCTGAAACGCAATCCAAACTTTGCGTAGTTCGTCAAACAAGTCTTGACCAAGAACGCTGACAACCTCTTTGTAAATCTCGCTGATGTCTGAAACCTCAAGAACACCTGCGTCCACTCGTGCGATAGATAGAGTTGCGAGATTCGCTGTAATCCATTTGTCGCCACCAAGTTTTGCGAGTGCTGATTCGTTTACGCCCTCAAGTGCCATGTCCAACGCCGAAGTGCGTAGGAACAAACGATTCTCTGGTCGCTCTTTCACGCCACGAGATTCGATACGAGATTCCTCAAGTGCCATGAACGCCTGTGCTTCTATGTTCTCAAACTGCTCTGACAAGTAGGCTGTGTCCCAGCCTGTGTGGCGAGCGTGAAGTGCCTCATGGAATAGGATTCCTGAAACCATTGGGAACTCGTAGCGAGTTGCCTTTTCGTTTAGGTCGCCAACGAAGTCTGGGCTAACGCCCTCTCCAAACGCCTTGCGAACATCTATCTCAATCTCGGCAATCTCGGCGTAGTATCCTGCTATCGCACGACCCTCGCATGAATCCTCGCCACCATAAACGGCAAGGTCGCTTCTCCATGACCAGTCGTTTACTAGACGACCAATCTGTGAGCAAACACGATACCACTCTGACGGAGTTGCGCTAGTGCGCTTGGTAAGTCTTGATTTTCCCTTAGAACTGTAGTGTGCCATTTGCTTTCCCTTTCATCTGGCTTTGTTGTTGTATGTCTAACTATACACCCTTTTGAGAGTAGCGCAAGTGTTTTCGCAAACATTTTTCTTGCGCTACTCTCGGGGTTTCAGTAGGGACACGACCACCTACTAAATCTTGGCTGGCAGAATCGCCTCTCCGAATACTCGGGTGAATACATCTGACGCAACTGGTCTGTCAATCTCTGGGGCAGAAGCGAGCAAGTTCTGAACCGCCCACTTCGTTCCGAACAACTTTGACAAGTCCCTGAACGCAAGCAACTCTCGGAACTGTGGCGACCATGAAGTTTCGCCATTCTCCATTTTCTTTGCCAAGTTCTGTGAAGCGACAACGGCACTCTGCGGAACACCCAACTTCTTTGCCAACGCCCAGTCAGTTGTCATTTCGACCTGAATGGCGAAGCGAGATAGAAGTGCCTCTGACAAGCGAACACCTGCGACATTTGGGTTAGTCGCTGACACGACATAAAAACCCTCTTGTGCTTTGATAGTGCCTCGCTCTGGGTTTGCGCTAATGGTCAGTTCTCGTCTGCCGTCCATTAGACCATAGACCACCGAAAGAACCTTTGGGTCAATCAGACCAATCTCGTCAATCAGTAGAACTTTGCCCTCAAGTGCCGAACGAGTCAAAACTCCGTCCACCCACTCAAAACCGCCACTCGGGGTCTGGACATAGCCACCCACCAAGTCAGAAACCTCTGTGTCGCCCGAACCCAAGATTGTGTAAAGTTCATCTGGAAAAGCGGCTTCGACCATAGCGGTCTTACCAGTTCCAGGGACTCCATACAACATGACATAAGCACCTGCTTCTCGTGCTTTGCGTAGAACTTCGACATCTACATTTTCGCCCCACTTGCGACCATAATACAAGTCGCCATTTGGACGAGCGTATGATTCTGCGCCCTCAAGTGTTTCACCAAGTTCCATGCTTACCTCTGCCTTTTCCTCTTTCGATTCTACAAGAGAATCAAGTGAGATAGGTGAAGTAGGCTTTGCCCCTGTCTTTACTCTGATAGTTGCTCGTCCTGCTGGAGTTAGCAAGTCGTCAATCACCGAAGTTGTGATTCCAAACGCCTTGCTTGATACTGCGCTAGAAACCGCCTCTGCCAGTTTGTCGAAGTCCAATCCTGCTAGGTCTGGGTTCGTGTGTTCTGCTACTACTTTTTGCTGATACATGGCTTTCGCCCCTTTCGTGTCGTGTCGTGTGTATCTATTAGAAACTATACAAGTTTTGCTGGGAACTTGTCAAGTGTCGTGCGAACTTTGTTGATTCGGCGAATAACTGCCTGTGGAGTTTTGCTGTCGCTGTGAAGTTCTGTCATGTCTTGGTCAGTAATCTCAACTGCGATTGGTTTTCCCTCACGAACAACCCAACCCTGCCCTGCGAGCGTTGTGCGATTGCCCTCTGCGTCTGGCTCGGAGTAGTAAGTGTCAAGCACTACATTCTTGAGCAGGATTGCTATGGCACGCTTACGAGCCTCAAACTGCTCACGACTTGTTAGTGCGTCCCACTCGGCGTTGCTGTATTCTGGGTAGTTGGCGTAGTAAGAATCGTTATCTGCCAACTGTGGCTTCGGACGATTGCGAGCCATGTAGTTCATGTCCCATTGAGCGCGTGGGGAGTTCTCTGTGATAACTCTGGTCATAATGACTGCGCTGTGGGTCTTGCCCATGTCGTCCTGATACTCGGGGAACATGAGAACCTGCTTAGTTCCCTTGTGTTGCCACCCGAGCATTTGGCGTAGTTTGTCCTCGGGCATAGTAGTGTCGCCAACCAACTCTAGGTAGAGTGCGTTGCCTACAATCTTTGGTGTTGCTGTTGCTGTGGTAGTCATTTCGACTAGCCCCTTTCGTGTGTCGTGTCTGCCCTTTTGGTCAGTAAGTAAAGTAAAGCAAACTTTTTACGGAATGTCAAATCTATCTATGAAAATCTTTTTCGGCGTGTCGCCCCTCGGGGGTAGACAAAAAATAAATACAACTTCCAATCAAAAAGATGAGCCAGTTTAGACACTTGGCTCAGGTGTTTGACTTTTAGTCAGGGTCTAGCAAATCTCAAATCCACCAGAGTTCACTAGGAACTCGGCAAACTCTTTTATGTCGTCTGGCTCTAGGTAGTAGTTGCTTGCCCAAGGCTCTGTCTTACCTAGGCCACTACAAGCATTACAAGTTCCGTGAGTTCGACCAACGATAATCGCAATGTCTGGTCGCAACTCTTGAGTTGGCATACCAGCATTTACCGCAATCTCGTCTGTGCGAATACCTGTGCCAGCACATAGACGGCACTCATCAAAAGGCAACTCTGAAATAGCCTTGTTGCGTTCCTCGACATACTCCTTGGCTTTGCCAGTTTCGTAATCGCTCATCAAAAGTTTCGCTAACTTCTTAGCATTTCTCGCACCCAAGCCATCGCCATCGTTGCTGTGTGCGTGTTCGACCAGTTCGGCAATCTCTGGGTAAGTGTCTTCCACATAACCCCATAGAGGATGCCAGCCCCACACATTTCGGCGGAAGTATTGCCCAGTTTCATTTACTGGGTTCTTGCCATAAACATCCATTCCCATTTGGGAAACCCCTTTCTATTGGTAATCCAACTATAGCAAAGGGTATAACATTACGCAACACGAACTACGGCGTGTTGGACAAAAAATAAATACAGTTAGAAGGCGTCGAATTCTTCGTCATCTGTGAGGTGATGAGCGAAGTGACTTTTTGTGACTGGCGGAAAGAATGTGTCCACGTAGTTGAGGATAGCTTTTGCGCAATCGGTGCATGCTAACCAGTCTTGGTCATTCTCGTCTATGACTACAACGAAGGGTTCGAACTCCAGTCCAGCAAAACCTACTGGTCCTTGGCAATCGATGCATACGGTTCGGATGAGTTGCTCTGGTAGTACAGCTCCGCTAGCGATAGCAGAGTCTAGGTCAGAGTCGGTTTCGAACAGGTGTACTTCTAGTGAGCGCATGATAGTAGCATACAACGAGCGCACGCCCTTGATTTGGAACGCGCTCGCCGCATGCCGCTTCTACCAACTTGCTGAATAGTAGAAGTCGATACCTGTGAGGCTCGGCTTCTCTGGGATGCTTACCAGTATCTCGGCAAGCCGCTTTGCTGTCCAGTCGGTTTGCTCAAAGTAGTACTCGTCGTAGTCTGTACCGCCAAAGAAAAAACCTGAACCCGTAGGTAGATGTTCTTGCGCGTACTCCTCGGTTCCGTTAGAAGCAACGTCCCTACACAACTGCTCGAGTTCCAGCAACTTCTCGCGAGAGACGTAGTAAGACTTACAGTCATCCTCGCCGCCCTGAACGTTGGCCACAAACCAGTTATGAATGTGGTTGGTCTTGCGCCAGTACGCAACGTTGAAGTTGACATAGACGAACCGCTCATCACCCTTACCGCTCTGGCCGATTGCATCGAGAACGGTATCGTAAATTTGTCGCTCTGCTGCATCCGAGTGCGCGTACCCGCTAACAAAGCGGCGTGCCTCAAGGTACATATCTAATCCCATGACTAGGCCTCAATCTCTACTAGTTCAGTAAGCAGGTCATCTGCCTGCTCTTCGTCGATGTACTCGAACTCCTTCGCGTTATCTACCGCGCAGGTCAGGCCATCGTTAAATCCCAATTGGTAAGCCTTCTTAACCATTGGGTCTGTCAAGTCCAAACCATACATTTGGAACCCCTTTCTATGTGTAATTAAAAGTTAGCAGCATCTGCGCTATTTGTCAAACGATTTCGTAGGCGTGTTGATTGCGGGAAGACGCCCATATTGATTGGGTAATCAGGGAAGTCGCTAGCTACAAGCTTTCCACCAAGGCGTGCCTCAAGGCAGCCAATGCATAACATGCCATGGCCCCCGAAGTCTTCAGTGGCAACTTCCCATACGCCATCATCAACCATGTAGTACTCATCGTTACAGAGAGTACACATGTTGCAGTCCCAGCACCTGAACGCCATGGCATTCACTTTGTTGCAATCACATTTAGTAGTCATGGGTCAAATGTACCACTGCAGCGCTAATAAGTCAAGTAAGCGCTAGGCCCCTGGATTCCATTGCGTCCGCCAGTTCCTCGCCATCTATCAAGTAGTGGGAGGTGCCTTCGTGAAGGAAATACTTCTTCAGTTGGAATTTCTTTACGTACGTGGCAATGGTCTCGTGTTTTCTATTAGTTCGCTTGGCTGCCTCGCGAACGGTCATGAGATGGGCCTCAGGATTCTGCTGCTCCAGATTCTTTACAGCATTCGTGAAAAGTTTGAGCTGCAGCTCTTCCAGGTCCAGGAGGTAGTTGCGGTTACATGTCGGTCCAAGTCTCTCGCGAGTCGACGGGGCATAGCGTGCTCCAGGCTTTCTCGGTTTAGGGTACCGCGTAGCTCCCTTGCGGACCCAGTACTGAATCATTCCCCGTGAGACGTGGAGGATCCGTGCTGCTTCATCTTGCGTGACTAGTGTGGGCATGCCGCTAGTTTACCTACAGCAGGCCGTCGATGCAAATCAGCGCTCGCCGCAGTTAGAAAGCTTTCTCCATCATCCGTCCGTCAGGCAGCTGCACTGTGATGACATTCAATCTTTTCATGGAAAGTGGCAGCTCAGCTGATCGGACCAGCTTGACGTCGAACATGTATCCGTTGACCAAGTCTTGGTTGAAGAAGAACTCGGTTGCTAGGAGTTTCCTCGCCGCGCTTTCGCTAGCCGCTGGGACGATCGCAGTGAGCGGTCCGTCTTCTGCTGCAGGATGCATAATGCTGAAGGTGAATAGCTTCATCAAACTCTCCGTTAAAAGTTGTTCAGATCCAGGCCGTCAACAATGATGGTCCTGTGAGCGTTGTGCATCTGAGCACAGTGGAAGTACCCGAGCCGTCCGTCTACCTGGTATCCGTTTCGAATGCGCAGCGAGCCGTCTCGGTCCGTGAAAAGTGTCCAGATATTGGCAGCAGATAGTTTCGCAATGTGGACCCACTGATCTCCTTCATGACGAAACAATGCTCCGTCAAAAGATGCAGCTGGATCTAGATCGTTCTTCAGCGGCTGGTACCTGAGGAACTCATCAAAAGTTATGTGCTCTTCAGAGTACTGGTAGTCATCCAGATTAAATTCTTTAGGCAATTGTGAAGAGTCCCGTCTCTTTAGCTAAGCGCTTCAGCGTGTTTAGGTTAGGCAGGCCGTTTGCATCTGCTCCAACGAATCCTATCATACGTTGATATCTTGCGCAAGCAGACGCGGTTATTGTGTCCCACTTACCAGGTACGCAGCCACGTAAGTCAGTAACAGTTGCAAGCGCTAGCTGCAGGATCTCGATATCGCGGTTACGTGATCCGTGCTTGATCTCGTTGTTGATGCGAAGTATTGAAGGAATGCGGGCCGCGTCGTCTATAGCTTTAAGATCCTCGCCGTTAAAAGTTGTGCGGCCGCGATCCAGGAGCTTAATCAATCTTCCGTTAAAAGTTGAGATCCGTGCTGCAGGCAGCTGACAAAAAATAACTACATCGTTAATTGTGCGGATCCGTTGATGCACGCCATCCTTCTTGGTATGAGTTGTTGAACCTTCGGTGTTTCCCTCAACGGTTATAAACCGTCCCGTGGTCTCGAACTCGCGGACGTCGGTCACGATTCCGCAATGGGGCATTGAGAAGGCGCTCGCCGCAGCTCCAACTTCTGATGAAAAGTTATAGATCGCTACGCTGCCAAGCTGCGGTACCCGTGAAAAGTTTCCCTGGCGAATGAATTCTGCGAGCGCGGCAGGAGTGTAGACAAAGCTTGGTAGGTGGAGGCCTGCCTCACGGGCGACTACGTCAATAAACGCGCCGCTCCATGGGGTTGAGTCATAGCCAACCTTCTGGCCGAACATGTTACGGCCAAGCATCTCAGCTGTGTAGCCCAGGTATTGCTGAGCTTTGCTGATGAAAAGTTCAGCTGCTGCAGCAGGATCTTGGCGTTTACGGAATCTCATAAGTTCATCCTATCGCATGCATTGCTGCTGCTAGCCGAAGCTTGCCCACCCTGCCATGTCACCATCTGGGTGTTGACGTTTGATGAACGTTGGCAAGTTATAACGTACTGGTCCTGGTCCCACTGGATGAACGCCATGTTCATACTCCTCAGTTCCAGGGAAGACCATCAATGTACCAGGCTCTGGCCGCAATTTGAAATCAAACTTTGGGAAGAAGAGCTCACCATCAGTGTAGTCATCGTTGATGTAAAGTACTGCAGCATATTCAATCAGCTTGTCAGAGTACTGGTCGTAGTGAGACTTGAGGTCAGATCCTTCATAGAGTCTGTGCACAACAAGGAACCCATTCAGCTGTATCCCGCCAACTATATCAAACATCTGCTGCGCACGCAAGCGCAAAGTTTCAGCGAACTCTTCGTTGTGGTACCCGCAGTTCTTGTCTGCAAAATTCCAGGTTACCTCAAGCAGGCCCTCTTCAACCAAAGCTTCGATGTCATCGCGGCCAAACTTTTCAAGACAGCTTCGACGCATCTCAGACATGTACCTGAATCGCCAGTCTTCTTCAGTGTAGCTTCGAGCTTCAGCTAGAACAGCTGCAGTCTCTTCGATTGATAAAAAGTTACGTATCTTGAAAACCCGCGGCAGGATTTCCTCGACGTCAAAACCTAGGCCCTGAATGTCTTCGAGGGTTAGCTGTTTCATTTTACGTCTGGATTGAAGGGGCTCTTGAATTCTGGAAGGTCCAGAGTGAGATCTGATTCATCGGTTGACGAACGTCCCTCTTCCTGGAGCTTAGCGAAATATGCTTCGGTTGATCCAGTGTGAGTGTAGACGAGTCCGATCTCGAACATCTGAAGCTCCGTTAAAAGATTATGAGCTTCCTGAGCTAGAGCGCTTAGTCGGATGTGCTCTATACGGTTAGACGCGTTTGCGATATCCGTCTTCAGGTTATTGTAGTGATCGCGGGCCGCTTTAAGAATCTGACCGTAGTCGTGTCCGTTACTCATTCGTTATCTCGGTTTCTTCTTTAGTAGTAGACGCAGGCCGCTCCTGGTTAGGATCGGTCGCGCTCGCGGTCTCTTCAATTACAACTTCAGCATCTACTACATCCGCGCCGCTCTCTTGTAGAAGAGACGCAGCGGTTGCAGCTCCCATGGCCAACCGTTCCAAACGTTCGGCAATGATAGACGCAGCAGGCCGCACGTCGATATTGACGTTGGTATCAATTTCAACACCACCACGTACACCAGCACGGTCAAGAATTTCTGTTGCTGCTTTTAATCTTACAGGCTCCGACTCGGCGTTTTCCATAAGATCTTCAAGTTTGTCTACAGCATACGGTGCAGCTTGCATTAACTTTTCACGGGCTCGTTCGATGTCATCAGATGTCTTCGACTTCAGTGTACGCAAATGTACTCGACACAGGCCGTCATCAACTGGACGCCCTGATCCCCAGAGCATGCATCGGATCCCGTCAAACTTTACCTGGCGACAACGGTGAGGTAGTGGAACTGGCTGGCGCTTAGCGGTTGGGGGTCCACCAGCTTCTTGCTCTTTCAACCACTTACGGGTGGCACCAATAACCCAAGGCGGTACTAGGTAGTCGGAAGCTTCTTCAGCTATTAGATCTAGACCCGTTAGGTAGTCGGAGTTATTATCTGAGGGGTTAACGAGAACAGGCCGTTTCTCGGCTAGAGATTGGATGCGACGTTCGCGAGTTGATTCAGCTGACCGTACTTTTAACAGGCCCGTTGATCCGCCCGTGCTCGAGTAAACAGGTTCCCAGATTAGGTGCGCTCGCCGTAATATAGCACGGTTCTCGAATGAGTCCTCGCAAACGCCTTTATCGACTTCTTCAATACCGAGGGCTGAAAGGTCAGCGAGGATCGCGGTTGGATCTTCGAGGACATAATCCAGTGGATCGGTCTCTTTTGACTCGCCGTTTAATTCTAACAATGTACGTCCCTAATGTCAAGCAACTTCTTAATGATGATGCAACTTAGACAGGAAGGCGAAAGCGACCCTACCAACTGGGGAGAGGACTGTGGTAAGGCCGCCTTCTCCATCAATTGTAGGGTATTGTGGACGCCACTAGTTTTAGCTGCAGTAAACATAGCAACAATTGTACAATCATGAAAAGTTGTTGATTATTCGTTGGACGAATTTTTTGGACGAGGTGAGGGTAAACGCAGGGGTTTTGCCCTTCATTAAGCATTATTTGATTTCAACCAGTTAGTCAAGTCTCGGTCTACCTTTTTTGGGTGCACCATAACGCTCTTGAAATAGTACCTTAACTCGTTCTGCTTCATCGTTTAAGGTAACTACAATTGATGATTGCTTCCTTAAATTACATTGCCCGTGGGTTGGTCTCACGTTATCTACCGTATCTGGTCCCCCCGCCGAAATGGGAATTACATGGTCTAAGTGTAGCCCTCGCTCCCATCCGATCTGTCCGACGCCGCGATTAGCTTCAAGATCTATGGCCTCACCACAGAGGTAACAATCCGTCCCCCACAACTCGATGATTTGATTAGGATAATAAACCTCGGAATCAACAGCAGCGTGTCTAGCTCTGCGGCGGCGGTGACTTCTATTTCCCCACTCTGGATTCTCTTTGCGATACCGATTCAAGTACTCCATATATTGGGCATAGTGATTACGCTTGTATGCTTTTTGATAGGCATCCTGATATATTTTGGTGCCGTTACCGTTTGCTGCATGGAAGTCATTGTACGCTTTTTTGTAGGCTCTAGCGTATAGACGATGCTCTTGATACTCCTCGGGAGACATATCGGAAACTAGCTTATTAGGAATCAGCTTACCTGGGAGTTTAGCCTTATCTTCTTTCGACATCCTAAACTTAACCTTAGGCTTCAGGTCTACAACTTCATCAATACATTTTTGACACATGACTTTAGAATAGCATTATTTTTTCTTATTGATTTTCTTATTAAATTAAGAACTTAGTCTTTAGGGAAGAACTTCCCAGAGGAGTCGCGGGGAATCTTTATAGCCATGAAGTAGGACTGGATACTCTTCAGGGACTTCTGTTGGAGCCACACTTCGTAGGCGGAGGTCTGATTGACGAACCCAGGGGTGGGCATGACTAGCTTTCCAGAGTTAATCCAATTGTACAAGGTTTTGGTAGTAATGCCAAGTTCTTCAGCCATCAAGGGTATCTTGACTAAACCATCACTCATATGTCCTCCAGAAAGAAATAACCGCCTCATCACTTTAACATGACGAGACGGTTTTTCCAACCCTAGCTGGGTTTATTTTTGTCCCTACCTCTCCCGCAGAGACAAAAAACTTTTAAGTTATGTTCCCCACTAGGAGTTAGTTCTTCCCGAGCTTCCCGCTCGCTAACTCCCAGTGGAGAATTTTATTCTACTACTACTTTGAAGGCTTCTTTGGAGTTGGCTTCTTTGCAGCAGGAGTCTTCTTTGCAACAGGAGTGTCAGCAAGATCCTTCTTGATGGCATCCTTCTTTGCAGTGGTCTTTGCAACTGGCTTCTTTGCTGGGGCAGCCTTTTCAACTGGCTTCTTTGCAACTGGCTTTACTGATTCAGCTGCCTTCTTCTCTTCAGTAGCCTTCTTTGCAAGAGCTGCCTTACGCTCCTCGGCTGCCTCAGCCAAAGTTGCAACAAACTCTGCAGCTTCACGAGCTAGCTCTGCTTCAGTTCCCTTTGAGAATCCGAGACCTAGTGAGTTACGTACCTTGTCCCAAGTGGTGATCTTTGCCATGTTATGGCTCCTAACTTATCGATTTATTATGCTAGCACAGTTTGTGCCAGTTTTGCTACTTTGTGTTTCTTTGAATCAGCATTGCTCGCTTTGCAGCGATTGCTTCATCGGAGTCGTAATAAACTTCTCGGCATGTTTCACAGTAGAACATGGTGATGCCTTGATCTTTATTAGAGTCATAGATTCGGTAGAAATCCACATCGCATCGGACTGGATATGCTTTTGTGTCTTTGCCGCAGGTTGGGTTCTGACATTTGAAATCAATCAGCCAGTTGGCTTCTTGGTCAAACTTCTCTTGCATACCTTTACGAGCCATGAAGATTCCACGCATCAATGCATGCTTCTCCCCAGATCCTTCATTCCTTGCTAGGAAGTATCGGTTGTCTGGTACTTCAAGTACAGCGGTTGGGATACGACATGGACAGTCAAACCTAGCAGGCTTGCAGTGCATCTCGTTATCTGCATCGTGTCTGGACATTGGGTGTCCACATGCGCAGATACGCTTGTCATTCTTACGAGGGTTCTTAGCTAGAGTCTTATCAATCAACTCGAGCTTGTGCTCGTCAATATCAAACGCATCCATGAAAGACATTAGGAAGTTGCTCCAAACGTAAACACAGTGTCAGTCGGAGCATTTACTCCAGCACCAACCATAATATTCATAACCTTTGCCAGTTCAGCATAAACAGGGCTACTAATCGCAGCTTGTGCAATGGCAGTTCCCTGGTCATAAATAACCTGCTGAAGTGAGTTTTCCCACTCGTCAGCTGACCCAGTGATAACTGGGTGCCATACTTCACCATCGAATACAGCAGGCTCACCCTCACCGTAAACAACAACGTAGCCATACTTTGAACCATCCACATCAGTGAAAGGATCAATCAGGATGCCATCAGGGTCTCGCATTACACGAACTCCTCGCATCTTTCCAGCATTTGCTTTAATCATTTGCTTCTCTCTATCTCTCTATTAGCCAAGGAACTCTAGGTCGCCTTGTTTCTCAGAAGGAACTTCATCCCATACGACACCGTCATAATGAAATAACTTTCCATCTGAATTCTGATACCAACCAGCATCAGAAACTTTTATCTGCCTAGCAGGTTTTAACTCTTGATTAGTAGATACATACTTCAACTCTTGACTAGTAGCTACATAAAGATCCAACAGCTTGAGTATTTCCTCTGACTCTCCAAAGGCTCGAGCGTTTGAAAGTTCTTCAAGTATCCAATCTGCACTCTCTGCACTCTCAGGTTTCATATCTACACCCTACACCTTCAATAGTTATTAGTCAATAGTAATTAATCAATATTCAATATTAAATTTTCCCTGCCAACCTCCCCTGCTTTCCACAAAGTTATCCACAGGTTACCAGTATATATGTTCTATAGACGTTATTTTATATATGCAACAATTTTTTACCTAAGGCCCTAAGAGAACTCTATACGCGTATTGGAAATAATTGTTAGCAATATAAACTAAGGTCTATTAAACCCTGTTTATTATCAAAAATCTTCCCTTCCTTACAAACTTTCTCTGATAATAACTCCCTCCTTTTATTATCAACTTTCCCCTCTACTCCAAACTTTTCTCGATAATAACTTCCTCTCCCATTCCGACTCTTCTTCTGTCAATATTGGCGTCTATTATCACAAAATTCACCCTCCATCTCTGAAAGTTATCCACAGGCTCCCCCTCTCCAACTCCCTCCCAACCCCCCTCTAACCTCAAATAACACCCCTAAATCCCTCGGCTACAATAGAAACCATGTCCACAGATCGACTCCCACACGCATCCCTAGTTAATGCACTACGGCGTTTAGATTTATGCGCGTATGCAGTTCAGGAGATCCACACAGAGGTTGACGAACCAATAGATGCCGAATCAAAGGCAGACCTTCTAATCGCAACAGAGAAGCTAGTATCCGAAGTAATCGATCTATATGGAACCGTTAGGCGTTACGTTTGGGGGCCAGACGAAGATGAAGATTAGCCCACCCACTCCAATACTTTTACCCAACCTATTCACTTCAGAAGAGCTAGTTGCCATAAACCACGCGTTAGCTACTCTTCCAGATAGTGACGTCTACACATATCAGGAGCTAGGTAGGGTTCACCTAGAGAACGGTACGTTACCACCAGAGATCGAACTTAAGCTCAATAAGCTAATTAAAGAGCTCTTCCCCAACTTAGAGCTTGAAGTTATGAACCCACCACTTTGCGTTGAATACAGTAGTAAGTACGGCGTCCCTAAGTTACGTCCACACTATGATGGCGATTTCACAGACTACATCATTGACTTCCAGCTAAGTTCCAGTCCAAACACCTATTGGCCATTAGGTATCGATATGGATCTCTACACTTTAGAAGATAACTCCGCCCTACTATTTCACCCAAATAGGAACGTCCATTGGAGGCCACGCAAGACTTTCAAAGACAACGAATATATTCGCGTTATGTTTTTTAGGTTCGTTCAGCATCCACACTCAGACTTCTCACACCTAAGTCAGCTAGACCCATCCCTACCCATCTTTGACGAAGTCAATGCATTTAGGGATTCTCTAGGGACCCTCTAGCGTCTGCCAGACTTAGCAGTTGTCTTAGCAATCTGTACAACTTCCTCTAGCACTTCGGCCACATACCTGTCCTCTTTTGCCTTAGGGATTAACGACTCGTAATAAATACGGGCGTCCAACGCAACACTCTGACGTCTTCTGTATGAGGCCTGTAATGTCGAATATTCTTCACTATCGAAAAAGGCACGCTCCTCAGCGTTGCAGAATACCCAGCGATATAACGCCAAAGCCACCGCTATTCCGACAGGGATAGATGCCAGCACCCCCACTACTCCACCAAAGAAGGCTATAGCCCCCGCTACAAGAGCCCCAAGCGCCCAAGCTTTGTAGGCCTTAGGAGTTGTATAAGCTGCATAAGTTTCGTAATCCATACTTCAATAGTACAGCATTACGTTTATTTGTCAAGTATTAAGTATTAAGTATTACTTAAAGAACCTAGGTGGATAGGCAACCTTAGTTAGCGTCTTACGCTTTTCGCCCTCACTCATACCCATCTCATCCAACTCATTATGGATCTTAGGGATGACCTTAAAGGTTAGCCATAGCATAAAAGAAACAACCCCCACTACCCAAAGGGCAGCGAGGGTTATTAGGGCCACCTGAAAGCTTGTCATAATAACATGCTAACACATGGCAAGGGTATCAAGCTTTACTTATTACCTGAACCGAACATTCTATCTACAGTCCAGTCATCAGCGAATGACGTAGCCTTCTTCTGCTGCTTCTTCCACTGCTTCCAAGCAATAGCAATTACTACCCAGAACTCAACGGTTAGCGTTGCCAGTACTCCAGCAACGAACGCCCACCAACTCCAGTCAATAGTCATTAGAAGCTAACCTCTCTTTTGTTTTTTACATCAATAAAGTCAATATCATTTTCAAAGTCAAACATCTTATTCACTGACAGGTGATTGATTCGTGACATAGGGATGTAGACTACTTCATTGTCCGCATCGGTCCTATAGATAATTCCGTCTTCCGCAACGTGAATTATTTCATCCTTATTCAAGCCGCCATCGTAGGCTCGCTTGTCTTCGCCTTCAACATAGATGTCTAGTACGTAGCCCTTTTCAAGAGTGCCAAGTAGTAGAGCTATAGCTGGAACTGAAGTCGTCATGTTCTCTCCTTTTATTCTTTCCTAGTACTTCTTTTTGTCTCGGCTAATTTTATATCTAGCCAAGCTTATAGGATCGATACTATCAGAATCTATCTCATAGTCAAGGTATTTAAGAGCTTCCATTGCAGTAGCCCCATTACGATCATCTAGCTCAATAGTCATTCCCATAGCCCCAAATACTTCAAGTATCTTACGTTCAGAGATATAGATACCTTCCCATCTCTTAAGCCATTCAGATAGGAACTCAGCTCTAATCCTTTGGATGTCACTAGGGGTAGCGTAGCCCTCGACAGGCTCCCGCTCAATAGGAACCTCTATTTCATACTCTTCATCCATAGTTTTAGAGTATACCCCCAAAAATAGAAAGGCGGCCCAGGCGGAAAGAAGGGGAATGAATAAACCCTAAAGTTCCTGGACCGCCTTTCCGCACACAATAGAAAGGAGTTCACAAAATGGATTGGAGCACTTAATGAACCACTTACAGTATATACCCAATCACAGTCATTTACAAGCATTTCTGGTAAAATAGTTACAGGGAGAGGCCATCCAGCACACAGGAGCCTCTAGTGTCTAGCACTAAATCAAAGCCTAAAAGCAAAACCAAAAAAGCCAAGCTAACTCTTGACATCTCGTACAGAGTTATAGCTACGTTTATCGCGTCTGCCCTATCCGTTATCGGTGCTGGATCTATTATTGGTATCGACGTCTGGCTGTCCGCATCCCTTGGAGGATTACTAGCGGTAGCCAAGGTTGTAGAGAAACTTGCACTCGCATTTCTTGAAGATGGAAAGATCGATCAGGACGAAGTTAACGCTATTTTCTCTCAGGTTGTCCGCCTAAAGAACGCTGAAGAGTTAGGGGACAAGTAATATGCGTAAATATTTCAGACTATACCTTAGTTTAATGTTAGCGCTAGGGTGGCCTTTACTAGCTGCAACCACTGCTTTTGCAGATGATAGCATAGTAGAGCCCGTAGTGGTAGTAGTAACTACACCTGGTGGAGATGATTCTTCGTATCAGATCCCTCTGACAACCACTGTAACTTTTGACGGAGTTCAATACACTGACGTTTTTGCTACAACAAACTCTGTAATTACCTTCGGACGTCCCGATGGAACATACTGGACTTACCCGCAAACCCCGTCGATCTCGCTCTACTCGATGGACTGGGTTGTGTTCCCTTGGGCGCGAGCAGACGAACACTTAACTATTGCAGCCTCTGATGGCGGATTCCAAGTAGACATATCCGCCAGACCTATCTGGCTACAAAACGCCACAGAACCGACAAACATTAACATTGTTGCCGCAATCAATGTTGATGGAACAGTTGCTATCTCCTATTCAATTGTTGGACCCACCTATGAAGGTCAGACAAGAACTGGCGTTACTTTAACTAGTGGTCAGGTAGTTACTCTGGAAGAATATGGTGTCATTCAGGTCGAGACTCCGCCCGTGCTAACACCAGAACCCGTTGTGCCAACACCTGAACCGACACTAGAACCAACCCCAGCACCCACAGTTGACCCGACCCCAACCCCGACTCCAACTGTAGAGCCTACTCCTACCACTACTCCTACTCCTGAACCAGTTGTAACACCAGAACCTGTAGTAACTCCAGAGCCAACACCTGAACCAACTGTTCCACCTATCTCAGCTCCGTATATTCCTGAAGGCGCAACACTTCTAGGAGAGGGCTCAAGTGTTCAAGTAGTAGCTCCTGAAGGTCAACGTATCTTGAGCATTACTGCTTGGTATGGTGACCCTAATGATGGATCCCGAGGCGTTGAAGTTTCATCACAACTAACTCAGTTAGCTAGTGGGCAGACTTCTGTAACAATTGAGTCGTCAAACATTTACGGCGATCCAGCAGGTGGCACAGTTAAAGTTCTTATATTTGTAGTTGCATATGAACCAGTGCCAGTACCTACTCCAACTCCAGAACCTACCCCTACAGTTCCACCAGTTGTAGTACCAGAACCTACTCCTACTCCAACCCCGACTCCGACTCCGACTCCACAGCCAGAGCCAACTTTGCCTCCAGCACCAAGTCCGTCGCCAGAACCGCAACCAGAGCCAACACCAGCACCGACTCCCACTCCAGAGCCACCAGTAGCGCCAACACCAGAACCAACGGTACCAGCGGAACCAGAACCGCCAGTAGTAGTACCTGAACCACCTGTTGTTGAACCGACACCTGAACCTCCCGTCGTTGCACCAGAACCACCAGCCGTGGAACCTGAACCTACTCCAGAGCCTACACCAGTGGAACCAGAACCGCCAGTTGTAAAAGAAGAAGAGATTACTTCTGCTGAACAACTTCCAGAAATCATCAGCGCCGAACTTCTAACGAAGATCGACCTCACCGAGATTGTAGCCACTGACCTATCACCTAAGCAAGCAGAAGCCTTGAAGGATGCAGCACTCGAAACCTTCGAGACAGCAGAGAAGGGCTCAGCAGCATACGAGCAAGCACTCGATGCTTTGTATATTGCAGCTGCTGCCGATGACATCGTTATCTCTCCAGAGCTTGCAGCAATCCCAGGTGCTGCAGCCCTCGTTGATGCAATTAACTTCATGTCAAACGTTGGCGCTGACATGGCACCCGCGGTTCGTGAAGAGTCAGAGAAGGTAGTTGTTGCAGCAGTTGTTGCAGGTAACGCAGCTATCGCAGCAGCAACAGGAGCAGCAGGCGCAGCAACTTCAGCAGCAGCTAGCTCGGGCGGAGGCGGAGGCGCATCAGGCGGCTCACGACGCTCAGAAAATACCTCAACAAGAAAGATTAAGTAATGAAAGAAAAAACAATGCTGATTCTAGCAGCTGGCGTAATGCTTGCAATTCTATTTGCAATCGTTGGTGATTACGTGGTTGCTGCAATCGAAACTCAGACAACAAGAGAGCCAGTAGAAGTTTCATCAGATGTTATGACCCTAGTACAGACAGCTCTCGGTGGAATCATCGGTATTCTCGGTGGCTACTTTGGAGCAAAAGCAACTAACAATAATAACAAGAAAGAAGAAGACTAATGAAGAATTTCCTCGTAGCCCTATTCAAGGACATCATTGACCAGGCATGGACCTTACTAGGTATGGTTGTTGCATGGCTCGTTCTTGAAGGCTCAGCCAAAGAACTAACTGGAACCCTTATTCTCGTAGTACTTTCGATTTGGGTAATCACCTTCCCACTTCGTTACGAGAAGCCAGAAGACGACTAAACCATCTAACAACTAAGCCCTCGGCTTATGCCTTTAGATATTTAAGGTATAGGTCGAGGGTTTCTTTGTCATATGCAACAAGTATTACCTCTAGGCCATTACCTTCATATAATTCTTCAAGCGACTCAACGGTCCTAATAGAAGCCTCAACTGCAATCTTTGCAGCTCGCTCTCTAGGGAATCCATAAACACCAGCACTGATAGCTGGGATTGCAACACTTTTAGCACCTTTGTAGTGGGCAGCAACAATAGCTCTTTGGTAGCAAGTCTCCAGTGCTAGGTACTCACCAGAACCACCATGACCATATTTAGGTCCAACCGTGTGGACAATAAACTTCGCCTTTAGATTGTAGCCATCAGTTATAGCAGTCTTAGCTACATAGAGAGGAGCATGTTTGATTGTCTCTAACTTAAGTAGTGGGCCTGCAGCACGATGGATAGCACCATCAACTCCACCACCACCAGCCATATCTTCATTAGCAGCATTTACAATCGCGTCAACGCCCATTGTAGTTATGTCTGTCATTATTGCCGAAACGGCTCTTGTCTTAACTGTCATAGGTTTAACCTAACATAGTCAAGATATTATGTCAAGTAGCTATTTTCTAGCCTTAATTAAAGCTTCTCGCCTACGCCACTCAGCGCCTATACGAGAAGGATCCTCTTTACCAACAATCTTTTTATAGTTCCATGGTTTTATCTGACTAGCAAAGTGAATCATGATTGCATGTTTGTAGTACAAGGGTAATGACTCAGAGCTATCGAAGTCTGGAATACCGTAAGCATCTCGCGTAAAGAATAGAAAGTTGAACGTGAAAGGGATTAGCGTCCAATTAGATCTAATAGTTTCATTCCTATTTAGAAGATCCTCATCCGATCCGAGTGTCAAATCCCACTCTTCCATGGCAGCTCTAAATTCATCCTCAATACCAGAGTCTCTCCACCAGTTAAGATCAGCTATTAGAGTTCCAGCATGTAGCCTAGGCAGCTCACCACGAGATTTTAGAAACATAATTTCAAAGCCAGTTACATCAACCGTTGCCATGAAGGGGCTATACATCTTGTGATCAAGTATTGGTTGAATGTTATCCACAACCAAGGCATCTACGTCAAAGTAGATAACCTTGTCATAGTCAGGCAATACCGTGCCTAGGAATAGACGGTACCAGGTCATAGACGGTACCCAAGAGAATCTTTGTTTAACTGCTCCTGATATCCAGTCAGACAAGTCTTTAGGATATACAACTTTTATCAAGTGAATACGAGGGGTAATTGATACTAACTTCTTTAGATCATCAAAAGCTTTAGATTCATACTCTGGCACTACACATGTAATATCGAGCTTCTCGCTGCCATGATAGTTCTCTGACAGGGAGTCAATGAATATTGCCGCTTTCTCTATATAGTTAGCGTCAAACACTATGGCAATAGCAGTCTTCATGATAGGCTTATCCTACCATGTCGAAGCGAATTCTACTAACAGGTGCTGGCGGATTTATTGGCCATCACACGCTCGAGCATATCCTAAAGACTACAGACTGGGAGGTAGTCTGCTTAGAGAGCTTTAGACATAAGGGCATTAGTTCCCGATTACGCGAAGTCCTAGATGCTAATCCAACAGAGCGCCACCGAGTATTAATCTTGACTCACAATATTGTGGCACCAATAGACCCTATAACAGCTAGAGAAATCGGTCATGTAGATGTGATTATCAACATGGCCTCCGAGTCTCATGTCGACAGAAGCTTAGAAGAGCCTAGACATTTCATAGAAAATAACATAATGCTAGTCACGACAATGCTTGACTATGCACGCACACTACCAAATCTAGACTTATTCATTCAAATTAGCACTGATGAAGTATATGGTCCAGCAATAAATGGCACAGCTCATCCAGAGTATGATTCGATTCTTCCATCTAATCCGTACTCTGCATCTAAGGCAGCTCAGGAAGCAATTTCCATTGCATACTGGCGAAGCTACGATGTCCCAGTTGTTATCACCAATACAATGAACATCATCGGCGAGCGCCAAGACCCAGAGAAGTTCGTCCCAAAGACTATAAAGAAACTTTTAGCTGGCGAGAAAATGCCAGTACACGGCCAGATGATTGACGGAGTCTGGAAATCTGGCAGTAGATTTTACCTACACGCTCGCAATCAAGCTGACGCATTGACTTACATAATTAAGAATGCCTCTAGCCATAGTCTTAGAAAGTCTGAAGGGGTTTCCCGCCCACTCCGCTTCCACGTAGGTGGCGAGCGCGAAGTATCTAATGACGAGATGGCTAATCTGATTGCGTCATTCATGGGGCTAGATGGCGACTGGGTGGAATACAATGACGTCGGGAATACACGCCCTGGCCACGATCTACGTTACGGATTAGAGCGCGGAACCCTAGAAGAGTGGGGATGGCTGCCTGTAGTGCCATTTGATGAGTCTTTGAAGAATACAGTCAACTGGACCTTAGAGCGCAAGTACTGGCTAGGAATCTAATCACCTATCTAACTCTGCGGTAAAATTACCGTATGAGAGGACTCTCCCGCCTTTTTTTCTACCTGAAGTATAGCTTCGAGGCAGACACTAAAGAGGTTCGTGCACAGGCTACAAAGGCAGCCCGAGAATGGTGCATGGGCCAACAATTACAACGATCTACTGATGCGTACAGGATCAACTTCACGGCTTTCACGGGAGCCTACATGAGGGAGTTTTGCCACGTAACAGCTAAGAACAAACTAATACAAAGGAGCCAAAATGGCTAAGGCCCAATATCCAATCGACGGAAAACTTGGTAAAGACTTTAAGGCAACCAGCCTCATGGGTATGCGCATCCACCCAGTCACCAAGCAAAAGAAGCACCACAATGGTACCGACATCTGGTCGCCACACGAACCATGCATCATCGAGGCTCCATATGACGGTAAGGTTTTAGAGGCAAAGAAGTCAACCAGTCCAGGCGGTGGCTTCGGTAACTACGTTATCCTTCTACACAAGATTGATGGCAAGTTCTACACCACACTTTATGCTCACATGAAGGACGGCTCTCTTAAAGTTAAGAAGGGCGACAAGGTCACAGCAGGTCAGATGCTAGGCAAGATGGGCACAACTGGTATGTCAACTGGCAAGCACCTCCACTGGGAGCTACGTCTCGGCAAGGTTCATACATGGGATGCAATGGGTAAGAACTACATCGAACCAATCGCATTCTTTAAGGCTCTTATTGCTAAGGAGAAAGCTATCGCTTCAGCTGCAGTTGTTGCGACTGATGACGATCCAGTAGAGGATGCACCAGAGCACAACGAAGCACAGGCAGCTAAGGTCGATGCAGTTATTGCACAGAAGAAGGCAGTGTCTAAAGCTACACCAGCAGCTCCTACTGTAGTGGCTCCTGTAGTTATCTCTAACCCTGGATACCCTGGACACTATGTTCAGAAAGGTGCAACAGGTAACTCAGTTAAGTTCATTCAGCAGCAGCTTAAGGTTGTTGTTGATGGAACCTTTGGTGAGAAAACCCACGTAGCAGTCGAAGCACTGCAGAGTAAGCATGGTCTAAAGGTTGACGGTATCGTTGGTCCTAAGACTTGGGCTTTCCTAGACTAATCCCGACAAGATAAAGAGAAACCCCCTAGGTTTTAATCTAGGGGGATTTCTTTTGTCGTACTAATTAGTGACAGTAAATGAAGCGCTAGCAGTATTGCTTGGTTTAAATACACTATTGCCATCTACGTACCCAGCAAGTTTACAGGTTCCGATTGCAGTAAGCATAATCTTTTCTCCAACCACAGAACATATTGCAGGGGTAGAGGAGCTAACCGTGGCAGTAGTAGTGAAGCCTAGAGTTGTTGACTTGCTCGTACTAGTCAAGTTAGCGAACCACGGGATACCAATTGGTGCCCAGGTCCTGAGCGAGTAAGACTTCAAGAAGTTAGATAGTACAGCCTGGTTAGCAAGCTTAGTAGCTAGGTTAGGGAGCACTAGCTCAGTAGCACTTGAATTAATCACTGGATAAGTACTAGGGTTAGCCACTACAGAACCGCAGTTACCAGTGGCCGATTCACCAGTGTTTGCATCATAGATAGAGTCGAAGCACGTAGTAGAAGCAGAGCCACCACTAATGATGGTAGGGAGCTTTACAGCCTTAACTTCAGCAGATGCAGGGTCCGTAGCCACGTATGACCAGTAGTTGGTCGAGTTACATCCGAGCGCGTTACAGGCAGCTACATCGATGATGTACATCGTCTTAGGCGAGACCGACAAAGATGTAGAAGTTTCACTAACAACCTTTACAATCTTGGTCGCATTTACAGGGGTGCCAACCAAGTCCGACTTCCAATAAGTCACCTTGTAGCCATACAGGTCTAGGTTTCCAGTACCAGGGCTAGGAATCCATGCAACATTGATTATGGTGCTAGAAGCTGCTTCAGAGGTTAGTAGAATTGGAGCAGTAGGGGTAGAAGCAGGCCCCACGGTATTAGATACTGAAGAGACTGCTAGAGTATTAGCGCCACTCTTAGTAGACACTGTAAAGTTAAAACTTCCCGAATACCCTAGCTGAATGGCTTTAAAAGTACAGGTATTAGTCAGGCCACCAACTACGGCACAGGTCTGCCCGCTGTTAGCGGTTACCACATATCCAGTGATGCCAGTCTTGTCAGAAGGTAGCTGCCAAGCCACTTTGTAACCCAGGTCAGCTCGATAGTACGCGCTAACCCCAGATGCTTCTTGGATAGGTGCTGCCGAAGCAGCTCCGCCAGATACTAGGGTTGTAGCGGCAATAAGTACCGCAGAGAGTGTTGCGATTGCCTTGTTCATTTAGTTTCCTTTCTAAAGGCTTATTTAGAAAGTACTACACTTAAAACTATTTGTCAAGTACTTAGTTAAAATTCAAGTCTAGAGATTGCCATGTATTTACTTCCTGACGTTACGGGAGTGCCATAGTGCATGTAGTAGCTAGGGAACATTAGTATATCCCCAATAGATGGTTTTATCTCTACATTAAAATCAGTGAAGCCAACATGTCCTCCAGTATAGTCTTCATTTAAGTAGACAATACAGGTATAGATACCATTGTCAGACGTGTAGTCTTCATCTCTATGAGGTACTATGTACCCTCCCAAAACATATTTTGATACGTGCGCTAACCACATTTCGCCAACAATGGTATCGCGCCCATCATGCGCAGGCGAGTTGATTAGGGATGCATAGGTCTTTAGGACTATATTTAGGTCCTCTAGTACAGATTTTCCAAAAGGAAGAGACTTAGTGATTTCGATATCCTGCTCATATCTGCGAGTCACACCATCATCATAGTTGTCTCGCTGATTACTACGCCATTCTCCCTCGTCAGCCATAGTAGTGACTAATAAAGAATCACCAAGTGCATTATGAAATAGAACTACTCTATCTGCTAGCACACTGTAGTTAAGGCCTAAAGTCATCATCTTCTTCGCCACGAATGTCTCCATCTAGGGCATCATTGATCATGTCATTGAAGCTATTGATAATATCATCGAAAGACTCATTGACGCGAACAATCTGCTTATCTCTCATGAAGACTTCAATCATTTCAGCTTTATATAGTAACTTCTGGAGTACCTTCTGGTCATGACTAGTTAGGTTTTTTAGTAGAGGATTAGCCAAAATCATCTGCTGAATGTCATACATATGGCGTTGCTTCTGAAGCTTACGAAGCTGCTTTTCCGTGGCTCTAATGCTGCTCATGTTCCTCTATCTTTTCTACTACATGGTAGCAATAATGGATGCTTTATAACTAATTTTACCTTGGAGAGCTAATCTTTATTAGCGGCTTTCCGCCAAGGGAATAGAGTCAATCGCTCGGACTTCCAGTCATACTTGAAGTACTCATTATCATAGCTGCTGTAGTTTAAAATCTCTCTAGCAACTAAATAGTCCAGGACTTCTTCGCGACCTTCTTGGCGAAAATTCTCTGCCTCTTCGTTACTCAGTTGGCCACTTGTCATCAATAACCATCATTGCAATCATGCTGTAGTTAGCTAGATCCAGGAACGAGTCACGCAAACTCTCATTTTCAGGGGTTGCACCGCTATCAATCAGGTGATTGATACGAGCTAGCTTGTCATGCATACGAACACGGAGACCATTAAGCGGGCCACCAGGCGAGCGAGCAATGTTGAATGGCCCATAGTCCATCTGCTTTTTTACAAGTACTTGATATGTCTCACCGTAATATGGCTTTGATACTTCTTTGAATTCCTCAATGTCCATGACTATCCTTTCCAAGGATCTCTTTAACTAGGTCTTTTGCGCTCTTCTTATCCTCGTCGGGCAGAGCACCGTACTTGTGTAGAAGATGTAACAATATAGAAGCATACAGCACTTCATCCATAAAAGTTAATCCAGGGATCCAATCAAATGGATCAGGTAGAAGTATCAATCCTATGAGCAGCCAAGTAGAAGCTTTAACCCACCAAGGGCATCTCTTATAGTTCTGGGTGTACCTCTCAGCGATATCCTTCACACGTTTTTTAATCGTCAAGATTTATCTCATCGATCTGCTCGCCCAGGACCACACACTCTTCGCACACATGCCATAGGACATCATCAACCAACTGAGTTATGTAGTAAGCACCTGCAGTAGCAGCATGTTCCTCGAAGTCTTTATGCTTATCGCATAGGGCGCATCTAAACATCTTGTGGCCCATATCAAAATCGCCATCCTTAGAGAGCTCTACCCTGAAGGTGACACCGTTGTCGATGCTTCTCATCTCCATAATCATGGCAATGCCATAGCCATCTTCATATGCTTCTTCGTAGAGGTTTTCCTCATCCTGCGTAGCAACACGCATTTTCACCTGAGCATAGCTACTTTTGTAGTCTTCTACCTCAGAGTGCTCGAGCCAGACCCAATCGACATAGGTGCAATTGTCATCTGCCTCATAGTAGTCAAACTTGTAGAGGTGCTTTACTTCTTCACTAGATGATTCCATATATAAAATGTATCAGTATTTATATAAATCTTCATCAAATTTAATGGTGTATCTTGGATCATTAGGGTCAGCATCTATTGTAAGTGCCCCTGGATATACAGTGTGTGACCTAGAAATTAAGTCAGCAGAGACTCGATAAGCCACTTCCATAGCAGCCATATGCTCTTTGAGGGAGGGGCTGTCGGTAGACTCACCCATTAATCTGCACTCACCAGCTTTACGCATAAGGTCGCGCCAAAATATTTCTCGGGCTCTCGTGAACCCATCTATAAACCCATCACGGAATCTATCTTCATATGGATCCCTAGGGTGTCCATCATGATAATTAGCTGGCTGACTACTATTCTGACTCACGTAGATCAATCTCCTTCAAAAGATGTATTACATAATTGACCCCGTCTTCCCAACGAAGCTCCGTATCTGGCGAGGACTTTTGAGCCGAGATGACTTGTAAGGCTAGGACCTCAGCAAACTTTTCCCTGAAACGTAGCTCTCCCTCCTGCATTACGATCTTAACCGCTAGTTGTACCGCAGTAGTGTCTAGGTCTAGCTCTATTCTCTCGGAGAATTTATCTTTATAGGCCATCACATCCCAATCTCTAGCGCCCTTGCTGAAAAATCTTCAGCTATATGAATATGCTTGTGAACCCCATAGTGAGATCCTTCTCTAGTAAATCTATCAGTTCCTTCATGAAAAGATAGGCCATACTTTTCTACTAAATTTTGGTGACAAGGCCAGAAACATATGCACTCCTGAGCTTCAGCTAACTCATTAGAGCAGCCAAAATCTGCCATTGTGTTTTCCATATGGGCCAACTTGATGTCCGCGATACCCTCTGGATCTTTTTCTGTGCGTTCCAGGGCATATAGATGTGACTTCCAAAGAGATAATCCATCTAACTTTACGTAATTTTCAAACTGATACTTTTCAGGTAGTCCTCTAACTAACCACACTAAACTGTCAGCCCAACTGGACCAGACTAGGTTTACACCAGCAGCCTTGCAGAATCTCTCTAAGTCTTTTATTTTTGTAATAGAAGCTTTTACAGATTCTTCTAGGACCATTGTGTTCTCTATAGGATACGGCTTTTTTAGGTAGTTAGGTGCAGGATATCCCGCTGGGCTATATGAGAGGAGCTTAAGCTTCCCATCGTTGCTTCTATACTGAGGGATAAAATCATTATCACTAGTTTCTATCGTGTCATTTATTTCAGAGTTAATAACCACATCATGTCTAAGAATGTCAGGGAATAGTGCAATAATCCCACGGATAGGTTTACCAAAAGTATCTATGTATCTGTATATAGAATCAATAATCCACTCAATGCTAGCCCCTGGCATAGAGACATTTACATAGGATGCATTCAGCATCTCAGATACATGTACTGGCCATGGTCCATCATCAGGCACACCTATCCCAAATGTCTGAGAACATCCAGCAGTCAATACATCATAGTTACTGGAGAAGTCAGGCCCCCGATAATTATAGTTATTTAAAGTGTATTTATTGTAACTATCATGGTTTAGTTGAATGTCGGAGTCTGCCCAGGATATGGGAGTAGGCATAGGCATAATAGTTTTACCAAATATTGATTCCTTAAAATCACCAGAGAACTTTAGCTCCCTACGATAATTTTTAGGCGGTATAACTATTACTGGCTGTTCAGGCATATCTCTACATACCAATTTCTAGCGCTTTTTGAGTAAAAGCTTCTGCAAGATGTATATGCTCATGAACACCCATGTGAGACTGGTCACGTTTTTCAAATTTAAATCGGTCGGTACCTTTGTGAAAAGCTAAGCCAAATTCACTTTCTAAATCAGAGTGGCATGAAATTGATTCTCCATTACGATCCACTAAGTAATAACATATATCATATTCATCAGTGTCGGGCAGTGGTAGGTCACTCATTTTTGATTGCCACCTAAGATTATTTGTAGGTAGGTAATTTTTAAACCTATATTCATCTGTAAGATTAGTAGCTAATCTATCTAACCCCTCATGCCAAGTTGACCATATAAGAGGTATACCAGCTTGTTCGCAAAAGATTTCTAGGTCTCTTACAGCCTTTATAGATCTTCTAAGAGCTTCGGCTTCTAGCATAGTCTGGCTCACAGAAAAAGGTTTTTTCATATAAGAAACTGGATAGCTATTATCTAAATGACAAGTAACTAGTCGAAAATCCAGGTTATTATCGTCATAATACTGAGGAACATAGTCGGTAACTCTATGTCTATCGCAGCTATTTAAAATATTATCTACAAGAACATCTACTCTATAGTAGTCAGGCGCTAGTACAATAATTCCTCTATTAGGCTTACCAAAAGTATTTACATACCTATAGATAGAGTCAGTTATCCATTCCATACCAGCTCCAAGCATAGATAGATTTGCATAAGTTGAATTTAGATTCTCAGCAACAAATTTTGGCCACACCCCGTCATCTGGAACTCCGATACCAAAAGTTTGAGAGCAGCCAGCAAAAATAAAATCTACTCCAGAAGAAAATTCTGGTCCCCTGCAGTTATATGAATTTAAGGTATAAGAGTTGTACGAGTCATATTTTTCTTTAACATCACCTGGTCCCCATCCATAAGGCAGCGGAACCTTAATTAGTTTGTTAGAAAAAACAGCATCGGCTAGTTCACCAGAAAAAATAGTCGTATCTTTATCACTATCTGGCCTACCAAGATAGTCCGATCTTGCAAAAACCTCTACCCTACGACTACTGCCCATCTACTTCAAAGACCTAGATTCATTGACATAGTCATACATATATCTAATTTCCATCTTTGTCGACGACTGATTTATGTCGCCAGACCCAAATGTAGTGTGGTACTTTTCAAGAATCTTTCGCAGCCTTAGCCGCTCTGCTTGGATCCCAGCCTCGAATGCTTCGTACTCAGGGGTACCTTCAGCAAATACATTTTTACTCATTTATGCAACACCTATCACACGCATGTACTAAATTCTGAATAATTTCATCTGGATCTGGGTGCCCTATACCGTGAGGGCATACCCGTTCCATGAAGTGTCTGTCTTGCCGCCACTTCTGTGGGAAGCCTACCATGTGGTGCTCAGACTGATTATGTATGGTGCAGTAGTCATGCCTACACTGATTAGGTTTATGTATGTTTACAATCACTTGATTATAGTCATCAACCCAAGTATCACCTTTTACATGCTGAACACTCATGGTAGACCTCTTTAGATAACGTTTAGTTCACCAGTCGTCCAAGCAAGCTCTTCATAGCCACCACGAGGGGCAACCTTGAACTGCGCACCATCTGGAATCTCTACAATAGTTAGAGTAGAACCACCATCACCACGGTTATCTCCTGCTTCAAATGAAGCAATAAGACGTGGATCAGTTCGGCTTACATCCGACACCTGCATGTTTGGGTTAGTCTTTAGCTCAGGGAAAAGCTCTTTCTGAGCCTCTGACAAGGTGAAGCCGTGAGGGCAACGGTTGATTAGTACCTTCATAATATCTCCTATCTTAGGCAGACTTAGTCTATCATGCTATTTATATAGTATGACCCAATCCCAAAGTGCGCCTCCAAGATAGAGAGTTGCCCCTCTAAGGACTCGAGGGACCCACCGTTCCACATTGGCATACCAGTGGCAGTGACGTATATAGCCCATATAGGCATCAGATATTACTTACTTTCAGACTTACGTAGCTTATGAGCCCCATCACAGATTGGCTTTTCTTTAGTTAGACCACATCCACAGAGCTTAATATTAGTTACCGTTTCAAGCACATTGCCTTCGATATCGACTAGATCAATAGTCCCTATCATCTTGATAGATCCCGACTTAGGGTTAATAAAGACCTTTACGTTGTCTGACACTAGAAAGCCTCGCATTCAGGGCAGCCAACATTTTCCTCATATGGACGTAACTCATTTACAATACGTACTGCCATCTGAAGACCAAATGCATAACGAGAGTAGGAATTTTTATCTTTAGTAGATTCCATACACTCAGCAAAATCCATCATTTGCCCAGCGCGACGCTCAAGCTCGGCAATAATCTTGCCACGTTCGGACTGAGCACCAAGAATTTGATTTTCCATAGTCAGCTCATCGTACTCGTCAAGAGTCAGCTTATGAATTGGTTCTTTCTTACCCATTTACTTCTCTCCTTTGATAAATAGCGGATTGGTGTAACGCTTGCCACACCAACACCACCAATACTGCTCAGCGTTTACTCCCGATGAGTAAGTCACATGAGTGTGCGTCATTTACTTCTCTCCTTTGATAAGAGCGATAAATTCCTGACGGTAGACGCATTCATTGATAGAGTCGCAATCGCATCGGTCATTATTACAATCCCAAATGTCTAGCAACTTGATAATGCGTTCATTCTGTTCCTTACGAATACGCTCTTCCCACTGCTCAAATAAATAAACCTTGCTCTTGGGCTTAATCAATGGGTTATTGATCCAATGTTCGTTCGCCCAATAGAGTTCTTTATCTTCATAAGAGTTATAGATTTCTTCATCAATTTTACGTAGCTCATTAAAAGCTTCGCGACGCTTCTTAGCCTTGAGCTGCTCTTCATCGGGACCATCATATACAGCATCGTCCGAGTTATCCCAGTCTTCTTCCCAACTCATTTACTTAATGCCTGTTTGGATAGGAAGCTCGATATACATGACAGGCTCTCCTCGGCGAGTAATAACCCTACGTACGTATCGATCGGCAGCTTTAACATTCCTACAGTATTTCATAGGGAACCAGCCGCCACTAACATGTGACCTACCCTGAACCCAACCAGCGCGTCTAGTCTCCCAATCGCGCTTAAACCTAAACTCTACATACGGTAGATCATTACTCATTTACTTATCTCCTAACTCAAGGTCATAGTTAATTCCGCTCTGAGAGCGCTCCATACGAATTTTTAGATGCTGCATTGATTCCTTACATTTACAGCCCCTCTCAATCTGCCATAGTCGATCAAAGCGTTCACGCTCCCAAGACAAGGCAACTTTTTGGGTTTCTACATCTCGCTCTAGCAAGTAGCGGTCAAAAGCTATACCTTCAACTTCGGCAAGTTCTGCACGACCCTCTACTCCATAGCCCATATACCAGTCACGAACTTCTTTATCTGTTGGCGTGTTCATCTACTTTCCTCCTTTAACTACATTTTGTAAATACTCGAAGCAATATAAACCCATCTTGGCATCCCAGCCAGCATCATGGGCATCCTCATAGCCAATCTTTTCAATTGCATACTCTTTAGAGAGTCTCTTCCAAGACTCAAAGTTTAGGCTGTCTTTACCGTCAAGCGCAAAGCAGAGAGCATTGAGATCAACAGTCCTGCGAGAGAACAAAGAGTACGTTAGTGGCAGTGTCTCACGCACAAATGGCATATCAAACGCGCCAACATTCCAACCAACTGGGACAGTCTTAGTACGACGCTTAGGGTTGGCACCTTGACTCACTAGGAAGTCGTACCCATTCTGATCGACTTCTTCAAAGTTAACCGAGGAGGGTAGCATCTCACGAGTGAAGCCAGGTACAGCAACGGCTTTCTCATCCCACAACATTTCACCAGGGTTAATCATCGCCGAGTAGGACGCACCATTTGCTAGCGCAAGACCAATTTGGAGCAGACGTCCACCTCGGTCTAACTCGCTACTTGACATCTCACCGTCAAGTCCTACAAATATGAAGCTCATTTTCTGTATCCTGTCCAAAAGTCAAAAGTATGGTGACCAATAAAAAACATAACAGTTTTATATTTAGGGTGTATCTCAATAGCAAAACCAAAAAGCTTAGCAGGGTCTAGCCTATCTATACGATGCTTATATCTAATCACTGTATTTCTTCCAAAGTATTACGAATATATGCTTACCAATAATTACATCTAAAGTCGGTTGAGTCTTTAAGTCAGACAAGGTGATTCCAAATACATACCTTACGCCTAAAGAATCCGAAGGATAGTGCTTAAACTTAATCATGCAATTTCCTGATGAGTTACCCAAAAGTAGTTACATCGCTCACAGCAAGGCTCATTGTTTTCATCAATCACTGCAGACTTAAAGTTGTGATAGTAAGCATCATCCTTGCGGTACAAGTTTGCTTTGTGTGTAGTAGTCACGCGACTCATGACAGCTCGGTCATTAAACCAACCAGGTAGTCCACTACCCCAGTTAGCAATAGTTGCTACACGAAGAACCATAAGGTTCTCCTTGTTCTTGTCAGTCTTGATGCCACGTCGATCGGCCTCGCGAAGCATCGCAAGAGTGTAATCGAATAGCGCATTCTCGTGACCCCGCCACATCTTCACTGCTGGGTGATTACGCCATCCAGCCTTAGGGTCAGGATTATTAAGCACCTTGAGAATCTGGTAGCACTCTAGAATTTGCTTATTCAAACGCTTAGAGTCAAGGGCACTTGCAGTCCTGTCGAAGTCCTTATATGGCAAGAAGGTTTGCATTTAAATCACTTTCTTTTTCTGTAATCGTTCGAGTTTGTTTATTAAAGATGTAGCCAATCTTAGCCATATCTTTAACTATATGTTGAAAGAATCTTTTTCGATCAGATGGAGTCGAAGCCGAGATTATGAACTGCCCGCTGGGAGATACCCATTTTAGATGGTCACCTTTAGTTTTAATTACAGTCCATCCTTGTTTTTCAACAAGCTTAGCGAACTCACGAATCTCTTTTATGTGACTTAGTTGGTAGCTCATTACCCCAAGTACTCCATACTTCCAGCCTCGGCTAGTTTAGTTAAGCTTTTTGCCTTAGCATGCGATACATCTTTCCAGCCAGAGCCACTTACATATTGATGGAGATTGGCAGTATCATCTTGATACCAGCCACTAGGAATATGAGATAACTCCTGCTCTTCGATGCCCTCTTCACTAGCCGTAGGACCGTCTGGCTTTTTATTTCCATTACCGCCATAGGTAGTAATTTTGCCAGTTCCAGCGATTTCAACCCAATTAGGGTTACTCATATCATTAGCTTTTAGCCAATATAGTTTTCCTTCTTTACGGCGCACATAAACCATCTCCCCCTCATGAGGGATAAGCTTATCTGCCCAGGAAAACTCAGGCTCTATTTTTGTACTCGGGAGATCGACTCCTCGATGCAATGTAACTGTCATAGTCAAACTATAGAACTAAAAAGCTAATATGTCAACTATTCAGATAAATTAATTTGATATTTTTCAGAGAGCTCTAGCCAGAGCCATTCTAGGATTGCTCCAGCAATCTCGTCGCCCTGAGCATATTTATCAGCCATTGCCTCACGTATAAGTTGAAACAGCTCTATACGGGCTTTCATCTCGCCAAGCTTTACTGACGATCTAACTAGCATCTCAGCACGTGTGCCAAGAATCATCAGATCCGATTCAAGCTCGCCAGGTAAATCTTTGGCTTCCATTAACTAATTTTACCAAAGTATGGAGCCACCTATCGGACTCGAACCGATAACATCCGCGTTACAAAGGCGGCGCTCTACCATTGGAGCTAAGGTGGCGTTGCTAGTCATGCTCACCTTTTGGTTAAGGAAAACTATTGCTACTAGCTGTACATCCTAGTCTTCGCTTCAACACAGAGTCCATGAGTCTGAATACTTTCACTCCGCGGCTGAGACAACGTAATTTTCGGATGCACCTATCTCCACATAAGTTATTCAGACTTATGCTTCGCGCGATCCTGACCAGACTTGAACTGGCGACCTTCTCCGTGACAGGGAGACGCGCTAACCAACTGCGCCACAGGACCTTACTTCTTTATTCTATTATACAGTCCGCCTAGTAGGACTCGAACCTACAACCTTGAAGGTAGAAACTTCCTGCGCTATCCGTTGCGCCATAGACGGTTGGTACTCCCAGTGGGACTCGAACCCACACTGAATTGATTTTAAGTCAACTTCCTCTGCCGATTGGGATATAGGAGCGTACTGCGACTGGGACTTGAACCCAGATATTCCACCTTATAAGAGTGGTTCCTTGACCTATTAGGATATCGCAGAGTCGAGACTGTCGGACTTGAACCGACGACCGACGGATTATGAGTCCGCTGCTCTAACCAGCTGAGCTAAGTCTCGTAAATGAGCTACCTGGATTCGAACCAGGGCTTCGGATTATGCCCTGCATTCAGACCTCCGCGTGCTGCCACTGACACTATAGCTCCAGGTTTGACTTGCCACAGATGCCTCCGTGACAGTTTCTCTGCCTGTTGGCGGAAACGGTAGGATTTGAACCCACGGGGCTATTACACCCAACAGTTTTCAAGACTGCCGCCTTAGGCCACTCGGCCACGTTTCCATATTTAGTTTACAACTAAGATCTACTCTCCGTTAGCTATATCTCTAAATTTTTCTGGGAGATTTTTTGAATCTTTAGTTAGGTCAATAATTGTAACTTTATCTTTAATGACATCCCACATTTCAGCAGCAAAAGAATCCAGCTCTTCTAGCTCTTCAGTAGTCGGTTTATATGACATTGCTTTTGAATGCCATAGAGTTACCGCTTGAAGCGCAGCATCAATAGATTCAAATTTATGACTCCTACCGCTATCAGTCGAGACAACGTATGAGTATATAGACACCTCGGTACGTGGAGATATGTCGCCACTTTCCCTATCCCAGACAGTGCCCATATGGAAATTAATACTTACATGGCCATCACTACTTTTAGCGTGACCGTCAAATTGATGTAAATACCAAAAAGCCTCATCATGAAGTCTAGTAATTTCTTTAATTTTTGACATATCTTCAAGAGAGATCATTAGGTATCATAGCTTTCTGCAAGTATTTCATCTAGTTCTTCGAACCCAGTGTCTTCTACATCTAAACCATCAAGTAGGAGGTCGAAGGTCTCTTCTACAAATCGCTGGGCAACTTCGGTAGACTCTACAATTTCATTAGCTAGTGCATAAGCAAGGGGTAGTCCAAGATCGTTGTATTCGATAAAATCAGCAAAGTCCTCGTCTGAACGATAGTTAAGCCATAGGTCAGCGAGAATACCGCACTTATCTTCGTAACTAGTCTTCGATGCCATTAGAGATCCTAAAGAACTTGATGTCAGTCTCGGCTTGCTTTGCCATTTCAGTGCCCATCTTCACAAGAAGTTTTGCAACCTCTAGCTTCGCATAGATTTCGGCAACTTGGTCTGTTGAATAGCTAAATCCGTTTTGCTCTTCCATGGGTTCCTCCCAGCCGAGCCACTAAAGACTAGTCGTCTTCAGATACTCCAGCTAACTTTCTAATTATGTGGATCGTCAGTTTGGCGTCCTCTTCCGAGGATACCAGACTAGATTCTAATTTGTCAAGTATTTCGACCCAACGATCTTTTTCAGATATTTCGCCTAGCGTAAATCCAAATTCACAGGCTCTATCTACAGCTAGGTTTATATCTTCAGTTTGTATGGCATCTATGACACCAGAGATATTTATAACATATGGCTCATGGCTATTTAACATAGATACTTTCCAACTCTGCATAAAAAGCATCAGCGCAGTGCGCATGCACGTGTACACCAGGGTGGGAGTACTCTATCCCCTCAGGGTGTTTGTCATCTCCTATATAGAAATGATCTGGATAGGCATCTAATAAAGACTGATGGCACTCACTTAATGCGCAATCATAGCAGGTCCCCTCCGCATGGGACGCTAGGCATGAATTTCTAGCCTCCCAGTCTGGGTAGCAGATATATCTAGATAGTTTAGTTGATACCGAAGATGCTAAAGAATTACTAATTTTTTTGGAATAGCTATCAAACTTTAAAAATTCATAGCTCTCTAAGTGTTCCATAAGTTCCACCAACCCATGAGCCCAGGTTCCCCAGATAAATTTTATATCCGAGGATTTACAGTACTGTTCTAGATGTCTTATTGCTCTAATACTTGCATAGAGAGCTGCGTCTATGCTCACTGCTTCCTCGGGGGATATAGGTTTCTTAACTATTTTTGTAGAAGTGACTAGATCGTAATTATGGTTAGTGTATAGAGTCTTAAAGTATTTGCTTGCCTTATAAGACCTAGTAGATAAGATCCCATCTTCACCACCTATTCGCGATGCAATAATATTGCCATCGATAGGTATCGTAATCCTATAAGGATCAGGAAATACAGTAGCAAGATATTTAGGATTTCCATACCTAGAAAAATAAATAAATAGCTCGTCCACTAATCTGTCAATAGCTATTCCAGGAGATGCCAGCGTAGAAAAGGATTCAGTCCCTAGCTGCCGAGCAAGCAGGTCCCCCCATCTACCATCGTTTGGCACTCCTATTGCACTTGTATATGAACACCCAGCAATTAATAGTTCAGTGCCATCAGAAAATTCATTAGATCTGTATCCTAAAGAATTACGTTTAGTTTTAGGTTCAGAGTTGTAGGTATGCAGCGGCCCCTGATCTTTAGCCGTAGAGCTACTAAAAAACTTACCCCCATACAGGTACATCAAGTAGTCATCGTATCGATCAAACTCTGTAGATAGCATTATGGAGCTACTCGTCCATTCTTATTGAAGGCAGCATAAGTAACAGGCATCTTCTCAGCGAAGAATTCTTCCATTTTTTCAGCGACCATTTCAATCTCCCGCTGAGGGAAACTAGGAAAGTGAGTACCTTCGCGTGTAGTGCGTAGGGATAGGAAATTCATCATAGCGCGAGCATTCATGGTCACATACATAGAAGAGTAAATATTGACTGGAAGCACAGCACGAGCAACCTCGCGGGCAATTCCAGAATCCAACATACGCTTATACGCATTGTATGCATCGTCATTTGATCGCATGACTTCAGCAGGAACCATCATCCGCTGGGAATAGTCCCCGTCTTCGAAAGTGTAAGCGCCTGGCTTACCAACCTGAATCAGCTTGCGCTCAGGTCCTGGAACATAAAATACTGGGCTTAGCTCCTTGTAACGACCCGATTCCTCGTTGTAAGAAGCAATGCGGTGGCGCATGAACTCGCGGAACACAAAGATTGGCGCTTCAACATAGAAGGTAAAGGCATTGTGCTCGAATGGCGAACCGTGACGGTCGCGCATCAGGTAGTTGATTAGTCCTTCTTCTTTGGTTCCCATATCAACATTGCGACTATTACTGCTAGTAGACACACGAGCACTGCGAACAACTGCATCATCTCCACCCATTGATTGAATAAGTTCGACGGTAACGTCAGATCTAAATGTAATTCCAGTAGTCATAGGAATATCCTAACTCACTAAAGACCGCACTGTGGTGCATTATATGAATCCTCTAGGATGTTTTTTCTCTGAGATGCTAGCTTAACTACATACCATTTATCTAGTAACCCGACGACTTCGCGTATCGTATCGCAGTAAGTTACGACAGTTTCCCCCTCGGCAGCTGCTTCTTCAAGTATTTTGGCATATCTTTCTGCATATGCCCTACTTGTTATATAAGTACGATAGCCCTTCTTAATCAGATGGACTAGAGTTTCTAGATACTTATCTGCATCATCTACAGCTTCGACAATAGTATCATGACCATTGGAGTCAAGTAGCCAATCTCTATCGTTACCTATACTGGACTCTTTTTTAGTTTTTTGATATCCATCATTTAAGACATTTGCGTAATTACCATTAGCAAGTTGGTATCGATAAACTAGGTCACTACTTAATAACGAGAGCTCATCAATGTAAGTGGTGTGGATTCGAACACCTTCAGTGTCCGAATCTCTTCTCTTATAGTAAGGAAGTTGCTTAAATTCTGACGTAAAAGATCTAGCCAGTTCAGTTCCTCCGAGTACACAGACACTAATTAGCATTTTTCATCTTTCTATACGTAAATACAATTGTCTCCAGCCCCGCATGTATCTCTTTTTTAGCTGGAGGATTTGTGTTAGGTCTGTAAGCAAAAGAAGAATATTCAGTGCCACCAACTAAGTCTATAGACGACAGCCCATCGTTAGTGGTAACAGCTAGAGTGCCAGCATGTATGTACTCTATTACGTAGTCACTATCAAGTTCTGGCATCGGGGTGGACTCGTTAGATAGATATTTATAGTATCGAGCAGAGTCAATCTCCAACTCAGGGTCTAGGAACTCTTTAGCAGCCAACTGCTCCGTGTGGTGCCACCCAAAAAAGTATTCAAGAAGCCCATGAGTAATTACTAGACAGTCATGCTCGGCATCATAGATTTCAACTCTAGAATATGCTTCACCATCTTCTCCATTTATAACAAATCTATTTACCAAATCTCTATCAAAATCAGGTATCGCAGCAAAAATAGAGTAATGGTCGACAGCCGTAGCGCCGCTGGGATTGCCCCTATGGATTATTTGATTTTGCCGATTAATTTGATGATATCTGGCCATTTTAACTTCAGCCTCGGCATTCAGCTGAGAGGCCCTTTTAAGCATCTCGCTATTAAAGTCTACTAGCTCCCAAGGTTCCCCACCATCTAGCATCATTCTAATTTTAGAGATTGTAGCCTCTGCCCCGACGACACTAGCTGGAAGTATCTTAAGACTTCCACCCGCTGAGTTAAGTAGTTCAGCCAGTAAAGAGTACGACTCCCTAGTCCTATTAGTGCAGTCAATGACAAGTTGGAAAGATCCAGCTTCTGCCTCACTCAATAGCCAAGGTTTATAGTTGCTTATTGTAGTGGCATACTCATCCAAGCTTTGTAGCCCATCATTGTATGTTCTATACCCATCACCGTGAGGATCTGGAATTTCTACAACAAGATTTTTACCATAGCTAAGTGAGTTTCTACGAGTAAAGATGTGATATATAAATACTTTATTATTTAGCCCGTACTCAGGGAATCTCTTTATTTGATCAGTAATTTTCCTAGCAAGAGGTCCAAATCCAACTACAAGGATTCTCATTATCCAATGAGCCCATTGATTCGATCATGCATCGCCTCTAGTCTTACTAGCTCGCTCCTCATATTTTCAATAGCGACGTTTAAAATTTCTAGATCTTCTTCAGATACATTAGGGTTATTATCTCTAGACCACTCTAAATCTTCAGCTTCTTTACGAACTTTGCCAACTACCTCGAAGTGGTCCTGCACGTCCTTGAAGTGCGCCTCCCCTTTAGTGAAATACCAATGATCTGATGGACAGAAGTGGAACATGACTAGTACAAGCTCTGCATCCTCCCGATCTGTATGCTCCCTGTAATGGAAATCATCGCAGCCCATAAATGCTAATGCTTCGCCTTCTGGTATGTCTAATCCAATTCGATCTTCATCAGTACCAAACCAGATAGGCCACTCGACGTTAGACTTAACGCAATAGTTAATCGTGTAAATGTTTGCATTAGTGTCATGATGACCTACCAAATGTGATTTAGCGTCATAGCTAAGCAGGATACTGTAAGTTGCCTTTAGTGTCTCATCATCAAAAACTTCCTTGGCAATCGGCTCAAGAATTTCATTAAATTTAGCTAGGCCTTTAGCTCGTCGTACTTCCCTATCGCTGATGTCATCGAAGTAGTATTTCTTATCGGGACTCAGGTACTCATCAACAACCCCTAACAGCTCAATCCGCTGGTTTTCGGTAAATATGTTCTTTAGAGGTACTGGATCAAAAAACACTAGGCTACCCTCCAAAAGACAAAAAGTCTACAGTTGACACCGTCCACGGTTTTACCGAGCGAGAACTCATTCCAGCTAGCTCTATCAAACCAGATAACATCCCCGATATCTCCGTTATAGGAATCTTCACCTAGAATATCTCGATCTCCGCTGTAGTCGCGTCCAAGCTTGGACATGTAAATGACTCCGATAACAAGCGCCTCATCGGGTAGAGATGGCTTAATATCGTTAGCACTAAGTACTACTTGCTGTTGAGTTAGTTTAGTTCGATCATCGTCGTGTCGCCCTACGTGAAATAGGTTTATGGAGTTGATTGAAGAGCCAATTCTGATGTTAAGGGGCTCAGCGACGTGCACACCATCAGGACTCTCTACAATAAGGTCAGTCCCATTTTCTAGAATGTAGGAGAGATATTCTCTAATCTGGCTTCTGGACAAATAATTTGCCAACATATTAATACCCATGCGGCTATCTTATCACTCAGTTAGTCAGTTAATTTATAGCTGACCCTAGCGACTCTGCCCCAAGGAAACAAGGTCAGTCGACTTGGATCCCCTCCGATCGCTAGGTATATGCCCTGCGACAGCTCATTTTTGACGACCCCTTCAAATACTAAGCCATCTTCCAAAATAATGACTGCCCACATTCCAGCAGTTCCGCTACTTTGATATTCACTAACTACTGACATTTTCAATCTCCTCTGCCACATGGCACTGGCAACCGCAGCGGTGTCCAGGGAATTCAAGTATACAGATCTTGTGATGGCCAGTTATGCACCAACCAAATAAAGTCCGCTTCTCAACCAGATCATCTTTCATACTTAATCCTAATTTAACTATATTAATTGATATAATTTGGCTATGCAAGATGCCGCACACAACTCTACTCCATTTGATCACTGGGTGATAGATGATTTCTTTGATACCGCCACCGCAGTGCAGCTTGCCTCCGATTTCTATGAGTATGACGATCCTAGATGGCTAACCCGACACTCAAACGAATTAGAGGATAAGAGGATCTCAACGCACTGGGACGGATATCCAAAAAGCATATATGCAGCTTTTTTCTATCTATGCTCCCAAAAGTTCATAAATCAGCTAGAGACACTTACAGGAATAGAGGGGCTAGTATCGGACTATGGACTTCATGGTGGAGGGATGCATATACACAGTGGAACCACTGGAAAGCTGAACTTACATCAAGATGCAGAGCTTCATCCTAAATTAGGACTAAAGCGTAAACTAAATATAGTAATCTACTTAAACCCCCACTGGCAGCCCACCTGGGGAGGTAACCTCCAACTGTGGTCAGCAGATGAGAGTGGTAGTCCTGGAGAATTAGTCAAGGAGATAGAACCTAGCTTCAATAGAGCTATAATTTTTGACACCACGCAAAATTCATGGCATGGGCTGCCAGAAAAACTGTCTGCAACAAGGGGGCAGAATAGAAAAAGTATCGCTCTCTTCTATTACATAAAAGATGATAGTACAGTAGAGGGCCATAGAACTCGAGCCATGTTTGCCCCATCTAAAGATCAGCAGGATGATCCTGCAATTTTAGATGCCATCCGAGAAAGACTATCCGTGCCACCCGTCTACGGGGAGGGGGGGGGGCAGACTCAGTGGTCTAGCCTAGAGTAGAATTTATCAGCAATATGAGCATGCATATGCACTCCCATATGCTCTTGCTTATCGGTTGCCTCATCAAAGCAGCAGTTACCGTGCTTGTCTCTCAATTCTTGGTGGCAATCAAGTTTAGAGAAGTCATCTACACAGCTACCCTCCAGATAGAAAAATTCCATATCTATATAGTTATCAAAGTTAGTGTACGGAAGATGGGTCTCAGATAACTTCAAGTCGCTAAAATCCCTCTCGTCTTCTGCAGTAGTAGTTAAGTCTCTGACATATCGAGTCAGGTAATCTAATCTAAAGTCCCATGTAGCCCAGACTAGATTAATTCCAGCCTCTTTACAGTATTCAGAGAAATGAGCCAAGGCCTGACCAGATGCAAAATATGCAGCTTCAGCATTTAATACTTTATCAATAGGGAAAGGGCGCTTAGCGTACTTAGGAGTATCAGCATTCTTCATAGACCTATTCGTGTGGGTTAATCTAACTGGGTTGATGCTGCCAGTATTAAATTTTTCTTCTACGCAATACCTAGAGTTAGTAATAGTGTCGAATCTAGAAAAGTCAGGGAGTAGTAGCGCAACTACTTTAGGCTTGCCATATCGTTTAATATGATGCATGACTGCACTAATGGCAGTTTTAGTCCCCCACCCAGGGACTGCAAGAGTCGCAGTAGTCAGCCCTAATTGCTCGCCTAGAAGAGTTGACCATCTCCCATCTTCATGTACACCTTGACCAAAAGTATGCGAGCACCCAGCAGCAATCAACTCAGAGGGGCCAGAGTACTCACGGTCCCTATATCCATAAGAGTTCTGATTATATATGTGCACTGAGTCTACAGTTTCTGACCAGTCGGGCATATCCTCGGAATTACGCGTACGCAGGGCATAAATACCAAATATAGATAGAAGTTGCTCTTTAGTGTAGATTCCAGTATCTTCCCAAAGAGAGGGGTCGAGTTCTAACTTTAGGTCTTCACTATAATCTCTATTAGGATTTTTTGGATAAGAGTGTCCCATTAGCTAGTAACTCCAGTAGATCCAAATCCACCATCGCCTCTATCGGTTTCAGTTAGGGCGTCTACAATTTCAAACTCAGCATATTCAACCTTTTGGATTACCAGCTGGGCAATGCGGTCGCCAGCTTTAACTTCAAAGTCGAGCGACCCAGTATTCAACAAGATGACACCAACTTCTCCACGATATCCAGCATCGATAGTTCCTGGAGCATTGAGCACAGTAATTCCATGCTTTAACGCCAAACCACTTCTAGGGTGTACCAATCCAACATATCCCTCAGGGATTGCAATCTTAATGCCAGTCTTAACTAAAACTCGTTGGCGGGCAGCAATGCGTACATCTTCCGATGAAACTAGATCAGCTCCAGCATCACCGCGAGTAGCGTACTTAGGCAGGATATCCCCAACAACTTTAATCTTCACGCCCACCGATGTACTCCTTCATTTTTTAGGGTTCCTCTACAAAATGGACACAGGCCACTAAATAGAAATTCTAGTTTATACCAGGCACCGCATTTATGGCAGCAATCCTTATCATTACTCATTATCGTTTACTTCCAGTTCGGCTCTCTTAGCAGCCATCTTTTCTTTATGTTCAATGGCCAAATTGGCTACCGTTTGATTTTTATAATGAACTCGCTTAATACGGTCAGGATAGAAACTTCTCATAGTTTCCATATGCCTAGGTCCGCCATAGACGTCCACCCAGACTTTGCCATCAGATGTAGTTACATGTTGTACAAATCGAAATCTACCACGTTCGCCAGAGATTTTCAACTCAGTGCCTTTGGAAACGTGACGTCCATTTATCTGTATCTCAGTGAGATACACCCAACCATCATTAGGCTTTGGCCCCACGGGTAGGCTTGGCTTTTTCTTGCGCCCCATTAAAATCCTCTTCCAACTGTAACCATTCGATAATATCGGGATTGTCTTTTATGAACGATAGCATAGGTGCTTCCCAAATTCCAATGAAATGATGTTCCCAAACATCATAATCATCTTTTGGCTTTGGCTGAACTTGACCAGAGTACACCATAGTTATGACATGGATGATTTCATGTAGAAGAGTTTGTTGTTTTTTAGTGAAAGCAATATTGGCATCTATCACTATTAGGTTACCCTGATCAATAGTGTAGCCATAAGAATTGTCATTTAGGGTGCCGTCAGACTTGATCGTGCGCTCTTCAATCTTGAAGATCTGACCGCCAATTTTAACCTTCTTCGGAGTCCCCATCTGTAGTCCCTACAATAGTGGCGTATAGTACATTTTAATACTAGAAGGATACCATTATACGGTGCCTAGGACTCTGGTAAAATAAGGGCATGAACTTTGAATTTTTCGATGAAACCCCTATAGCCATTACTCGAGACATCTTGACCGATGAAGAGTGCATTCTTCTACACAACTATGCAGTGGAGACTAAGCTTGCAGAGACTGAAGAATCTCGGGCACAGATGGAAATAGATAGTAAATATGGTGAGTCAGCATTCATTCAGCTAGATCACACTATCACTAGAGATGTTGGCCGACTTAAGGACTTCTGGGGGTCTAAGAATGTCCACACCAAGCTTGGACCAAAGCATATCCAGGACATTATCGAAAAGTTGCAGCATAACCTGATCCCAGTAATTGAGGAATATTTAAGACTAATTAACAATCCTAAAAAGTTTGTCGATCCAGGTGCAATTAAGTTTGATCCAATCCACGTCTATTCAGCAGGGCACAGCTTCAATAATCATGTTGACTGCCATGAGTTTGCACTCGTTTTCTACGTGAGCAACCCAGACCAGTTTGTTGGTGGAGATCTTGTATACGATGCTGGACCGAGAGTTACACCTTCTAGAGGCGCTTTAGTCATCTCACCATCTGATATGCCGCATGAAGTATACGAAGTGACTGATGGCTTTAGATGTAGCCTAACCAACTTTTTCTCGGCGCAGGATGATGCCTGGGCCGCTCATAGGGCTAATAACTAAGAATTAAAAATTAACAGATGCTTCATCTAATTGATCTATAGGGTAGTCGTACGAGACCTTGCGATCTATTTCTTGAAAGACAATAATTAGATCCAGCCTTACCCCCGTCACAACTTCAACTATCTCCCAGTCGTTTAGCCTTTCATTTCTATGAATAACTACATCGGATCTGGCAGGCCTGAACCCCTCTCCGTTATTTAAGTAGAGGGTCTCCCCAGAATAGTAGTCATCAGGGTGGGAGGCAGTGACTATTGCAGTGTATAGAATTTCGTTATTCTGATTGTACAGCCCGTACTCTTCTTTATATGTTTGCACGTCTTCCGTGCGCAGAATAGAAAAACTCCTAGGTTCTAGTTGGCCACAGACTGCATAAGTCTTATAGATATGGTCCCTAGCAATATCTTGAACTTTCTGCACTACTCCCATAGAATCCCATTCATCAGGTCGGTATTGTAGGGTGCGCACTTGACTAATATCTAAGTCAGTAGTATTAGCTGAAAGCTTAGAGTTAATAAAATTTTCTAATGCAGTACTCTCTTCAGGGGAGATAACTCCAGATAAGGTGTCAAATTTTTTCTCCAGGTATCTATTTTCTTTTGTAAAAATAGGATCTTCATAGAACTCTTCTTTAGAGCTTTCAGGATTTAGTTTAGGTTCGGATCTCATCAGTATATAAAGTCTCTCTTTGGCTTTTTCTTAGGAAATAAGCAATATTTAATTTTCAGGTATGCACGTTCTATGTAGTATGCAATCTTCATCACGATATGACACCCTTCTCGTAGTAGGATTCCCAGGCAAAAACATCTACGTCATCATTTAAAACTGGTTGACCTTTTATATTCAAACTAGTATTCAATAGAATTGGAACTCCAGTTTTTTGATAGAAAGCACTTAGTACAGCATACAACCCTGGGTGCTGCTCTTTATTTATTGTTTGAACCCTAGAAGTGCCGTCAGCATGCACAACGCTAGGTATAAGCTCTGGCTTTAGGCATCTAGGAGTGAATTGCATATATGGCGAGGCATAGGTCATATCAAACCACTCACTTGCATACTCCTCCATTACTACAGGAGCAAACGGCCTAAACAGCTCACGCTGCTTAATTTTATTTACCTTGTCCTTGATGTCAGGATCACGAGGATCAGCGAGAATACTACGATTCCCGAGAGCTCTTGGTCCATATTCTGCTCTTCCACTAGCTACTGGAGCTATCTTATCTTTAATAAGTGCTTCTATTATCTTATCCACTGGATACTCTCCAGAGATGTCTGTTCCAAGATATGGCCCTTGCCAGTCTAGCTTTTTGCCGTAAACAATTGCTGCTGCTCCAAGAGACGATCCAGCATCCCCTGGGTTAGGCATAATCCAGATATCATCAAATAGATCCCATAGCTCAGTATTGGCCTTACTATTTAAAGCGCAACCACCCATGAATACAAGATTAGACTTACCAGTTTTCTTCTTTGCATAGAGCATAAAGTCCCAAAGCCTGAGCTCATAGACTTTCTGAACAGCAGCAGCTATGTCGAACCGATCCTGCTCTGTTATTCCCTGACCCCAGTTATCTATACCTTTATGAAAGTTGTACGTTTGATAATTAAATCTAGGGAAGTAGTGGAGAACCTTGTAGTAGTACTTAGTCCAGTCGCCATAGGCAGCCATACCCATCATGATGTACTCCTCCTCATTAGGTTTTAACCCAATAAGGTCGGTGAAGGCGGAGTAGAACAGACCATAACTAAATGGGTACTTCCAACGCTTGACTTGCCTAAGCTCGTCTCCCTGACCCATCCAGATCGAGCTGGTAGTGAATTCACCAATAGCGTCTAGGACAACAACAACTGCATCATCAAATGGTGAAGTGTAGTACCCCGCTGCCGCATGTGAGTGATGGTGGTATGCGGTGTAAGTAGGAATATCACGCAATTCTGGCATGCTCTTATAGAAAGGCTTACCGCCACCAAGCCCACCGCGCGAGAATATGCGCCACTTCTTTAGCCATCTGTCCTCATAGTAGGCAATTTGATCAGGTTTGCCATATGATAGTGCCTCTAAAAGCAGCTTTCTATTGGTGTACCAATCATTTTTCTTCTTGGAATACCGTTCAGCATGCGCAGCAAAAAGTATTTGGCCATTTTCAACAACAGAGACAGCCGCATCGTGTGTTGTTTCATTTATACCAAGTATTCTCATACTTGAAGTTTATCTAAAAATGCACTGGCGTAGTGGAGATGCTCGTGAGCACCCATATGAGCATGGAAATTGCCAAGTTTTCTATCATTAGCTACAGTAAAAAATTCCTCGCAGGTTAGTTTGTAGTCCTGATGGCAATCTTTAGTGAATAGGCCACCATCTTCTTTATCCACATCTACGGGTATATAGTCTGTAGTACCCAAAGTCGAGGCTAGATCTCTAAAGACACCATCCCAGGATGACCAATGGAAATCTATTCCAAGGGAGCTGCAGTAGATTTTGAGTATATTTATTGATTGCATGCCAGATCTCACAGCATCAAGAGCAGTGTTAACATGCTCCACACCATGAGGACGCTTTGATATCGACGCTCTATGCTCTGAATCATATGCTTCATAAGTAGCTGGATATACACCTCGAACTCTTTCCGAGGCCAAGAATGATGGCACGTATCCTCTATCTATTTTTAGATATCGCTCATCTATTAGTATTTCCGATCTAGTTATATTAGGAAATAGACATAAAATATATTTAGGTTTTTTATTAGTTGCCAGGTATGCAAATATCATCCTAACTATTTTCTCAGTTGACCACCCTGGCCCAGACAGGTTCGCATAGCTCAAGCCTAATTTATTGGCAATGATGGACCCCCATAAATACTCTCTATCAGGAATACCAATTCCCCAGGTCTGGGAGCAGCCAGCATAGACAATATCGGCGTCCAAAAATTCAGGCGAACGGTACCCAAAAGAGTTTTTATCCGTGTAAACGGTATCTTCAAAGTCGGTATATATATGAGAGGTATCTACTGGAGGTAGCTCAAGTTTCAGGACATAGTCTGCTACAGACTTTGCTACTATTGTAGAGTTTTCTCCCAACGAGAGCATTACACTAGATTCGTCACTCATATGAATATTATAGTAGACTATATGCATGACAGACTCCAAGCTACCTTACACCCTGGTAAAGGGCGTTCTAACCCCTTCTCAATGCGCGGCATATAGAACTTGGATAGAGACATATGCAGTAGCGGATGCTTTTAGACCAGGGTATCGACTATCTACTGTTGGTATCTCGGAGCTTTACAATGAAAATAATTCATTTCTACAACCATTAAGAGTGCTTCTGAATAAGGTAGAAAGTCACTTTAGAAGTAACTACGACATAAAGCACACCTTTGATATGAAGCGTCTATACGGAAATATCATGGACACTGGTGCTCACAATCCAGCGCACGATGATGATGGCGACCATTACGATGGTAAGCCAAGCGTAGAGCTACACTATTCATCTATCCTTATGTTGAATAGCGATTACGAGGGCGGAGAACTCTATTTCCAACACCATGGATTAGAAGTTAAGTTAGAGGAGGGGGACCTCATCATGTTTAGAGGTAACGCCGAGAACTTACATGGAGTCCACACAGTCAAAGAGGGACGTCGATTCAACTTTATATTCTTCTTTAGAGACTATATACCTAGTAGTTTAGCTTCCGAACCCCAAGCAAAAGAAGTCATGGAGTAGCGAGTACCGTTACTGACAGGATTTACCCCGTGCAAATTTCCAGCATGGTGAATAAGTAAGACACCTCGCTTAGGCTTATATTCAATTCCATATTCTGGATAGCAGATTTCGCCCCCATCGAAGTCACTATTGAGGTATACAAGTATCCCAAACCGACACTCAGCATTCCTGTTATCGATCATATTTTCATCTTCGTTATCGCGATGAAGACCGACTGGGTGCAAAGTTTCAGAGTTTCTAACAATTGTTCCAGTCGGAACCATCCGATTAGTGCCTGTAAAAAGCAAGGAAATTCTGTAATTTATGTCTTGTATTTTATATTTTGCTTCGCGCATTTTAGCGACATGTAGAGACTTACCAGCATAGTGGCCATCATGAGGGTTCAAATTATCGACCCTCCACCCCTCCTCATCGGTAGATTCAGCTATGCGTAGAAGAGTATCTACTTCATCATCAGTTAGGAAGTTTTCGTACTCCCAGAGTCTATCTTTGACAAGTTCTTTAAGAGGCATATAAGAAGTATATCAACGCCATATAACCTAGATTTACACAATTTAAAATCTAAGTTTGCGTGACTTTATGCATATTATGTTTTGTACATTAACTATGCAAATAGCGGTGTTTAGTATGTTATATTTAATACCTTAGTTTCCGCGATATTGGACAGTACCTAAATCTTTTGTAGTATCAGAGCTAAGCTTAGCCACCACCTTGACCATAGTGTCTTGGCCAAGTCGAATAGCAACTACTCTAGAGGTAGCACTAGATGATACAGATCCAGCCATATACCAGAGGTCAGTACCCAGCGGTGCGGTATATATGTCATAGCCAATAGCTCCTGCCATCACACTCCAAGACACATTTACAGCTCCAGATCCAGCTCTCCGCTGAGATGCTACAACGGTGCCCTGCAGTTTAGTAGGCAGGTTAGGGACTGGCTCAAATCCGTTAGGTATTCCAGTTCCAACTGTAGATAATTCGTTTGTAGGGGCTCCCAGGCCAGCACTAGTTTTCGAAACTACTCTATAGGTATCTAAGGATCCAGCCCCTGGCTGAACTATTGCGTAGTAGGTATTTGTAGTCTCACTGAGGTTGGCCCAGCTCCCACCCCTGAGAATTTGAACGATATACGACGGGACAGTGGCACCACCGTTATAGTTAGGCACACCCCAAGTAAGCGTGTAGTTTTTAATCTGGAAGTTTTGCGGAGCACTAGGAAGTCCATAAGGAGCGTAGAAAGAGGTTAAAGTCCCTTCAGAGAGTTTCACCCCGCCTCTACCGTATGGAACTACCTTGACTACGTAGTCCGTGTTGCTATATAAGTTATCCACCCTCAGCTCCGTGTAAGAGGTGTTAGCGGTGTAGATGTAGCCAGCTTGCCCCCTACGTCCAATTTTTACCGAGTAGTAGTTGACATTATCCTTGGGAGTCCAAGCTAACGACACGGACTTGGCCGTGACGTTCATAATAAACACGTCCTGAGATACAGAAGACCTGTCTAACATTGGGGCTGAGGGTGTCGTCACAGGCACTCCTGCAACTACCCTAGACACCATAGCTATGTCGTTGTATGTAGATTTGCCTCCGACTACTACAGATTTATCAGATAAGGCATGCAACATTGCTTCAGCCGATGTAGCTGTAGATGCAAATCCACTAGAAATGTAGGTGGCAATAATTCCAGAGACAAAGGGGCTGGCTTGAGAAGTACCACTCTTTTGTACCGAACCTGAGTGATTAGAGGGGGTATTAGAAGCGATACGTGACCCTGGCGCAAAGATGTCTACGCATATGCCCCAGTTAGAGAACGGAGATTTTGTATCACCATTGTCTACAGAACCAACAGCAATCACCCCAGGGGCACTTGCTGGAGAGCTGGTGCAGGCATCGACATTAGAGTTGCCAGCAGCAGATACTACAACTAGACCAGCGGAAACCAGTCTGGAAGTAGCGGCGTTTACCGCATCATCTTTTGGCCCACCTAGGCTCATGTTCACTATGCCGAGCGAACCCCTCGCGTGGTTGGCCAGTATCCAATCAATCCCTGCAGTTAGCGTGGAAGTCTTGCCCTGTCCAGAGCAATTCATCACTCTAATAGGTACAATCGTCGCCTTCTTAGCTACGCCAAAATACGTGCCAGCAGCTATACCTGCAACGTGAGTACCATGGCCGTGACAATCAGCCTGATCTAAATTCTCCCCAAACGAGTCAAAACCATCTACCACGCGTCCACCAAAATCTGGGTGCGACGCATCTACTCCCGTATCTACTATGTAGATACGTACAGCTTCGCCCGAGGAGCCGTAAGTATATGAACCATCTTTAATTCCGTCTATGCGGTCTAATGGCCAAGGTGCTCCCCCCTGGGTCCCCATAACACTGAACGTATGCTCGATAGCTGAGCTAGTTGAAATGTTAACTCCCTGCATGGCAGTTATTGCACTAGCGGCAACTAAGGCAGTACTAGTTAGTTTTCTGATCATAGATAGAAACTAGCATAATTCTTATAGTTATGCAACTATATGGGCAGCGTAACAAATAGTAGACTGGAGTAATGCCAGAAATATACTATCTAGAACGTGGAGTTCTTTCTGCTCAAGAGTGTAGCGAGTTAGTGGAGCACATAGCTCAGACAGCCCAGGACGATCACCGCCCTGGCTACCAACACTCGGGAATTCTAATCTATGACATTCTGGCAGGAGAAGTTCCAGCGCCAGTTGCCCCAATTCGCAAGGCCATAAAGATAGCTAACTCCATATTCAATGAGAACTACGAATTCAGATATAACAGATTTGAACTGAAGCGCCTATTTGGCAATATTATGCATAAGGGAGCTCTAAACGAGCCTCATGATGATGATGGCGATGTATATCCAGAAAAACCAGCCGTAGAGGAGCACTACTCCTGTGTTCTAATGCTAAACAGTGACTACCAGGGCGGGGAGCTATACTTCGAGCATCATGGGGTAGAAGTGCGCCTAGAGGCGGGAGACTTGATAATGTTCCGAGGGAACGCAGAAAATCTCCACGGCGTACGTCAAGTGACGGACGGAACTAGGACTAACGTCATTATCTTCTTTAGAAACTTCGAGCTAGACGCGCCTTACGATGAAGATATCTGGCTAGATTTTATAGCTGAACAGTGACTCAGAGCGGATAGGGAGAATCGAACTCCCGCCTTCAACTTGGAAGGATGAGGCACTACCATTATGCAATATCCGCAGGTGAGGTAGTCCACATGGTGAAAGGACAGTATCTGCAGCCTGACCCGCTACCTCGCTGCCCCTGCTGGACTCGAACCAACAACCTTAGAGTTAACAGCTCTCTGCTCTGCCATTGAGCTAAGGGGCAAAATTAGAGCCAGACCTGCCGCGGCAAAGGGTCTGGCCCCCAGTATCCGTAATCGTTAAATCCTAGCGGACCTATAGAGCAGCAATACTGTTTGTGGAGATGGGGGGAATTGAACCCCCGTCCGATCAAAAATAAACTATTCTTCTACAAGCTTAGGCAGTGAATATTTCGGAGACTGCACTGCCACATCTCCTGGTGCTTCAGTTTTACGTCTCCAGCATGGACGTGGTGCAGGGTGTTCTATTTATTTAAAGCCTAAGTGCCCAGTTAGAACTACTGCTGCTTAGGGGTACTAACAGTTATTAGGCTGCTAGTGCGAATGCTGAACGTGAGTTTGCATTTATTGCTTTGCCCGATTTAAGAGGTACAGGCTTCTCTGCTTGCTTCACTAGTTTGTTGAATGACCGTCGAAACCTGTCATCCCCTCTATTTAGTTATATAAAAAGTATACGTTACTTTTTTGTAACTAAACGACGCTTCTCTGAGTCCCAAACTTTAGGATACTTCTTTGAAGTTTTGCCATTCTTGCGGTCAGTTGTTGTTTTAGAAGGAGCTGGTGCTCCACCCTTGCCTTTTGCCATTATCTCTTCCTTTTTTACTGAGTTGCGGAGGCAGGATTTGAACCTACGATCTCTAGATTATGAGCCTAGCGGGCTACCGAACTGCCCCACTCCGCGTCGTTGGATTATTTAAATGTCGATGCCACGATTTGTTGCACGCCAAGTAGAAGGGGCATGGTTTGCCTCTACTGCCTTTTTGTGATCAGTGTCTTCATACATTCTCACAATGTGGATGCATGGGTCTGCCCCATCCTCGAACTCAGCGTCCTCTGGTTCAGATGTAGGTAGTCCGTCATGGGTGTAGCAGACCGCTGGTCCACACCATCCTTTTTCTACACCATGCTTAAGCCATGCTTCAAAATCTTCCATACATAAATAATAAACCCTACCTGACATAGTGTCAAGTAGGGTTATTACTTTTAGGTATTAGAGACCAGTGTCAGATGATGAAGGCTCTTCAGCAGCATTTTTGTTGCCAGCCTGCCCACCGAACGCAGCGTTAATCTCGGCAACATCAAGTGCGCCATCAATCATGTAAGCGCGTGACAGGTTCTCTGCTACGTCCATTACACCAATAAATGCAGCCATTGCGCCTGCCTGCCAGAGTTCAACTCCAGCAATCGAACCACCAGCAAATGTTCCGCTTACACGAAGAATAATTAGTGCTGCAGTTCGTCTGAATACTTCAGCGAATACTCCCATTAGAAGCTCCTAGGATAGATGTGATTAGTTATCGCCTCTCTCCCAAGGGCACTCTAATTATACCACTCTAAGCTGCACGTCTGTTCCTCCTGAGAGAGTTACGCTGAGCCTCGGTAGTGCCACCCCATATACCCATAACATTTGCCTTCAGCGCGTAAGCTAGGCAGTCAAATTTAAGCTCGCAGCCACCGCAGACTGACTTGGCTTGCTGAATACTAGGGTAAGAGCTACCTATAATTCTCCCCTGGTAGTCTTCCGTATCTACAGAAAAGAATAGTTCTGGATCAACCTCGGCGCATGCTGCCTCACCTTCAAATACAAATTTAGGGATTTCTGCATTCAGAGAGGCTTTAGATGCCATAGGTATATATCCTTTTTTTTAGAAGTACCTATATTCTAATTAAATACAATTAGAAGTGCAAGTTTCAAGGTAAAGAAAACCCTCCCGAAGGAGGGTTTCTTTATATCTAGACTAGAAGTCCCAGTCGTCATCTTCCGTTGACTCATGCTTGCCCATAACGTAGCTTGAACCAGAGCCAGAGAAGAAGTCGTGGTTCTCGTCAGCACTAGGCGATAGAGCCGACAGGATAGACGGATTGACGTTTGAAATTTCCTTAGGGAACAACGCATCGTAGCCAAGGTTCATCAGAGCCTTATTAGCATTGTAGTGTAGAAACTTCTTAACATCTTCTGTAAGACCCAGTTCATCGTAAAGATCTGCAGTGTACTTAATCTCATTCTCATAGAGTTCCATGAGAAGGTCATAGGTATATGCCTTCAGCTCTTCCTGGCGCTCAGTAGATTCTTCGGCTAGTGCTAGCTGGAACTTGTAGCCAATGTAATAACCATGTACGGCTTCATCGCGAATGATCAACCGAATTAGGTCTGCTGTGTTTGTCAACTTTGCACGGCTTGATAGGTACATCGGCCAGTAGAAGCCCGAGTAGAACAGGAATGATTCGAGCAGAGTCGAGGCAACCTTGCGCTTTAGCGGGTCAGTCCCATGGTAGTAACCAAGAACAATCTCGGCCTTCTTCTGAAGGTAAGGGTTCTCTTCTGACCATCTAAATGCTTCATCAATTTCTTCAGTCGAGCATAGGGTCGAGAAGATTGATGAGTAGCTCTTAGCGTGCACTGACTCCATGAAAGCGATGTTGGTTAGGACAGCTTCCTCATGCTGAGTGCGGGCATCTGGAATTAGACTGACTGCACCAACGGTTCCCTGGATAGTGTCTAGCATTGTCAAGCCAGTAAATACTCGCTTAGTAATGCTCTTCTCCTGGTCAGTTAGCAATCCCCATGCTTGAATGTCATTAGAGATCGCCACCTTCTCAGGCAGCCAGAAGTTGGCTGTTAGACGGTTCCAGACATCAAGGTCGATTGGATCTTGAAGTCTATTCCAGTTAACTGGTCTGGTTATAGCTGGCATGATACGCATCCTTCTACGTCGGTGCCCTCTAGGGCGTTTTGTCTAATACGGATGTAGTAGATAGTTTTAATACCCTTCTTCCATGCGTAAATCTGTGCACGGTTGACATCGCGGGTGGTTGCGGTGTCCTTGAAGAACAAGGTGAGTGATAGACCCTGGTCAACGTGCTGGGTTGCAGCCGCGTAGACATCAACAATCTTTTCTGGGCCAATCTCGTAAGCATCCTGGAAATATTCCATGTTGTCATTAGTTAGTCCAGGAGCTGGGTAGTAAACGCGACCTAGCTTGCCTTCTTTACGCACTTCGATAGCAGCAGCAATCGGGTGAATCGAGCTAGTTGAATTGTTCACGTAGCTAATTGAGCCAGTCGGCGGAACAGCCTGTAGGTTCTGGTTGTAGATTCCGTGCTCCATTACGAAGTCACGAAGTTCTTGCCAATCCTTCTTCTTAGGGATGCGGATCTTAGATTCCTTAAATAGCTGAGAAACCTTTTCAGTGGCTGGCTCCCACTTTTCGTTGATATATTTATCGAAGAACGAGCCATCAGCATACTTAGACTTCTCGAAACCATCGAACGGGCTCTTGGTCTCCTGAGAGAGCTCAGCAGAAGCCTTTAGGGCGTTGAACAGGATAGTCATGAAGTACATATTAGTGAAGTCAATAGACTCCTCGTCACCGTAGTACATGCGGGCCTGACCGAAGTAGCCGTGCAAGTTCATCTGGCCAAGACCTATGGCACGTGACTTCTTGTTGCCTTCAGCAATCGACATGACAGATTCGATATAACTGAGGTCTGCCACGGCAGTTAGGGCCTTAATAGCAGTCTTTACTGACTTAGCAAAGTCTGGAGACTCCATCATCTTTGCTACGTTCATCGAACCAAGGTTGCAAGAGATGTCCTTGCCGATCTCGTTGTAGCTGAGGTCAGCGTTGTAGGTGGTCGGGGTGTTGACCTGAAGAATCTCTGAGCAGAGGTTCGACATGTTGATGCGGCCCTCAATTGGGTTAGCGGCATTTACAGTGTCTTCATACATGATGTATGGATACCCAGACTCAAACTGAAGTTCCGCAATACGTTCAAATAGTTCACGCGCCTTGATCTTGGTCTTCTTGATGCGAGCATCGTCAACCATCTCCTGGTACTTCTCAGTAACCGAGATGTCGCCGAACGGGACTCCATAGACGTTTTCTACGTCGTATGGCGAGAACAGGTACATATCTGCGTTTTCTTTAGCGAGCTCAAGGGTGACGTCTGGGATTACTACACCAATAGACAAGGTCTTGATACGGGTCTTCTCATCAGCGTTCTCACGCTTGGTGTCTAGGAATCGAAGAATATCTGGGTGGTGAGCATTCAAGTAGACAGCACCCGCACCCTGACGTGCACCCAGCTGGTTTGCATAGCTGAATGAGTCTTCGAGAAGCTTCATAACGGGGATAATACCTGAGCTCTGGTTCTCAATCTTCTTGATTGGAGCACCAAACTCACGTAGGTTGCTTAGATTAAGGGCAACGCCACCGCCGCGCTTTGATAGCTGTAGTGCCGAGTTGATACCACGAGCAATCGACTCCATATTGTCTTCGATACGAAGAAGGAAGCAAGAGACAAACTCGCCACGCTGCTTCTTACCAGCATTTAGAAAGGTAGGAGTTGCAGGCTGAAACCGACCCGAGATTATCTCATCTACTAAATCTCTTGCTAGATTCTCCGAGCCCTCGGCTAGCATAAGGGCGTTCATTACGATTCTATCTTCAAAGCGCTCTAGATAGCGGTCACCATCAAAAGTCTTTAGTGCGTATGAGGTGTAGAACTTGTAGGCACCAACAAAGGTAGGGAAGCGGAACTTATGGGCGTATGCCTGCTTGAATAGGTCCTTGACAAATTCCTCAGAGTAGCGGTCTAGAACCGACTTCTCATAGTAGTCGTTATCTACTAGATAGCCAAGCTTCTCTTCTAGGGAGTGAAAAAACACTGTGTTCTGGTTCACGTGATCAAGGAAATATCGGCGTGCAGCCTCTTTATCCTTATCAAACTGAATCTTGCGGTCATCGCTCCATAGGTTGAGCATTGCATTTAATTCGTGATAGCTGTAGTTATCCACAGTTGTTCTAGCCTCTCGGTTACTTGTTCGACATCATCTGATGTACCCAGTATTTCTACGCGATACAGCAAGGGTACACCTGTTTTTGCTGAAATCATCTCGGCAGCCTTGCAATAGTGGTCACCAAAATTGGTATTGCCTAATCCGACAACACCGCGCAATAAGTCTCTGTTAGCCTCGATATTTAAAAATTTCTTGACCTGCTTAGGAATTGTATGGCTATCATTCCCGCCCCCATAAGTGGGGACAAATAATACATATGGATAAGTGACTACTAGGGGGCTATCCTTATCCCATTTGAGTGGGATTCTAGTAGCTGGTAGACCTAACTTCTCAACAAATCTTTTGGTATTTTCCGAAATATTGGAGAAATAGACTAGGCCATACACTTTTAGAGTGCAGAAAGTAGATCAGGGCGGAAGCCTGACCAGTGGTCGTCGCCAGCAATTACAACTGGAGCTGCCTGGTAGCCAAGAGCCTTAACAGTATCCATCGCTGCTGTATCTTGACTCAAATCGACTACTTCGAATGTCACGTCCTTCATTGTCAAGTATTTCTTAGTGCTTTCGCACTGGACACATGATGGGAGAGTGTACACAGTTACCATTTTATTGGTACCTTTCGAGGTAGAGATGAGAAATCCTGACGCTTTTTGGTAGAAAACTACCTACGTCAGGACTGGCTGGATAACCAGTATAGAACAAAATCTAGTAGCTGATTTTTATTCTTCTGCTAATAGTAGTGAATCGGCTATCTCTTTGCAAATCGGGCAGATTGGGAACTTTTTAGGGTCCCTAGACGGGATAAAAATTTGACCGCATATCGCAACAACTGGCTTACCTAGTATGTACCCTTCAGTAACCGAGACTGATTCAGCATAGTGAGAAAATTTAATTTCGTCACTATCTATGGTGGTGGAAAGCACCCCTGGGTCATCTAGTAATCTGGCCATAAACATAGTATAGCCCCAACATAAGGGATGCAGCCATGCGGTACAATTAAGTGAACTGTATTCCCACTCTCCAAGCCGAAATGAGTCCAGTTGAGCGCCCCAGCAGCACTGTACAATATCGTAGCCGATCAAGGCTCGACACTTTCGCGCATCATCTACTACAAAGATCCAGCCAAAAAGCCTATAGCATTCACTGGATATAAAGCTCGCATGCAGGTTAGGTCGAATAACTCTGGAGAGTCTCTGATTCTAGAGCTTACGACTGAAAATGGCGGTATCGAACTGGGGACAACTGATGGCAGTATCGCGCTATTTGTAGATGATGTAACTATGGGTTCAATCTCTGAAGGAATATATTTATACGATTTAGAGCTAGTCGCGCCATCTGCAGATTTATTCGTATACAAAATTTTACAAGGCAACTTTGCAGTTAGATCAGAGGTGACCAGATAATGGCTGGATACACAGTTAGCTCCGTTACAGCAGGTAAGCATGCCCGTCAAGTTACAGTAGCGGCGTCTGGCCCTCAAGGTGCCGCGGGTCCTAAGGGTGACAAGGGCGATGCTGGAGTCTCGGGAGGTCTGTCTGCACCGTACAAGTTCTTAAATACTTATGCCTCAGCTAACCCAGGCGCTGGGCATCTTGCTTTCAACGCTTCCAGTATTTTCTCGGCTACAGCTCTTTATATATCAGAGACTGACAGTCAGACTGATAGTCAATCGGGATTACTAGATGCTGCTATCACATCGACGAACAGCTATAAGGCAGTTATAACTATTCAAGATGCAGTGAATACTAGAAAGTTCTCTAGATACTACGTTTTAGAGCAGTCAATGTCTTCTGGTTGGAGAACTTTAGATCTTGCTTACATAGATGGTACAGCTAGATCTTGGACCTATAACGACAACCTTGTTTTCATGGTCTCTCCTATTGGAGATGCGGGTATACCAGGTGCCACTGGTCCTACTGGTGCAGCAGGCCCAGGAGTTCCGACTGGAGGTACTGCTGGTCAGATACTAAGAAAGACTGGCTCGGCAAATTATGCTACCGAATGGGTAGACCCCGAAGCAGTACAAGACGTAGCAATGACAGAGCTTACAGACGTACAACTTACCGATCTAGGCAACGGTCAGGTTCTTATATATGATCCTGAAATTTCTAAGTGGATAAACAAATCAACGCTAGAGATAGGAATCTCAGCCTCTAGCATTTCAGGTACAATTAATGGTGGGTCAGCTAGCGAATTCTAGCAATAAACTTAAGGCGTAATTATGGCAGTTCAAATACAACTACGAAATGACACCGCGGCCAACTGGACCGCAGCTAACCCGACTCTTGCCAAGGGAGAACTTGGCGTTGAAATTGATACCAATAAGATGAAAATCGGTACTGGTACCAATACATGGAACACTCTTCCATACACAGGGGTAGATTCAGAGGCGCTCATTCCTCTAGTGTCGTACTCTCACGTACAGGGTGCAGATAGTACCGTCTGGACAATTGAACACAACCTAGGCTTCTACCCCGCTGTCACGATCTTTATGAGTTCTGGCGATGTTGTAGAGGGAGCTATCGAGCACCAAGACACAAATAACCTAACAATCACCTTCTCGGTTGCCATTTCTGGCACCGCATACCTCTCCTAAGGAATAACAAATGGCAAAGCAGTTCTTAACGAACCTGAACCTCAATAAAAACGAGCTTCAGAATGCAAGGATTCAAAACCTTGCAACAGCTCCCTCTTCGCCTGTTGTAGGTCAGATCTACTACAACACCGTAGATTCAGCTCTAAAATACTATGACGGTACGTCCTGGGTTGCCCTTGCTGCGGGCGGTAATGTTACCGAAGCAATCAATGCTGCAATCACTGCACTTGATCTAGCTAATACTTACGATGCAATTGGATCTGCCTCAACTGCTCAGGCAAATGCAGAAGCTTATGCAGATGGCCTAGCATCTAACTACGATGCTGCTGGTGCTGCAACAACTGCAGAAAATAACGCTAAGAGCTACGCAGATGGCCTAGCATCTAACTACGATGCTGCTGGTGCTGCAACAACTGCAGAAAATAACGCTAAGAGCTACGCAGATGGCCTAGCATCTAACTACGATGCTGCTGGTGCTGCTGCCTCTGCTCTTTCAGATGCCAATGACTACACCGACACTGCGGTAGCTAACCTAGTTGATGGTGCACCTGCACTTCTGAACACTCTAAATGAGCTCGCTGCTGCACTTGCAGATAACCCGAACTATGCAACTGACATTGCCGCCATGATCTCTGGCAAGCAGAATACTCTAACTGCAGGTACAGGAATCACAATTGATTCTGACACCATCTCGGTTACCTCAGGGACTTACGATGCATCAGGCGCAGCTGCCTCGGCTTTGTCGGATGCAAAGGACTACACAAACACCGTAGCCTCTGGCCTATCTACCGATATCGCCGATGCTGCAGGAGTTGCTTACAGCAATGCCGTCTCATACGTTGATGGTGTAGCTACTGGACTACAGAGCGATATCGACAACGCTGTAGCAGGTATCTTTGCTACCTCATCTGGCGACGGTCTGACCGTAACTAACAGCGTACTGAACGTCGATACTGGAAATGGCCTTAAGATTGGCTCTACCAATGAGGTAGAAATCGATCGAAATGCTACTGACTCGTGGTATGACGCTTCTGGCTCAGCTGCAACTGCTGAATCTAATGCAAATGACTACACTGACTCAGCGGTTTCAAGCGCGTCCTCAGCAACTGAGACTGCATACAAGAACTACGCAAATGCTATTGGTACTAACGTAACTTCAGCTTTCGAACTTGCAGATCAGGGTCTAGCTGGAGACATTTCAGACCTATCTAACACCGTTACTAGCTCTGTTAGCGGCCTTGGAACTGACATCAGCAATGCGATTCAGACCTCGAAGGACTACACAAACACTGTAGCTTCTGGTCTAACCACTGACATCAGCAACGTAGCTTCTGACCTAACCTCTGGCCTAGATGCACTCGAGACCAGCCTAACCTCCGACTTCAATGCTGCAGATGACGTAGTTCTCTCTACTCTTCGTGGCGAGATCTCGGCCGCCTCACAGGGTCTGAATGTTAAAGATTCTGTAAAGGTAGCTACAACTAGCTCTCTAAGTGCTCCATTCCGCGATAGTGCTATTGACGGAATAACACTGCAAGATGGCGACCGCGTTCTTGTTAAGAACCAAGCTGGCGGCATGGGTCTGTATAACGGAATCTACGTATACGACTCAGCGGCTGGGCCTGCCATGTCAATGCTCATTGCAGCTGACGATCAGCAAACTCCTGAAGTTGGCGACTTTGTATTCGTTGAGCTAGGAACCAACCAGGCCCGCGGATACATTGTAACGGCCTACTCGGGGATGTCTGGCGCTACCTGGACTCAGTTCTCTGCAGCTGGTCAGTACACTGCAGGTAGTGGTGTAAATATCTCTGGTACTTCAATCTCGGCTGACGCTGGATCTGGAATTACTGTTGATGTAAACGGTATCTCGATTGCTTCTGACTATGCTGGTCAGACCTCGATCGATACTGTTGGAACCATCACAACTGGTGTCTGGAATGGCTCTACCATCCCTGTATCACACGGTGGTACTGGAAACACCTTCTTCACCTCAGGTTCATACCTAGTTGGTGGAGGTGAAGGTGGATTCCTTACATCTGTAGCATCTATTCCTGGTGAAGACATCTCTGGTGACATTTCTGGAAATGCTGACAATGTGAACGGAACCGTAGCAATTGCTAACGGTGGTACTGGAGCAACAACTGCTGCTGGTGCACGCGCTAACCTTGCTGCAACTACTAAGTACTCAGAGAATAACTCAAGCTTGACCCCGTCGGCTGGTGTTGTCACCTGGACCGTGACTCACGGTATTGGTACTCTTGATGTAACCGTTCAGATCCGCGATCTAGCCGATAACTCGCTAGTAGAGGCTGATGTAATGGTGACAAGCACCAACGCGGTGACTATCTCATGGATTGCTTCGTCTACTGTTTCAGCAGACAGCTACCGTGTAGTAGTAATCGGTTAATAGTAAAATATTTAGACAGACTAAGGAAAAGGTCACTTAAATGGCAAAGAAGTTTCTCTCCCCGATTAACATCGTTAACGGAACAGAGTATCCAGTTCAGGCATCTTCTGGTGACCTTTTCTTTAGATCTGACTTAGGAGCTATGTATACCTACGATGGGTCAGCATGGGTTTCTATGACAGCTTCAGACATCACAAACGTCGATGGTGGGAATGCGGCTAGCTCGTACAACATCAATTACGACGGCGGAAACCCCTCCAGCTTCTAGAGTATATAAGGAATAAGACAGATGGCAATTAGAATTCAGTTCAGACGCGGCACCGCTGCAGAATGGGCAAGCGCCAATCCAGTACTAGCAGCTGGTGAATTAGGTTATGAGTCAGATACTGGTGCATTTAAGATTGGTAATGCTACTGATAACTGGGGTGCACTTGCATATAGCGCAATTAGCCAGTCATATGTAGACAATGCGCTTGCTGATGTAGTGGGTCTTGCCCCAGAGACTTTGGACACCCTAGCCGAGCTAGCTGCGTCTATCGGTGGCGACGCTAACTTCGGCAATACTGTCACAGCTGGGCTATCAACATTGGACGCTCATATAGATGACGCTACAAATGTACATGGAATTGCAGACACTGCAGCTCTAGAAACTCAGACTGGTGCTCAGAACAAGGCAAATGCGGCTCAGGCTAATGCCGCTTCATACACTGATACCGCTGTTGCTAATCTAATAGATTCGTCCCCAGGAACCTTAAATACTCTAAATGAGCTTGCAGCAGCTCTTTCTGATGACCCTAATTTTGCAACCACTATGGCTACTTCGCTTGGTGGCAAAATTAACTTTGTAATCGACACTGCTGCTAATTTTGCAACTGCAAACGTAGTAACTGCCGCAAATACTTTATACATCGAAAGCGACCACGCTGGTTTTGTGCGTGTTGGTGACGGGGTTACACACTATAACAGCTTGGATTTTGTTGGTAAATCATATGCTGACAACCTAATGAACGACCACGAGAACTTGGATACAAACGTTCATGGTATCTCTAATACTGCAAACTTGGCATATCAGACTGATATTGCTGGTGCCTTAGACGCAGCTTCAGACGTTGCAAATACACTAAGTAGTCACGAAGCTCTAACTTCTGGAGTCCACGGTATCGCTAGCGTTGCTGACCTAGTGGTGACAGCTGACTTGAATTCAGCAATTAATACCCACAACGTTGACACCACCAATGTTCACGGTATTGCCAATACTGCAGATCTAGTTACTACATCTATCTTGGCAGCGCACTCAGATGATACCACCAATGTTCACGGCATTGCAGATACTAGCACTCTGGTTATTGCCTCGGACCTAGAAGCTTATGCTCAATTAGAAGGTCCTAGCTTCACTGGTACCGTAGTGCTACCATCAACTACTTCAATTGGTGACGTATCTGGGACCGAGCTCAGCTACGTAAATGGGGTTACTGGAGCTATCCAGACTCAGTTAGATGCAAAACTTGCATCTGCTACTGCAGCAACTACTTATGCACCATTAGCTGCACCGACATTCACTGGTACCGTAGTGCTACCATCAACTACTTCAATTGGTGACACCTCTAACGTAGAGATCGGCTATTTGAATGGTGTTACTTCAGCTATTCAGACCCAGATTGACGCTAAAGCACCTACTGCAAATGCTACCTTTACTGGTACAACCTCTGGTATCACAAAGTCAATGGTCGGCCTTGGTGATGTTGACAACACTTCAGATGCTGACAAGCCAGTATCTATAGCTACCCAGGGTGCACTAGATGCCAAGGCAAATCTAGATGGTGCAATTTTTACTGGAGATGTAGAGGCAACAAATGTCACTATCACTGGTGATCTATATGTTGTAGGTACAACAACCACCGTTAACACAGCAAATCTTGCTGTACAAGACAACATGATTTACCTGAATAACCCTGGCCTAAACGGAATTAATAGTGCTATAGGGGACGGTACCTACGTTGTATACGAGACTATTGCAAACCACGGGTATGCTGCTGGACACTATGTTGTCATAACGGATTCCTCTCCTAGCTCATTTGATATAGCAGCACCTGGCGCACAGATTTTAGAGGTGACAGCGAATACATTTACTGTAGCAAGTACAGTAACTGACACCTACCTCACTGGTGGAGCTGCTAGAGCTAGAGTTAGTACCGATCCAGACCTAGGTTGGGCCGCTGGACGTTATGCTAGCGGTACCTATGCACACACTGGCATGTTCCGAGATGCTACTGATGGCCGATTTAAGTTCTTTGACAATTATGTTCCAGAGCCAGACGAGTCACTTTACATTGACACAGCTGATGCATCTTTCTCTTTTGCAAGCATCGAAGCTCAAAATGTTATAGCCAACGCAGGGGTTTCTACTGGGTTTGTAGCCTTCAATGACGGAACTCAGCAGAGTTCAGCTGGCGTTCCTTCAATCTCTAGTTTCATCTATAAGACCGCTAGCTATACCCTAGATAACTTAGGGCTACGTGATGATATCATCGAGGTGTCAAATACATCAGCAACAACTATCACGATCCCTCTAGATTCATCTGTAGCCTACCCAGTCGGTACTAGCATCGACATTATTCAGACAAATACTGGCCAAGTGACTATTGCTGGAGCTGACGGAGTTACCGTTAACGCAACCCCTGGACTGAAACTACGCACCCGCTGGTCATCTGCTACACTATTAAAGAGAGCTGCTAACACCTGGATCGTCTACGGCGACCTGACTGCTTAGTACTTAGGGAGATAAGAAATGGCAAAGAAAGAGGCTGGCGGCCGTTCCGCTGCTCAAAATGACTTCCTGGAGCCTATGGCCCCAGAAAATGTAACTGCAACTGATGTAGGCACTGACCGTGCCTTCAATGACGGTGCACTTACAATTACCTGGACAATTAATGCTCTATCCCCTGCACCCACTAACTATATAGTAAGTAATGCGGCTGGTACGACCATAGGTAGTGGGGCCCTTCCCACACCAGCTAGCGGTACATATACAGCTACAGTCACAGGGCTAGCCAGCAATTCTTCAGTCACTGCTACTGTCAAACTATCTAATGCGGCTGGTACCTCACCAGGCACGGCCGCACCAGCTAGAACTGTAACAACAGTTCCAGCAAAGCCCGCAGCTCCTACAGCATCATCAACAGTGCCAGACCAAGACTCTGTCTCTTGGACAGCACCAAATGACGGTGGAAAAGCTATTTCTAGCTACACCTGGGCATCAACAGATGCTAAGGGAAATACAGTTGCTTCAACTGTTACATCAATAACTGTCCCGCAGGAAATGAATACAGCGCAGCAGTACAGCGTTATTGCAACTAATGCTAACGGTAATTCCGCTGCATCAGATCTGTCAGGCAACGTAACTACGCTCCCACCATTCTTCCCACCGTTCTTCCCTCCATTCTTCCCTCCTTTCTTCCCGTTCTTCCCTCCCTTCTTCCCTCCTTTCTTCCCGTTCTTCCCACCATTCTTCCCTCCTTTCTTCCCGTTCTTCCCTCCTTTCTTCCCACCGTTCTTCCCACCATTCTTCCCTCCTTTCTTCCCGTTCTTCCCACCATTCTTCCCTCCTTTCTTCCCTCCTTACTTCGCTTACTCAATCCCATGGGAATCATGGGAAGAGTTGAAGGAAGACGACGATAAGTAGTCTCCAAAAAGAGATAGCGGCTAGAGAAATCTAGCCGCTTTTCTTTTTATCTGTAGTAGGATATCTACTATGAATATATGGTTCACTAAAGATAGATCAGAGACTGCATCCTCTAGAATGGCAGACCGCCAACTAGGGCACATGTCAGTCCTCAACCCAGCGCTGGGTATAAACGTCTATAGAAACGCTATATCACCAGCCGATTGCGATAGGTACATATCTCAGTTAGAGGCTAATTTAGATGGCAGCACTCAGTTTGAGTGGAGCAATGCCAAAGTTTCTAACTCCGCTGAGGTGGATAACTACGCCAGAAAAGCTCAGGACTTTAAGGTTTCGAGTAACAACTTAGGGCCTAGAACCCCCGAGAACTCCGCTCTTTACGATCTCCACGAAGAAATTTTTCAGAAGTTACGTATGTGCGTCGACGACTACGGAGCCTACTGGGGCGTAGGAATCCGAGCTTACGAAGCGTTTAATTTTGTAAAGTACGAGGGGGCTGGTACCCAGTTTAGAATTCACGCTGATCACGGGCCAACATATGTAGCAACAATATCTGCCGTTATATATCTAAATGATAATTACGAAGGTGGAGAGCTCTGGTTCCCTAGATTCGGTGTAGACTTAAAGCCGAAACAGGGAGATATCGCAATATTCCCCTCTACATTTATTTATGAACATGCCTCTAAAGAAATGATAGAGGGTACCAAATATGCCGTAGTTGTAATGACTGACTATCACGATAGAGACGGTGTAAACCAAAGAGTTTCTCAAGTTGTCGAAGACTACAAACTAAAGTACTAAGGATAAAAATGGCACAGGACTTGACTCCAGAAGAGCTAATGGAAAAGCAAAAAGCAGACGCCGCTATTGACCAAAAAGGTAAGCAAGAGCAGCAAAATCTACAAAATCGATTAGCTAAGTGGTACACCTTAGATGAGCAGACATGGTCGTCATCTCAGGAAGTGATTCCTGGTAGCGGCATTTGGGTTTATAGGGACGTTCTTCCTAAAGAGATGGATATCATCAAGCGACTAGAGTCTGTCGTAGACGACCCATCCAACAACTACGACTGGCGTGAAGCTATGGTTGGCTATCAAATGAAGATGCCAGAGTATCGCGATTGTGTTGATTTTAAATATAAGAAGACCGACATAGAGCACGATAATTCTGAAGCGGGGGAGATTCTAAAGAAGCTAGCAGATGATGTAACATATAGAGAGCTTCAGGTAGTTAAGGATTACACTCGTCACTACAATGTCGGAGAGCTACGCTACTGGGAGGCCACTAACTATGTCCGATACGGTGAAGGCCAGCATTTCCAGGAGCACCACGACCATGGATACTCGTATAACTGTGTGGTATCACTAGTTGCGTTCCCTAACGATGATTACGAAGGCGGCGAGCTATTTTTTAGATTGCAAAATGCACAAATAAAGGCTCGCGCTGGAGATGTATATATCTTCCCATCAAATTTCATGTACCCTCATCGCGCTATGCCAGTGAAGTCAGGTGTCAAGTACTCAATGGTCACCATGTTGGATTTCTCTGAAAAGTATCATCGTCCAGAATTCTACGAAGATACAGACGCATAGTGGGTACTATTAAGGTTCAAAAGCTTTTCCATGAAGGTAAGACAGCTAATATAGAGCAGCTCCAAGCTCGTCGAGACTGGATGGATAGCACCGATGATAAGCACGCCTATATGTGCTTCCCAATTAATCTAACTAACAGGTTAGGCTGGGGGATATCATTTCCCGAGGATCTTAGATTTATATGGGACGGGATAACCGACACTACTCCAGACCATGTAACAATTTTAGAGGGCCATCAGTTTCTAAATACTGGTAGAGGAAACGCCACTATTAGTTTCACTACTGGATTGAAACTAATAACCGACTCTGACACCACAATGTTAGCTATGCCAGTCCCTAATCAATTCATAAGAGGGACTCAGTGCTACACGACCCTAATGAGTACTTCCTTTTATATGCACATGTTACCGATAGCCTGGAGGCTCACCGAGCCTAATGTAGAAGTACATATCCCAGCGGGGACACCAATTGCCGCAGTATTACCGATATCATTGAGTGCTCTACAGCAGGACTACAGCCTGGAAATTTTAGATGGCCTCCCAGCCCAGGAATACTGGCAGGAAGTCCGCAAGTATGGTGATATCCAAGAAATTAAGAATGGCGTAGGCGACTGGTCAAAAATGTACCGAGATGCTGTCGATTATAGAGGAGAGACCGTGGGAGCCCACGAAACAAAATCAATTAAGCTCAAGACAGTAATGTGTCCATTCACTGGTCAAACCTACGAAGTAGAGGAGGGGGAGTCAGATGGACACTCAGAAGGCTAAATTTATACTAAATAGACCGTGGCTCAATAACGAGAGCCCATCTAAGCCAGGGCCTGCAATAAAGACTATTCCAGATTGGTATAGAGACGCAGATCGTTTTGCCGTAAATCCAATGACTGGCAAGCCATGGGAAATGCCAAATGGCGGCGGAAAGATCCCTACATGGAAAGCCTGCCCAGCAGTGTACGATATTATGGGCAGCGGGTATATGTATAAAACCCCATGCGATATAGAGTTCTACGAGGACTCCACGGGGCAGATCCAAGTTAAAGTTTTGGACGAAAAAAATAAAGATTTTATCCAAGAACGTATGCCGATGCCTCAATTCCATAACCCATATGGGTACCACGAGAAGCACTTTGCTTGGTGGGCTGATTGGGCCGTAGAGCTACCAGAGGGCTACAGCGCTCTATACACTCAGCCTTTTAACCGCTTCGAACTACCATTCCTAACCACTAGTGGAATTATCGATAACGATAAAGTACATCTACCTGGCACTATGCCATTTTTTATTGCTAAGGGATTCAAGGGCACTATCCCAGCTGGTACTCCATATGCTCAAATACTCCCATTTAAACGGGAAAACTGGGAGTCAGAAACGATTACCAAGTTCGGGCCAATGGAAATGATGGCAAAAAATCAAGAAAATAGCATGAAATATAGAGTTCCAGACGGAGGCGTGTATCAACGCGAAGTCTGGGAACGACGTAAGTACGAGTAGGGTAGGATAGCTATATGGCAATGACAGCGCATGTTACCAATGGTAGTGATAGACCCTATGAGTCAACCACACCATCTGGATTTTTTGGTGATTCTAGAGATAACATTGTCTCCCTGGAAAACTTTATGACCGAGGATGAGCTCAGAATTTTAACTGAGTTCGCTAAGACTAACCAAACCTGGGATAAGACCGAGACTCATTATAACGAGGACGGGACTGTCATTTACGACTCTGGCTATTGGGACCATAGGGTTGCCACTGCCCCCACCCTAAATAGCGTAGATCCTAGGATTACAGAAACTATTGTTGGTATGCAGCTTCGTCTAAAAGAAAAGGTAGACGCGTTCTTCAATGTAGACGCTCACGCAACTAGTCCAGCAATTGTTAGATGGCTCCCTGGACAACGTCAGCAGCCACATGCCGATAAAGAGCTACATGAGGGTGAGAATCGTGGCAAGCCAAACGATTTCCCATACTATGACATCGCTGGCCTTTTCTATATCAACGACGACTACGAGGGCGGCGAGTTATACTTCCCTAACCAGGGGATTCAGTTTAAGCCTAAGGCTGGAGCTGCATACTTCTTCCCTGGCGATATGCACTACATCCACGGAGTAACCGAGATTAGATCTGGCATTAGATATGTATGCCCGTTCTTTTGGACAATTAAAAACCACTTAGGAAGTAATTAGTAATGCACTTAGAACAAAAACTACACGAGAACGTATATCTATATGGTGATGTGCTAGATGACCCAGCACGCCTACTCCAACTAATCGAAGAACTAGACGAGGACGAGACCGTCCAGTCCGTAATCCCTGAGTGGGGGTTCTGGTTTTCTAATACACAAGACGGGCACAGCTTCGGCAGCAAGAAAGACTTTAACCTCGAGGGGCTAGACGAGCTCACCTCAGAGCGTGCTGAAGATGTCCGCTGGGTTGTTGGACAAATCAGAGGTGCTATTGAGAATATCTCTCATGCTTTCTATAAAGATCATGAAGAAGAGGGAGAGCCTAATATCTCTCCATTCGCTGGTATCATGAAGTATAGGCCAGGTTGCGCGATGGGTGCCCACTTTGACGCGCAGGCTGGTGACCTAAGCATTAAATGGTCAATTGTTGTATATGTGAATGATGACTACGATGGTGGAGAATTGTCATTCATCATCAGACCGTATGACCTACGTAACCCAAAAAATGGGCACCTACGCCCAGCAGACGACGTCAATGATCAATCGAATTCTGAACTAGTAGACTTCACGATCAAGCCTAAAGCTGGTCAAGCACTAATCTTCCCGTCTACTCATCCATATAAGCATCAGGTACACCTAATGAAGAGCGGGGATAAGTACATGTTCCCTGGATTCATCTTCCAACCAGAGTTTGATGCAAATGACCCAGAATCTCGTAAAAAGTTCAATGCTGGTTCAGCATACAATGACGTGAACGCTGGACCAACTAAGTACCTAGACGAGGACTAACATGTCTGCACTAACGGTCGAGGTTCTTCATAGGAACGTTTATTACTTTCCAGGAGCTATTCCAGAGATAGCTAATGTCATGGAAACTCTAGAGGATATTAATAGCTTATCCGTAACCCCCTGGGAGACCTGGTATGCCAATAATGACTCAAAAGAAAATCCATACGGAGATTTAAAGACACTTAGCTATCCAGATTTGATTAGAGAGTCTAATCCACTAATCAAAGAAAAATCAGAGTATGTTTTAAACTCAATCCTGGGCTCGATGGAAGCTTGTACAGCCACGTACCTAAAAGCACATGGAGCAGCTGATTCGGAGCTAGAGCATCTACATAAAGAGATCTTCGGTACCCATACGTATGGAATTCGTAGGTATGACGAGTACAAAGACATGGGGCCTCACCGTGACATGGTCGTTTCAGGTAGAGATACGGTAACTATCGCTGTATACCTAGATGATGAGTACGAGGGTGGCGAGCTAGGGATCGTGCAGCCAGGGCTAGATATAGCTATAAAAAACAAGGCTGGTAGTATTGTAGTGTTCCCCTCAGGCTATTTACACGAGTCTAGACCGCTAATTAGTGGTCGTAAGACAATAATCACTCATGTGCATATGCCGATAAATAGTCTTATTGATATGGAAGTTTAACGAGGATTAGATGGAAGACTACACTAAAGACAATCCAAATGTCGAGATACTAGATGACAATGTAATAGTATTCCACAACGTGCTGTCCGACCCTGACGACTATATCGACTACTATGAAGAATACGGCGACTGGAGAGGTTGGTACGGTTTTGGTCGTCAAATAGATAGCAGAGTACATACCTTTATAGCACACCCACACTTCCCGACGCTACAGGAGTGGGAGGATGTTGCCAAAAAAGCAGAAACTGAGCAGGGAGCGGACAAGTACTTTTTAGAGGTGGCTAAGGCATTTCACTTTGCAACTAAATTTTATATCGAACACACGGGGATATCGCTTACCAACTGGTCATGCCAACCCTGGGGCCTAGCTAGATACATACCTGATGAAAATCTAAATGGTAACGAACATTTAACCATGAACTATCACTCTGATTATATGCCAGAGATTGCCGACAGTCCTGGAGATAAATTCGGCATAACTGGTGTCTTATACCCAAATGACGACTACGAGGGTGGAGAAATTGCATACCGCGTGATCGAGGACGGGGAAGTTGTACGAGAGTTTGAATATAAGCCCAAAGCGGGGGATTTAGTAATATTTCCTTCAGGATACCCTTATTTTCACGCCGTTAAAAGAATTTATGGAGCACCTAAATATATAACTAGACTCTATTGGATGTATAACTTTGAAGGAACTCCAGACTGGCATGAGCTTAAGGAGAAGTACGGCGACGAGTTTGAAGAACTAGAGATCTCACGCAGGAAGCGCCATGATTTGAAAATTATGGAGCCATATATGAAAATGAGAGTAACTCTAAAAGAGTACTACCAGCTTTTAGAGTCAGGTAATCTAAAAGACCGCTACGAGCCAGATGAAGAGATTTAGAGAATGCCAGAAAAATCGATAAAGATAATTGAAGCTACATCTGTTGAAGATCTTTTTAGTGACGTAGACGCCCTTAAGGCAGTATTTAAACGTGATGGCGTTTTAGTTATTAGGGGCGGAGACTTCTCGCTCGAGGATCAAGTCGAGCTAACAAAGACTCTAGGTAACTCCATGGGCTGGAATGTGTCATCGGATGCTCCTCGCTCTACTATAGAAACGTCTATATACCCTGGCGGGCACTCTGACAATGTAGATAAAGACTATAATCAGACCTCTGAAGAGTATGTTTTAGATTGGCATATAGAGCAGGTATACTACGTCTACCCGATACTCGCTGGAGTGTGGCACATGACAACTTTTACAGCACCTGCTGGCTCGGGGACTACTAGATTCGTAGATTCTGCTGAATTGTACGCGTTATATAGCAATAAGGATAGAGAGTTTCTTTCTAAATCTATAGTGAAATGGGATAAACCTACACCACATGGCACTGGACCTTTCTACACTAAAGTAGTAGATAAGCACCCTCTAACTCAGCAAGAGATACTTAGGGTAGAGACGGACCGAGGCTCTTATTTAATGCCAGAACTTGCCCTTTGGGACGGTAAGCCCCCAACAGAAGAGCAAGTAGATAGGCTAAATGTCCTACTAGACGTACTAAAAACTAACTTAAATGATAATTTAGAGATTAGATATTCCCAGCTATGGGAAGAAGGCGACATCTTAATAGTCGATCTATTTAGAATGTACCACTCTGTAATGGGTGGCTTCACCGCTGGGCAACGTAAATTCACTGGAATTGGCATTAGACCAAAGATCTATGATAACAGTATGTATACAACCATGGAGCTATGGACCGACAAATGAGCGAATTAAAGACAGAGCATGTTGACATGGTTTCTGACTATAGAAATCGAGTGGTAAGTAAAACTGCTGACTCATACATGCTTACGATTGCCCGAGATGGAGAGTCTCCAGCTAGGTCTATCTACTTCTATGGTGATGCAATAAACGCCGCCAATGGGTACGCAGCCTACACGGACTGGGGATTTGCTAAAGATTTCTTGACTATTGAACTATATGAACCTACAGGTAAGGTACACACTAAAGTTCTTAGACGTCCACGTGGTGGAGAGTGTACATTTGTTCGTGACGACTACCATAAAACGAGCCAGATTTTAAAGTCGGTAATTGGAAGAATTTCTGGAGAGTCTCATCGCTACTTAGCTATGGAGTTTGCTAAGCTATTTTCTAAAGACAATCAAAGATTTGACAGCAGTAGATTCCTAGTAGAGCTAGGTTATGAAGGAGATTTAGATGACAAACACTGAGTTCGGTGAAAAGACTCTCTACAAAGAAGATATCATCTCATATGAGGACTTCATCTCTTCCGAAGAATGCGCTAAAATCGTAGAATTTTTTGAAGATCCCGAGCAGCCTTGGAGCATGTCAGCGTTCTTCGAGTCATACGGTATGAGCATCATGCCAGAGGACCCATTGCTAGAGAAGTACGGCCTACCTACTGACTACCTAGGTAAGCTTGCAGACAGGATGAAGGCGGCAGTTGAGGACGCTCACCAGCGTCCAGTCAAATCAGTCTCATCTCATGCTCAGAAGTGGCAAGTAGGGGCGTTTGCCCCTTTCCACTCAGACAACACAGATATGGAAGGTAACTGGTCAGCTTGGGAAAAGAGCAAGCTCGTATGCCTGCTCTACATCAATGATGATTATGTCGGTGGAGATTTGAATTACCGAGACCACCCAATCACTATCAAGCCAAAAACAGGGCAGCTAATTACTTTCCCTGGCGGCATTGGTAACGTACATGAAGTAAAGGTCGTAGAGTCAGGGACTCGCCATACCATTGGGGCTTTCTGGGATTACGCCGAATCTACCTATACTGAAGAACGCATGGCGGAGTGGGAAGCTGAAATAGAGGGCGTCCGAGCTCAACAAAAAGAGATGCAGGCAGAGTGGAAGGACCAGCTCGACAAGGGTGAGCACCCTCTCAAGTCTGGCGTCAATACTGGGGGCTACTAACTCAGTTTAGCCAAACTGCGGTAAAATTATAGGGATTAGTCTAGTCTCCCTGTAAGGACTCGCAATGAGCTATTTTCGCGGCAACGTGCACGACCTGGTCACTGACCAGGGGTCGACTGTGCACCAAGTTTTTGGTATCAAAAACTCAGCGCGTAAGCCTATCGCACTTACAGGGTATACGGCTCGTATGCAAGTCAGATCGTGGGACGTGGAAAACAGGGATCCAGCGACCACTATAGTTGCCGAATACACTACTCAAAACGGCTATTTAACAGTAAATCAATCCGCAGGGTCAGTGACTCTTCTAATTCCACCTGCGGACATGGCTGCATACGAGCCCAAATCTTACGTATATGACCTAGAGGTTGAATCACCTACTAGTGAAACTACGAGAATTATTCAAGGAAAATTTATTGTGAGACCTGAGGTAACTAAGTAATGGCACTCTCCGATAACTTTGCATATGTAGATATTAAAGGTCCTGGACCTCAGGGACCCGCTGGACCAACTGGTCCCGCAGGACCAGCTGGAGGCCCCACAGGTGCGATAGGTGCCACAGGTGCAACAGGCCCAGCAGGTGCGATAGGTGCAACTGGTGCTACAGGTGCCACGGGTGCAGCATCTACCGTGCCTGGACCAACGGGCTCGGTAGGTCCTACGGGTGCTACAGGAGCTACAGGTGCAAGAGGCTCAGATGGGTCAGATGGTATTGATGGTGCTACAGGACCTACTGGTGCAACTGGCACAGTCGGTGCTACTGGTGCCACGGGTGCTCGAGGTCTAGCAGGTCTAAGTATTACAGGACCTACTGGTGCAACTGGCACAGTCGGTGCTACTGGTGCTACAGGTGCCACGGGTGCTCGAGGTCTAGCAGGTCTAAGTATTACAGGACCTACTGGTGCACAGGGTATTCAAGGTGCTACAGGCCCGACAGGTGCAGCTGGCACTGATGGTGTTGATGGTGCTATAGGCCCAACTGGTGCCGCTGGCGCTGATGGTGTTGATGGTGTCGATGGCGTTGACGGTGCTACAGGCCCGACAGGTGCAGCTGGCACTAATGGTGCTACAGGCGCGACTGGTGCTGCTGGCCCTACAGGCGCAACAGGTGCAGCTGGTAGAGACGGTACAAACGGGGCAACAGGATCTACTGGAGCTAAGGGAGACACTGGACCAACTGGTGCTACTGGTGCTACTGGGTCTCAAGGTTCAGCTGGTCTAAGTATTACAGGACCTCGTGGTGCTACTGGCCCTCAGGGTGCTCAGGGTATTCAAGGGCCAACTGGATCGCAGGGTCTAGCAGGTCTATCAATTGTTGGACCAACTGGTTCAGCAGGTCAGGCAGGGCCCACAGGTGCAACAGGTCCAACGGGTTCTCGCGGTGCGGCAGGCCTGAGCATTACAGGACCGACAGGCTCCCTTGGCCCGACTGGCGCAACTGGTGCTACTGGCCCAGACGGTAATTTTGCCGTTTCTACGCTACCTCCAGAATCTCCAGAAGAAGGAGATGGCTGGTTTGACTCGACTAGTGCAGCATTTTATCTATATATCGACGGCTACTGGGTAGAGGTAAATGCAAGCTTAGCTGGTCCAACTGGAGCCCTAGGCCCGACTGGATCTACAGGCCCTACTGGACCTCAAGGCACCAACATTAATTTTGTCGGATCTGTTTCCGTACTAGCAGACCTTCCAGATTCTGCAGACACTAATGATGCCTACATTGTCGATGAAGATGGTAATCTGCACGTCTGGAGCGGCGACTCCTGGGTAGATGCTGGTCAGATTGTAGGACCTCAGGGTGAACAGGGTATTCAAGGACCTACTGGCCCTACTGGCCCGACTGGTGCGCAAGGTATTCAAGGTATTCAGGGTGTTACAGGACCAACTGGTGCCGTTAACGAGCTATCAATAGGTGACGTAACTACTACAGCCCCTGGTGAATCAGCTTCTGCCTATATTTCAGGCGAGGCTCCAGATCAAATACTCGACTTAGTGCTCCCTCAAGGGCCCACTGGTCCGCAGGGGCAGCAGGGTAACCAGGGTGACTTAGGTCCTACAGGACCAACAGGTGCGCAGGGTGCTTATACTATTTCAGATACTGCCCCGCTGTCTCCTTCAGAAGGGGACTCTTGGTTTAACTCAGTCAACGCTAAGTTCTACATGTATTATGACAGTTTCTGGGTAGAGGTTGCAGTTGCAGAGCAAGGGCCTATCGGTCCAACTGGGCCTCAGGGTGAAGTTGGCCCAACTGGCCCTACTGGTCCTCAGGGTGCTCAGGGTGATCAGGGTATTCAAGGTATAACTGGGCCTGCAGGTGAGCAGGGTCTTAAAGGTGATCAAGGAGATCAAGGTGCTCCAGGGGAACAAGGCATCCAAGGAACGACTGGACCTGCAGGTAATACAGGAAGCACAGGACCACAGGGAGAAGCTGGCCCAACTGGAGCTCAGGGAGATGCTGGAGATATTGGACCAACAGGTCCCACAGGACAAGCAGGACTTACGGGAGATACAGGACCTATAGGCCCAACTGGAGCACAGGGTATTCAAGGTATTCAAGGTGCTCAAGGGTTTGTAGGTAACAGTGGTCCAACTGGAGCGCAGGGACCAACTGGTGCTACAGGCTCTATAGGTCCAACTGGAGCCCCTGGCGCAGGAGGAACAGTGGCTTACTGGGGGTCATTCTATGATGAGACTACCCAGGTAGCTGGAAGTGTAAATACGCCATACGCCATTAAATATGGCTCGATCGGAGGAGCTAACGGAGTAACAGTAGTTGGCAATACCAGAATAACTTTTAATAGTGATGGCGTATACAATATTCAATTTTCTGCCCAATTACACAATGCTGGTGGCGGAGGTAATGGAACTACTGTAAGAATATGGCTACGTAAAAATGGCGTAGACGTGGCAGATTCGGCTGGAACTACCGCAGTAAATACGAATAACCCGTATATAGTAGTTGCCTGGAACTATGTCTTTGAGATAGTCGCTGGAGACTACTATGAATTAATGTGGTCAACCGATAATACGAACATAGTATTGCTGCACAATACTACTGGATCCCCTGCACCGCACATTCCATCTATAATTTTAACGGCTACGCAGGTCACTTACACGCAAGTTGGCCCCCAGGGGGGTATAGGCCCTACGGGATCTACTGGAGCCGTAGGCGAGACTGGACCGACTGGGCAACCTGGAGTTGGACTTCCTACTGGCGGTTCCGCTGGGCAAGTCTTGATAAAAGTTAGCGAAGATGATTACGACTTTATTTGGGCTGACACTATCGATGGAGGAACTCCATAATGTCTTCAATTAATTTTCCTAATAATCCAGTAGTGAATGACACTCACTCAGCTGGAGGAACAACCTGGAAATGGGATGGTGCCGTTTGGGGTGTACTTGCATCTACAGCATCTATAGGTCCAACTGGTCCTCAGGGTGGGTTAGGCGATACTGGCCCCGTAGGCCCTAGAGGAATTCAAGGTATCCAAGGTGTGACTGGTCCAACAGGAGTAGTTGGCCCTACTGGACCTACTGGAGCGCAAGGAGCTACTGGAGATACTGGGCCACAAGGTGCAGTCGGAGCGACAGGTCCAATTGGATCTCAGGGTATTCAGGGAGCAACTGGTCCTCAAGGTTTAAAAGGCGACAAAGGCAATCGCGGAGACGATGGGCTTGATGGTACTGATGGAGATATGGGGCCTACAGGGCCTAAGGGCGATCTAGGCAATACTGGAGATCTAGGTCCAATTGGACCAACTGGAGCTACGGGTCCTACGGGTGCAACTGGACAGGCAGGAACCTTTTTAATCTCGGACTCAGCACCTAGCCCAGCTCTAGACGGCATGATTTGGTACAGCAGCCTAGAGGGTAAGCTACTAATTTACTATGACAACTTTTGGGTAGAGACAATTGCAGGCGAAGTCGGCCCTACTGGCCCGACTGGAGCTGCTGGGAGCTCTAACTACACTCCCACCCAGTCATCTGACTGGAGCCCAGCGCCTACTACCATATTCGAAGCATTGGATCAGTTGGCTAGTAGACTTAAAGCATTAGAAATTTAACCTAGGAATATATATAATGACCATTCTAGATTTTCCAAACTCACCCGAGATCGGCGATATTTTTGAAGCATCATCCCAAGGTGGAGCTTTTGCTACTAGTACTCAGTCTTGGACTTGGAATGGGTATTACTGGGAGGCACTATCCACTGAGCTAGTCAGTGGACCAACAGGGCCAACTGGCCCTCAAGGGCCTCAGGGGGTGGGGCTAACTTTTAAGGGTACCGTAAATGATGTGTCAGAGCTGCCTTTAGGTGCCTCTGTAAACGATGGATATGTAAATAACCAAGATGGAGACCTCTACGTATGGAACGGGTCTTCCTGGGATAACGCTGGCCAGATTGTAGGGCCACAGGGTGATACTGGGCCTACTGGCTCGGTGGGACCTCAAGGAGAGTTTGGTCCTCAAGGGCTTCAAGGAGTTACTGGCCCCACTGGGCCTCAGGGAGATTTAGGTTTAACTGGTCCGCAGGGAGCTAGAGGAGATACTGGCCCTGCGGGAGAACTTGGGCCTAGAGGTCTACAAGGTATTCAAGGAATTACAGGCCCCCAAGGCGAACAGGGAATTCAAGGCGATACTGGACCTCAGGGTGCTCAGGGTATTCAAGGCGTCAAGGGGGATACTGGAGATACTGGACCTCAAGGTATCCAGGGAAATACTGGTACGACTGGCTTGCAGGGAGTTAAGGGTGACACGGGGGCAACTGGTCAGCCTGGTGCAGATGGACTAAATGGTGCACCTTTTCAAATAGTGCAAACGTATACAACTCTGAGTGAGTTCAATCTTTCTGTTTTAGCAAATGAACCAGGATCAGCGTACATAGTAGACGGTCACTTGTATTTTTGGAATCCAGTCACTGAAATTTATGATGACCTAGGATCCATCATGGGGCCTACAGGCGCAATGGGACCTCAGGGTACAAGCATATCGTTTAAGGGCTCTGTTTCCACGGTATCTGCACTACCCTCATCTAATAATTTAGTCAATGATGCTTATATTGTTGATGCAGATGGTGATTTATATGTGTGGGATGGTGCACTACCTTGGCACAATGTCGGTCAAATTGTTGGCCCGCAGGGTGACACTGGCCCTAAGGGCGATACTGGCGCAAAGGGCGATACTGGTAGTACAGGGGCTGCAGGCACCTATTCAGTCACTAGCCCAATAGTCCTGAGCTCAGGCACTTTATCTTTTGCAAGTAACCCAACCTTGACTGGCAATGTCACTGCAACTACTTTCATCGGGGATTTGACAGGAACTGCCTCTAATGCAACAAAAATAAATTCACACAAGGTATACGTTCAAAATACCTTTCCAGTCTCTGGCATGTCCGATGGTGACATACTAATTAAGCGTCCCTAAGGTCTGATTTTAAATGGCGTACTACAGTAAATCGGCCTCATTTAGCTTACGAACTACCGTAAAGCTTTATGTTGACGTTTACACCTACGATGTCGGTGATGGCACTCAAATTGACATCTACGCCTATGCTCAGCGTAATGCTGGAGAAATTCGAACTCCAAATAGCTCTATAGCAACTAGATCGTGGAGCCTTCCAGGAGCAAGATCTGGCAGCTCGACAGGTACAGCATCAGCATCTAACTCCGCCAACTGGTCATATAACTTTGCTAATGGCGACCCACAAACCGTGTTCTCACAATTTACTAGATATATTCCATACGGATCTGCTAGCTCGACCTTAACTATAACCGCGACAGATGGAGTAGGAGGTCTGCTAGGTACGTCTACAGTAGCTCAGACTATACCTCTATTTAGCGCACCACCAGCATTCCCTTTCTTCCCTCCCTTCTTCCCTCCTTTCTTCCCTCCTTTCTTCCCACCGTTCTTCCCACCATTCTTCCCTCCTTTCTTCCCGTTCTTCCCTCCCTTCTTCCCTCCTTTCTTCCCGTTCTTCCCACCGTTCTTCCCTCCGTATTTTCCGCCTACCCCTACATGGCTAGATAACTCTATATCTGCTAGCGCGAAAGAAAATACAGCGTATTCAGATGGTATCTCGGCGACAGCCGTGTCTAGCTACGCACTATATAGCGGATCGCTACCATCAGGTATATCGATTAATACTGCGTCAGGTGCACTCACTGGTACTCCTGTAGACGGGTCAGCTGGCACATACAACTTTGTACTAAGCGCATCAGGTGATGGTGGGACTATTTACACCTCGGGACTATCATTAGTGGTAGCTAACGATGGTCAGAGGGTGCATGTATATAATTCTGCAACATCCACGTGGCAAGAATCCATTGTATATATATATAATGAAGCAGATAGCACCTGGAAAGAGTCATCAGTTAAAGTCTGGGATGCTGCTAGTGGTACCTGGATAGACAGCGTATAATTAACGGCTGCTCTGTTTTAAGGTAAAATAGTAGTGATCTCTGCCATTTAAGGACACTAATGCCAACTATTGATTTCCCGAGCAATCCATCCATCGGAGATTCATTCACCTACGGTCTATACACTTGGACATGGAATGGCTCTACTTGGCGTGCAGTCACTGTAACTACAGTTGCTGGCCCAACTGGCGCTGCGGGACCGCAGGGAGAAGCTGGCCCAACTGGACCAACAGGGCATGTCGGTCCTACTGGTGTTACAGGCCCGACTGGCGCTGCGAGCACGATAGCTGGTCCAACTGGCTCACAGGGTGCAGTTGGTGCTACTGGCGCTACAGGTGCGCAAGGAAATCAAGGTATTCAAGGTATAACTGGGCCAACGGGGCCTCAGGGAGTTCAGGGTCCTACAGGATCTACTGGCCTACAAGGTGAAGTTGGCCCAACTGGCACACAAGGTGTGCAAGGGAATCAGGGATCCACGGGTCAAACTGGATTAACTGGCGCTACTGGTGCAACAGGTCCAACTGGGCCTCAGGGTGAAGTTGGCCCAACTGGCCCTACTGGTCCTCAGGGTGCTCAGGGTGACTTAGGTCCTACAGGACCTCAGGGTGAAATCGGAACTACTGGACCGCAAGGGAATAGCGGGCCAGCAGGTGGTACTGGCCCTACTGGCCCTACTGGTGCACAAGGTATAGGACTACAAATTACAGATGCGCACACATCCTATGAAGATTTAATTGCCGAGCATCCGACTGGTTCAGCTGGTTCCGCTCACTTGGTCGGTGATGGCTACCTATACGTGTGGTCTATAGAGACTTCGACATGGGTAAATACTGGGCAGCTACAAGGACCAACGGGTGCTACAGGTACTCAAGGTATCCAGGGATTAGTTGGAGAGACTGGCCCCACTGGGGCACAAGGTGGGCTTGGCCCGACGGGCCCCACTGGCCCTATTGGCGGTCACGGTATTCAAGGTATTCAGGGCGAAGTCGGTCCGACTGGAGCTACGGGGGCTACTGGCGAGCAGGGTATTCAAGGAGATCAGGGGGAGGTTGGCCCTACTGGCCCTCAGGGTGCTCAGGGTATTCAAGGCATTCAGGGTATTCAAGGAACCACTGGCCCTACTGGCGCTACGGGAGAGGCTGGCCCTACTGGCCCTCAGGGTGACGTAGGCGCACCATTCCAGATTGTAGCAAGCTATAGTACTGAAGAAGAGTTTAACCTCCAGATCACGTCTGGCGAACTGGGTACAGCGTATATTGTCGGTGGCCATCTTTTTTTCTGGGATGACTCATTCCAGCAATATGTAGACTTAGGATCTATTCAGGGCCCTACGGGAGCATCTGGAGCTACAGGAGCAACAGGCGACACAGGTCCTCAGGGAGCAACAGGCGACACAGGTCCTCAGGGAGCAACAGGCGACACAGGTCCTACTGGTGAAACTGGACCTGCTGGAGATACAGGAGCTACAGGGGCAACAGGCGACACAGGTCCTCAGGGGGAGACGGGGGCTCCACTGACGTTAGCGGGTAGCTACTCGTCGTACGAAGAGTTTGTGGCAGCGGATCCTTCTGGCGTATTAGGTAGGGCATATCTAGTAGCTGGTATCTTATATATGTGGACCCCAGGGGCGAACGCATACATAGAGATCGGATCAATTCAAGGCCCAACGGGGGCAACAGGAGCGACAGGAAATACTGGCCCAGCTGGTACTGGCGTGGAGGAAGACCTATATCTTGTAGACGGAAATAACTCAGCGATCGCTGCAGAGTATGCTGCTGGCGACTATATAGTCTCCTTCGAGGGGTACGGTAAGCTAAGACTAGTCTCTTATGCTAACGGAGTTCCTAGCTTATATCCTCTAGTTGACGTGCCGTATGTCACTGAATTCTATAGAACCAGAGTTACCTTATCAGATAGCATTGATGGTTTCGTATCTATAGACAGCTTTGTTGGTAATGTATCTATACAGAACGCAACCACCACTGCCCTAAATACTGGTGGCGGTACAGTGACTATCCCTGGTGAGACCTGGACTGCTCAGGCTTCTAGAAACTATTTACCAAACCAGTCGCAGGTGAATTTGCGAGTCTTAGAGTACTTCCCTGGGTACGGGTTTATTGGAGCAAATACTGGCCAGTTCACGGGCGTGTACAGATCTGAAGATGGAGTTAACTGGACATATACAGCCCTAACAGGGGGCTCTGGAGCACCGACCTCTATAGCATATGGTGCTGGAGTTGGTTTTGTAATAACTACGTACACTAATGGGTTCTGGTTCTCTGCCGATGCCGTCTCATGGGAGTTTATACCTCATCCAGGTACTGGTTCTGACTATGTGTATAGCATTGCATTTGCTAGCGGTAAATTCCTTGCAGTAGCTGGAAATGGAGCTGTATTTATATCAACAACTGGAAGATTTTGGTCCGCTAGTGCACCTCTAGCGTCTGGATCAACTAAAGAGAAAGTTGTCAGTGACGGAACTACGTTCACTATTATTTCTAGCAATAAGGTAGAAAGATCGACTGATGGTGTCACATGGAGCAATATCACGGTTACTGGTATACGAAGCGATGCAGCTGTCAAGTATCTAAATGGAATATACATTTCTGTAGGACAATCTACTAGTACGTACCACACATCTACGGATGGTACAACTTGGACTTCTAGAACGCTTCCAGTCTCAAGTAGCTGGTACAATCTAGCATATGGTGGGGGGGTATACTCCATTATTAATTTTGACGGCACTGCGTCTTATACATCATCTGATGCTGTAACTTGGACTAGCCGAACCGCTCCATCTGGGATTGGCGCTTCTACAATATACTCAGCCTACGCATACGGTAATGGTAATTTCATTTTTGGGTCCCTCTACACTACCGTATGGGGCTATTCGTCTAATGCGCAGTCTTGGACTCAGCTAGACGTTTCAGGGCAGTCAGTATTTTACGGTCTAAGCGTGGCTGGGTCTAGATTATATGTGTCCACTTCGACCACTGCTGCTCACTACTCCGATGATGCGGGCGTGACTTGGGCTAGCATAACTATGCCAGCCGCTGAGTTGAAGTATTTCGCATATAAGAGCGGGGTATATGTTGCAGTAGGATATGGAAACTACGCGTACACGTCATCAAGCGGAACTGGTAGCTGGACTCAGAGGGCTTTTGCAACAGCGCTACCTAACGGAGATACCTGGAATGCACAGGGGATATTGCACAATGGAACTAGATTCTATACATACAGCTACTTTGGAAATTATACGTTCTACTACACATCTGATGACGGCACAACTTGGACTCGTAGAGAGTATCCGAGTATGAGCTCTAATAGCGGGCCGATGAATGCTATCTGGGATGGATCTAAATTTGTAGCTCCCATTATGTATGACGCCTGCGTATATACTTCGGCTGATGCAGTTACATGGACTAGAACTAACCTCTCGAATAGCTACCTAAGTATTGCATACGGTGGCGGAATATATGTCATGACTGCTGCAGGCGGTAAGGTAGCCGTGTCATCTAACGGGACTAGTTGGACTGAATCTACAATATCTTGGCCCGACACTAATGGAATTACAGTGTCCTACGCTAACGGTAGATTTATTCTTGCTAGCACGGAGACCAATGCGGTTGCCATATCTACTAACGGAACTTCTTGGAGCTATGGCACTCTTCCCGTGGCTGGTAGATTTTACCACACCCTTAAGCCGTCATCGGGGGACACTATGCCATCTGGTAAGATTCTTCTTGCTGGATATGCTAGCACTCTAGTAGAGAGCTCAGACCAAGGCGCTACATGGTCAAGTTTGCATGTACCTAGTTCTTACTCTGGTGGACTCATAACGTACTCTAACGGACGGTTCATTGGAGCCTCTGGTTCGGCATCTTCTTATATTTATATCTCTAGAGACGGGTTTAACTGGAGTAGGCAAACAATGCCAAGTTCTCAAATTTGGATTCCTGGAGCATATAATCCAACTACAAAGAGTTATGCCGTAATTGCAAAAAACACAGCTACCGTGGCGTATAGTGTGCCTACTACACCTACTTGGAGTACTGCCACACTGCCGTCGTCTCAGGCATGGTCGGAAATTTGTTACGACTCGGAATCCAGCATCTATGTAGTCAGCGCAGTGGGGACTACAGCCGCTGCAAAGGCGACAAACATCTCCTCGTGGTCTGCAGTAGCTCTGCCAGCTAGCCCTTCTGTAGCTATTACAACAGCAAATGGAAAATTTTACCTGATTAACAGCGGAACTAGCTCACTGTACTACTCCAACGATGGATCTTCGTGGACGTCTACAACCCTTCCCATAGCTGCGACCTGGACCCAGGTATTCGGTGGAAACAGCGGTAAAAATTACGTACTATTTAGTCAAGATAGTATTACATCTTTATACTCGACTGATGGCGCTACTTGGATAGAGGCACCAGCGAAAATAAGATTTGCATCTGTAACCTCCCCTGTATGGGTCAAGGGAATCTATTCTGGAAATTCATATATCATTGTAGGACATGCCAGTTACAACGGTGATGATACAAATATAGCTGCAGTATCATATGACGGCATCACATGGGATCTTAAAATTCTAGGACTTGCTAATGGTGGATACCCATTGGTGGTCGGTAGCAATGGAGTAAATGAGTTCTCCACCGTAACGGCTAGACCAGAGAGATCGTACACTTCTGCAAGTATCGGCTCTGTAAACATAGGATAGGAATACGATGAGATACGAAATCGAATCAGGAACCCACGAAGTAAGAATTTTTGATGTAGGTAACGCGGAAGTGATATATCAGCCTACATGGCCAGATGGGACACCGTGGTCTGACTCAGCGGAGGCTTCAGCCTGGGCTGAGCAGCAGATACTAAGTATAGAAGACCTTACAGCAGACCTAGCTGGGCCCTCGCCAACTACCCCCGTGATTCCTCGCCCAGTAGCTGTGGCACCACCAGCAATACCAGGCGTAGAATAGTTAGTTTACGTTACGCTTCTTTGCTGGCTTTATTAGTGGCTGGACCGTTTCTAATGGCTCAGTCTGCGCATTGTGTAATCCGAGTGTTAGATCTTTAATAAATTCAATCTCAGTGGATACCTTAACAATATGTCTTTCGATATTGTTGACACGATCAGCTAAAGAGCTTCCGCCATTCTCCCAGAGCTGATGCTCTACTCGCTCCATTCGATCGGACAATGTTCGACCATCGCGATCTAAACCTAATGCATCGCTAATTCGTTTTGCAACCCTGTAGATCGCAATTGTGCCACCTATGAGAACGCCGAAAGCCGAGATGCTTGCAGCAATGGCCAATAATAGATCGTTAGTCATGTATAATTGTTCCTACAGGAGAGAGCGGTTAGGTCCGTATCATCCTATTTTACCCCATTTCGGGCTTCTCGATTTGGTGGGTCTAGCCGTTAAGTCGGTCACCTTCCCAAATTTTTTTCAACATCTTTCGCGTTTCGATTTGCAAACGTAGACGTAAGGTGTATGCTGAATTTAGATTTTGGAAAGTGAAATTATGCACACACATTTTTTTGAGGTGACTACCTAGTGGCTGGGTGGGGAGACGCCGATGGCAGACTATTGCCTGGCGCTACTTGGTACGCTAACAACGGATGGCATGTATTACCAGTTCATGGTATCGATCGCACTGGGATGTGCACCTGCGGTAGAGAGCACCTAGATCCTAAAGAAAAGGGTAAACACCCAGCATCTGCTCAGGGGCAGAAAGACGCGACTACTGACGTAGGCACCATAGAAACATGGTGGGCAGAGAACCCCCACTATAACATTGGTGTTTTTGCTAAACCTTCTGGATTTTTTGTAATAGATATTGATCCGCGTAATGGTGGAGATAAGTCGATCCTCAAGCTCGAGGAGCGTGCTCTAGGAGAGCTTCCTCCAACCGTTGAAGCAATAACTGGAGAGTACAATACGGATGGTGGTCCGAAGCGCGGACGCCACCTCCTATACCGCTGTTCGCCAGACGAGAAATTTATTGCAAACTTCAATAAAGAAGGTTTGCCTGGTATTGACGTCAAACACAATGGCTATATTCTTATCGCTCCATCTAGACACTTCTCTGGTCACTGTTATGAGTGGAAAGACGGACACGAGCCGTGGAATATGGAGATTGCCGAAGCTCCTGAAGAACTTCTAAATGTAATTAGATCAAAGACTCTTAAGCGATCTGCTGGCAGCTCTGGTACAGGGTATGCAACTAGCGACTGGGACTTCCTGCGGGAACTAAATTTTGGTGATAAGGGTAAGCTCGACATCGACAACATCCTCGAGGAGGGTATTGAAGAGGGCGGACGAGCCGTAGGTCTATATCAGCTGGCATGTGCATTAGCTAATAAGCACGGTACAGATCTATCTGGTAGAACCGCTGTAGAAGCAATGATGCTCAAGTTTAATGCCGAGATGGTGCGACCTCCAATGGAGATTGAAGGCCCTAATTCAATTCTTATGCACACTCGTCGTGCTATTGACTTTGTAGCTAATAACCCAATTTGGGACAAGTGGTGGGAAGGTCTGAAGGAGTATGTGCCAGAAAATGCCATGGAGTGGGCAAAGAATGCCGAGGCTCAGTTCATCAAGGCACCCGATGTCTCTAGTTCTTTCAACTACAGTGGTGCTGCCGATCGAATCGATGTAGACGTCCCTATTACTGATATCAGTAATGCTGTAGGTAATCAAGTAGCAGTTCTAGCCTCTAGGGGTAAGTCTATTCAGGACATTACCCTCGGAGGTAATCTAGATCTCCCTAAAGACGTAGATGCTATTAGCGAGGCGGCTGGCGGCCGAGCAGGGGCTAGAAGTTTGACAGATGTTGGTAATGGGCGTCGCCTCATTGATGCCTTTGGGTCAAGTATTAGGTATACCTCAAATGTTGGCTGGTTTGTGTGGAGTGGTAACTACTGGCGTCCAGACCGAGAATCCGCAGATATAAAAGAACTATGTAAGTCAGTATCTACCGTTATTGCCCGTGAAGCAGCGATGCTTCAGTCACTCGATGACCCTAGAGGTCCAGAGATAGTCAAGTGGGCAAATCAGGCTAAGTCAAATGGGCGAATCAATGCGATGCTGGAGCAGGCTCAGTCAGATGCACGAATCCAAGTAGAAGTCGAAGACTGGGATAAGAATGCTTACCTACTGGGCGTTAAGAATGGTGTTGTTGATCTAAAGACTGGCAAGCTAACACAGGGAGACATTGAATCTCACATCACTAGAATCTCGCCTATTGCATATACCCAAGGTATTCGGGACACCAGATGGGAAACGTTCCTGTTAGAAGCAGTGAACGGGGATCGAGAGTATCTAGATTGGCTACAAAAAGCTGTGGGATACACGGCAACTGGTCTAAACAATCAAGATGCAATCTTCCTAATTTACGGTCCTCCAGGGTCTGGTAAAAACACATTTATCGAAACCATTTTCGAAGCTCTAGGTAAAGCGCAGCATGCCTGGGCACTAGATTCGAACGTCCTAGCACTAGGTGATAGAGTCAGTACATCAGATGAATACCACATGGCCGAGCTACGTGGACGCCGTATGATTTGGGTAGATGAGTTGCCTGAGTCGGAACGCATCAAGGAAAACCAGGTAAAGAAGCTCACTGGTTCTGGAACTATTCAGGGTCGCTCTCCAGGAGAGAAGCCTATCCAGTTCACATCTACTGGGAAGCTCTGGGTGTCTACGAACCACAGACCTATCATCACTGATGAGGCAATGTGGCGTCGATTGCTGCCTATCCCTCTAACCAACAAGCCATCTAGGCCAGACCCTAGTCTTAAGAAGTATCTGGCGGACCCAGAGGGTGCATTGCCAGCAGTCCTAGCGTGGATCGTTGAGGGGGCAGTTAAGTACCTATCATCTAGCCAGGATAACCCGCTCGAGATGTGTACCGTGGTACGTGATGCGCATGAGATCTATCGACGTAATGAAGACAGAATTGGATCTTTCTTAGAGGAAGAGACTATAGCTAGCCCAACGAGTGATATGAAGATGAACGATCTATATCGTCGCTACAAGGGCTGGAGTGACTCTAGGGGGGAAAAGGGCTTAAGTCAGATTGCCTTCCATAGAAAGCTTTCTGATAGAGGTCTAGAAGTTCTAGGGGCAGGAAATAGAGCGATTCTAACTGGAATCACTCTAGCTCCACACGAGGTAACTCAGATGACCCAACCAGACTTTGCAACGTCTGCAAGATTCTCTAACATGTCTTTTTAAGTGAGATAGGATATAAATAATATGAAAATTTTTATAGCTACCCCGATGTATGGCGGAATTGCCAAGAACCAATACACTATTTCCCTTCAGAATCTGATTGTAAAGCTATCGCAGCGAGGGCACTCAGTTCAGACAACTACTATAGGTAATGAAAGCCTAATTACCAGAGCTAGAAATACGCTAGCTCACAAGTTTATGAAAAGTGATTTAGATGCGCTTCTATTCATTGACGCTGATCACGGCTGGGACTCGGATGACATAATCAGAATGGTCGAGTCAGAAAAAGATTTAATTGGGGCAATATACCCGATGAAGGGGCTTAACTGGGAAAATATCAGAATGGCTGCCCTACTAGGTAAGGAAAATCTCGAAGAATACTCGGGGTACTTTGCCATCAACCTACTCGACGAGTCTCAGGTATTCAATGATCAAGAGCCTTTTAAGGTGAAAGATATTGGAACTGGCATGATGTTCATTACCCGCAAGGTCTTCGATCAGCTTAAGCCAACATGCAAAAAATATATCAATAACAATGTTGGCAATACGGGAATCGAGTTTGGTGAAGAGATAACCGAGTATTTCACCACAACTATTGACGAGAAAGGTATTCTCCTATCCGAGGACTATGCTCTCTGCCGCATGTGGCAAGCTATTGGCGGAGAGGTGTGGTCAGCCCCCTGGGTCCGTATCACTCACTCTGGAGATTACAATTTTGCAGGACAATTCCCTAAGATGATCGAACTATCAAAGATTAGAGAATTACAAGCAGAAGCAGCAAGGGACCAGGAAACAGCCACCCCCGAATAGGTGAGAAAATAGTACTAGGTATCCCTAGACTCGAAGGTAATTAAATAGTGGCTAATGATAAAGATTACACATGCTCAGTATGTTCTAAGTGGTTTGTAGTTAGGTCCCTAGCCAGAATTTGTGAAGAGAATCACAAGAAAAATATTTTACCTAAATCAGAGTAATGTAGGGTTTATGTAGTAGTATAGTCTCAACCTTTGGTTTAAGGAGAGAACTATGGCTTTAGCAGAACGCCTCATGCAGGCTAATAGCGTATACCAAAAAACTTTTATTTGCAAATTGATGCAAGTCACCTTGAATCCCAAGTTATCCAAAGATGACGTAGACGCGCTTATCAAAATTATAAATTCTAACCCTGGCGATGAGAATCACGTGCCGAATAGCCGACTTTCTCAGGCGCTTAGAGAAGAAGGTTTTGACGTTAGCGCGAGTGCCGTAGATAGACACCGTCGTAGAACCTGCTCGTGCACTAGGCTAATTTAGGGAGAACTATGAGCCTGTCAGAAAAACTAGAAAAACTTCGCATGCCTGGACATAGCGGATCAGATTTTAAATCACTCAATACCCCCGAAAGTTGGCGTCCTCGTATGGACATCGACAGCATCACGGGGGGGTTCCTTATTTCTGAGGCACGCCCCGCTGGGCAGTCCTCGGATGCTCGCCAGGTATTAGAAGACTTTGGCTTAGATCCAGAGTCATGGACAGTAACCTCAGTTCGACTAGGTAAGTGGCAGAAATATGACGGCGAGTATTTAGAGTCACAACGTGTGAATGTGGTACCATCCAAACTATCTGCGGAGGATCATTTAGATGCCGAAAAACTTATCGATGAGATTAAGAAATGGCGTCCCGTAAAAGGAATTAAAGTAGCTACTGGTACAGGATCTTACGGACTATTCCCTGCTGACCAGCAGATCGGTAAAAAGGCTGCTAGCGGTGGTACGCAGCAGACCATTGATAGACTTCTAAATCTGACTGAAGTATCTGTACAACGTTTTAAAGATTATCAGAAAATTGGCTTAAACCTTGGAACTATAACATTAGGTCTACCAGGTGATCACGTAGAAGGCACTACTTCCCAGGGTGGGCGCTTACAAGGACTTGCAGCATCTGATTTAGGTATGACAGAGCAGGTTAGAGTGGCTCGACGTATCTTGATGGCTCAAATTAAGGCGCACGCTCCGTTAGCTGAACGAATGATCGTCCCAGTAATCAATGGAAATCATGATGAGCCAGGCCGTTATGTCGCCACCGATCCAGCCGATGGGTGGAACGTGGAGATCGCGTCCGCTGTACAGGACGCCTGCGCAGAGAATCCAGCGCTAAGCCATGTAGAGTTCCGCTACCCAGGGTCAGGTCACCAAACCCTTGTAACTGAGATTTGCGGTGTACATCTCGGTATGTTCCATGGCCACCAAGCTAACCAGAACACAATCGAAAAATATTTAGCTGGTCAGACCCTTGGTCAGACCGCACTTGGCGGAGCCGATATTTGGATCTCTGGGCACTTCCACAACTTCCGTTCTATGGACATCGGTGACCGCCTGTGGTGCCAGTGCCCGACAACAGACCCAGGCTCAGACTGGTATCGTGACCGTGCTGGTGCTCAGTCGCGTGCTGGACTGTTGACCATGGTATTCGGTGGCGATTACGATGCTCGCGAGCACTTAAGTGTGCTAGCAGTTAAGAAGGTATAACATGGAATCAACTAAAAAAAGTATAACCAAGACAGTCAGCTGGGAGATTTGGCACTTCATTGTCTTAGCTGGAATTTTATATATTTTCACTGGAGAGTGGGAGTACGCTGGTGCAGGAGCAATTCTATATATTGCTATTGAATCCTTAGGTTACTACATTCACGAAAGACTCTGGGCTAGAGCCTCTAAGCTATCAAAAAAGAAATAATATGAAAATTGCAGTTTACACAATTGCCCTAAATGAAGAGCAATTTGTAGAGCGCTGGCACCAAAGCGCTACGGATGCTGACTACTTACTGATAGCAGATACAGGGAGTACAGACCGTACAGTGGCCATTGCAGAAGAGCTTGGTATATGTGTTATAAACATATCCATAAAACCGTGGCGCTTTGACGATGCGCGTAATGCATCCCTAGCCGCACTTCCGATAGATACGGACATATGCATCCAGCTGGATATGGATGAGATCCTACTCCCTGGCTGGCGTGAAGAGGTGGAAAAAGCCTTCGCACTAGGTGCAACTAGGATTCGATACAACTACACCTGGAATTGGAAAGATGACGCTCAAACAATTCCAGCTACGATTTTTGGAGGCGACAAGATTCATGCTAGACGCGGATATAGATGGAAGCATCCAGTACACGAAGTCATAGTTCCGTATGGAGATACACAGGAAAAGCAAGTTTGGACTCAGCTCAATCTTCATCACCATCCAGATAACACTAAATCACGTTCTCAATACCTGCCATTGCTCAAGCAGTCCACGCTCGAAGATCCGTATGACGATAGGAACGCGTACTACTATGCCAGGGAGCTGTTCTTCTATAGACAATATGATGAAGCTGCTAAAGAGTTTAAGCGTCACCTAGAGCTCCCCACAGCCACGTGGGCACCAGAGCGTGCAGCGTCCATGAGATATTTAGCAAAGATAGATCTAGATAACCGTGAAGATTGGTTGATGAAGGCTTATATGCAAGCCCCAGGGCGGAGAGAGCCTCTGGTCGAGCTTGCTCAGCATTTCTATCAGTTGGAGTCATGGGCATCGTGCCTACACTTTGCACGCAAGGCATTGGAAATAGACGAGAAGCCCTTGGACTTCCTTTGCGAGGACTTTGCTTGGGGGTACTTACCGTGGGATCTTGCCGCAATATCTTCCTACTGGCTAGGAGAAAAAGACGAAGCTGCTATCTATGGGACTACAGCTCTTGGCTTAGATCCTGATAACCATAGGTTACAAGAAAATATAAAATTCTATACTAGCTAATCTAGTACACTTCTCTATCGTTATACATCTTCCAATAGTTAGATGTTGCTTCGTAGCCAGTTGGCATTATAGCTGATAGGTTTTCATGCATAGCCCTACGTCTAGAGAATGCTAGAAAGTTAGGTTCTAGCGGATCATTAAATATATGTGTTGGGTGATTTTCCAACATTATTGTATCGCCAACGAGGATATTAGAAGCAGAGTGAATCTTTTGATGCTCCGCCACAGCTCGACCTAATACTATAGGACCAGTTATCCCATGCTGATGATGTGAGTAATTCTCACTCATAATATTTTTAGTGGTACTATTTATAGCCTCCATCAGGATTTTATGCCCTGAATGCTTAAACCACATAACGGTGTTACCTACGGCAGCTATATCACCACTAGACGGCACGTCCCTAAATATAATTACTTGGAAATCTTCACTATATCTGGATAAAAGAGATGGATCTAGAATTTGAGTAGTTAGATCAAAATACCATCCGCCAAGCGCATATAGTATGCAATACCTAGCCAAATCAGCCTTATATGCCAATGGTTTTATTTTTTCGAATGCAGCTAGGACTTCGGGGCCAAAGTTGTTGGACAATAATTCTTTAATATCGGGCTCCAGCCACAGGGTGTGTGTCCCAGGCATAGCACTCTTTATATCCTCTATTTTAGCTACAGGCACTCTATCTATTTCACCTTTAGAGAGCAATATCTGATGGACCGCTGATTTAGCAGTAATATCCGCTAAAGACATTAGATATCTTTTTTCTCATTCTGAGCATGGTAGGTGTCAACTGCATTTGCACTAGTGCGACTCTGCCAAATAAAATCACAGCTAGTGCAGTGAACGATTCGCATTGTAGCCCAGCGGCCGCCATCAGGTCTATCTACGGTAGCTGTTTCTAAATACTTAGTTTTTGCCCTACATCCAGGGCAAAGAGGGAATCTCTTGTAGCGCATCTCTTGCCCGTCCCAATTGACTGACAAAGTGTTTCTAATCTCTCCCGAATCTAGTCCGCCCCATATTCCCCATATTTGTTTATTATCCAGCGCCCACTTAGCGCAATCGCGACGTACAGGACATTGTCCGCACATCTTTTTTGCCTCCCACTGCTGGGAGGGCTTATTTGCGAAGAAACTGTCTACCTTATCGGCATTCTCTAGTTTCGAGCACTCTGCATCTTCATGCCAGTCAGGGGAGTCAAATAACATATGGTACCTCTACGAATGTTGCATCATATTCTAGCTCTATGTCATCATACTCAGCGTAGACGGGGAATAGCTCATCGCCATCCTCATAGTAGTAGCCAGCTCTGGTCTCTATGCCAGAATTGATCATCGTATAGGCTTCACCCAGAGACTCCACCAGCCCTTCACGCTGTAGCTGTCTAGCTAGCGACTTCTTAGCCACCTCATCGGTATCTAGATATAGATGCTCACTAATAAATAAGATTACAGAGTCAGAGTGTAGCTTCCTGGGAAACTCACCGCCTTCCCACATAAGCCATGTGGGAGCAATGAATTGCTTTTTACGTTGCATGGTATAAATTTATCTAGCTAAATACAGGAGACACCGTGAATTACAAATTATCTATAGGCCACGGTTAGCTAGCTCTTCAATAAATAATTCCGCCATATGTATATGAGCATGGGCCCCCATGTGGTCTCCACCTCTACCTATATCCCATACTGATATATTTTTATCATTGTAGTGGCAGTCTTTCTTCATATTATCCGCAGCGTGTATGCACCCGCCCTTACCCCCAGATTTTTGATAGTCAGAGACTATATAGTTAGCAAAAGGAATCGGATCACCTCCCCGCTGAGCCAGAAGATTCCCCGCAGTTAGTAGCCTATGCAGAACTGTGCTCCAAGTAGAATATACTAAGTTTATTTTTAAAGCCTTACAGAGTTCTTCTATGGTTAAGAGGCTTTGTATGTTTAAATACGTCGCCCATCGTCTACTAAGGACGTCCTCTGCCGCGTGAGGTTTTTTGGAGTATTTAGATTCTAGATCTCCTATGCCACCTATATCAGAGATTAGTCTATTAAATTTATTGCTAGAAACTAACGTATGGCTGTCCTGGACAAGAGTTATTCGTGTATCTGGATTAGGCAGTAGCAGTAGTAAGTGTTCAGGAGCACCATTGGCTCGTATATGTCGCACTAATCCAGTAGTTATCCCCAAAATACTTGCCCCTCCCATTCCTAGGTTTAAGTTATCAGGAGTATCTAAATACTCGCCTACTAATTGGCCCCATATAAGTTTTTTTGTTTTTTCATAATCAAACGGGGAATCTTTGGGAGCATCAGATAGATACTCCCCCATAGTCTCAGAACACCCACTATACACATACTTATAGTATCTCTCGTAGTCCTGATCGTAGAGCTGATCTTTAGTGGCAAATCTATCTAATGATAAGAACTTCCTAAAATTTACATCGCTGAGATCGGCTAAGTAGCTCAGGTCAACTATAGGGTCATTATCATTGGGCGATACTAGGTACTCGGATATACTAAAAGCCGAAGGCTCCTGTGACACTCTGTTTCACCGACCCGTATGCAGTGATCTGAAATATCCTAGCTTCAACTAAAGTCTCTATTTCAGAGATAGTCTCTGCTTTAGGGTAGGAAACTTTTAGTTCTATAGCCACACTGTCCTCGACGGATTCTTCAGGTATCTCTAAAAATCTAGAGATCTCTCTCAGTGCAATAGCCTTTGCTTCGGTTACGGTTTCGGCAACGATCTTCAGTTCAAATCCAGTACGCATTAGTTGGCTTTCTTGTAGCGCTTCTCTAGCTTGTATGGGGAGTAGTGGACGCCCTTAAGCTCGGGAGTCTTTCCGTCAGTAGAGTTTATAATAACATCACCATATCGCACTGCGATAACCTTGCCAACCCTAGAGTTGTGCATTGGCCCGATGTCACCCCTAAATGCGTCGGATTTAACTCGGACAACATCGCTTAGACTGATCTGACCAGGCTGTAGCGGACGCCACTCATAGTCTGCTTCGTTCTCTTCTTCCTTGAGGGTATACCCTCTAGCAAGCTTAGGGAACACTGTAAGTACTTCATCAAGCATTGCATCACTGAGCTTAGGCAGGTCCGACCAAGTCTCTAGTAGACGTAGAATCGCCTTACCCGATCCAACCTTTACTTTTGCTGCTGACAGCTGCTCGGATACCCAGTCTTTATTGATTTCTGGCACTATATTCTCTCCTTAGTAGAGTCTGCGAGTAGGCGCTCTAGCATACGTAGTGACTCTTCTTTACTACTAATACTACTAAAATAAACATCCCTTTGAGTTGCGGACAACGCCTGGCGCTCAGCTGGGCTCATGTCCTCTATTTGATATGCCAAGACTGCCCATGCGGCACTGAAGTCTTTAGTATCAGGCCAATGAGTGGCAATAGGGGTGGAGGTATTTAGGGCTTGGATTACTCTGTAATTCCACCAAGTGGTAGAGTTTCTCTCCTGAGGCGGGAGAATCAGTCCGACGCTGTTGCGTATAGTCGATAAGGCATACTCATCATCAGTTTTTCTACCTATTTTTGTAGCCATCTGAGGAAAAACTAATGTCTTATATAGCCCCTGTAGCCACGAGCTTTTAGGGCTTTCTACTGCCCATACGTCTAATCTTCCGATTCTTATAGGCTCTATGTCAAGTAATGATGCGTCTAGGTTTATACCTATTAAGTCTTTTTCTGAGACAAATCCAAGTAGCGAAGCTATTTTTGCATCCGAGTTCCAAGGGAGGCTAGGGTAGATAATAGTTGGCCACTTATCTCCTGATAGGTATTCCGATACTTTAGATAGAATTCCCTGATTGGACGTAGCAGAGGTGTAGCCTTCACGCTTACTGTAGTATGAACCGAGTAGGATCTGCGGGTTACGAACTACAGCCTTAATACTATTTTTATACTGCCAAACCTGAGGACTATCTAGTACAAGTTTCAACTTAGGTGACTCGAACATCAAGCCTAAGACATTAAGTGCCCCGTATAGTTTATTGGCACTTAGAGATGTTGGTGGCATAAATCCAAAGACTATTTGGTCGTACTTATCTAAATCTTCTAATGTCCAAGATGTACTAGGGGACATCCACGTGACATCAGCGAACTCGGCGATTGTGTCGGCCAGGAGCGTGAAAAAGCTCACATTGTCTGGGCGCTTACAGTGGTGCGACCCCATACCAGTTATTAATACCTTCATAATATCCCTAGATAGGTGTAGCGGGGCACCTTTCGATGCCCCGCGTACAGCTTTATTAGAACGGTGTATCTGCGCTAGCGATTGGTGCTGCTGGAGCTGGAGCAGGTGCTGGTGCTGGAGCAGCAGCTGGAGCAGGTGCTGGTGCTGGAGCAGCAGCTACTGGTGCAGCGGTAGCTGCAGCAGCCACTCCCTGTGAAGGGAAGTAGCTCTTGATCTCATTGCCCTGCTTACCGTTGTAAGTACGGATAGCAATCTTTCCACGGAAGGTGCGGTGTGCAAGAGCCTGCTCAACCTGAGCAGGAGTAGGGTTTGCCAACCAGTAGTCCTTAGAAAGACCGAGTGCAGCACCCTTACCAAAGAAGATGTTCATTGCAGTTTCGTTATCTGCTGAAACAACCCACTGGTCCCAGATGCGACGCTTAGCGTAAGGGCCACCCTGAACTTCAGTAGTTAGCTTGAACATAAGCTTTCCCGTGGAGGTAGTTGTTGCAGTAGCCTCCACCACCTTAAGCTCGTAGTCACCCTCTGGTAGAGGCTCGTAGTTGGTGCTAGCCGCGGCATCTCCAGCCTTAGCGTAAAGTTCTGCGAAATTTACAGTACTCATAATTTATTACTCTGCTTTCTTTGTTGTTGTTGTTGCAGCCTTCTTCTCTCCGAAGACCATATCCAGCATGCGCTCGACACCAAGGTCTTGCTGCTGTACTACTTTACCGAGACGTCCTTGAACGCGCTCTCCAGCTTCCCATTCAGGGGTACGCTCTACATACATGCGTCTTACCTTGAATGCTGGCTGCATTGGATCTGGATTTGGTTCCGTCTCCACGGTGATTGCGCCCAGAATGTCATAGAAATACGGGGCCTGAATTGCTAGCTGACCCTGTAGATAAGGACGGTAAACGCCGTCCTGACCCTTACGTGCCATAGCAGTCAGTACTACAGCCTCGAGAGGCTGAGTAGGGTGCATTGTTAGGTCACGAAGATCACGAAGTAGTGCACCCATGTGGCGAAGCAATTCGCCCCACTGCTGCATCTTCATCTGTTCGGTTCCCGCAATGTTGTCCATGCACTTGACCTGCAACTCAGAGATTGAGTCGATGATCAAAGATTTGAACTGGTGCTTACCTGACTGCAACCACTGAAAGGCCTTCATGACAACGTCGTAGTTGTTTACCTTAACTACAACTGTGTCCCAAGTCCCGTCTGCCAGTGGTGGCTCCTCAGTAAGTGGATCCCAATACTTTACGTTGATCGGGAGGAAACGGTGTCCGCCCTCAACATCAAGCATTAGGCGTGGGTATGGTGCCGTGACTGCAAAGCTGGACTTACCAACTTTAGATTCGCCATAAACCATAATTGTTAAACTGCGATCGACGTCTGACATTACTCCTCACTTCCCTTCTTTTCTTCGATTCCGTAGTAACCGTATGGGTCGGATGACACAAACGCATCGCTCAGAGCGGCCTCTGCTGCCGAGCCGTCGTCAAACAGCGGGCAGGTAGCGAAGAATTGACATTTCCACTTGCAGTCTTTACTCGGCTTCGGGTAGACGTGCTTAAAGTGGCTCCCTCCTTCATCCAGCGCGTCACGGACGCGGAGCATGTCTTCGAGAGTGCCTTCCAACTGCTCTAGGAAGGCGCGAAGTGTAAATCTATTGTGACGAACTTCGATCTGGTCGTAGAACGGTGGCTTAGCATAAGCACCGCGCTTAACCTTACGAAGCATCGTAAAAATGGCACCATCAGTACGATTACCGTCTTCTGCACTCTGAACTTCATCCAGAAGCATATAAGTCTTGACCTGCTCGTTCATGTGAGCCATGGACCCAAAGTCAGCGAACGACCCGCCTACAGTTTTAAAGTCGCGGATCATGCGAGCACCATCGATCTTACGACGAACACGCATGTCGATCTTTCCTTGAAGAATTACTCGGCCATCCATCATCGGACGCTCCAAGATTTCTTCTGTAGAGATCATCTCTAGTTCTGCATCAATACCCTCATGCTCTACCCACTCTAGGTAACCCTCTAGCATTACACGACCCAATTCCGCGTCAGCTTCTAGATTGGTTGTGTCTCGATAGCTGTCATTCATCTTCTTCAAGTCTTCACGAACTAAATCTGCATGAGCCTCTAGTAGGTCTTGACCAGTCGAGTAGTGGCGGTCTAGGGCCTCGTGAATGCGCGAACCTAGGGCTAGTGCGCCTGTAAATTCTGTGACCTTTGGCTTTAGACGACGGTAATAGGTCAGCCACCAACGGCGACGACAATCTTTAAATGTCTGAATCTCTGAGTTAGAGATACGTACTGGAACTACACTCATCAGAGTTCCTTTCTGCTCTCAACGAGCATCTTCATGAGCTGGGTCTTATCCTTAACTACCTGCTCAAAGTTGTGTGCTTTAGCATCTAGAGCTTCAATTACTCGCTCTTCGATGGATCCCGCAGTCACGTAGTCAGTAATGAGAATCGAATCATGGATCTCAGAGCCAATTCGGTGAACACGGTCCAAGGCCTGCTTGTAGTCCACAAGCGACCATGGTCTTTGAAGCATAACAAGTCGACGCGCAGTTGTCAAGGTGACCCCAACACCACCAGCCTGGGCAGTGAAAAGAATCCACTTAGTGCGGCCAGCCTGGAAATCATCGATTGCCTGCTGACGCTCTTCAGCAGACTGTGCACCAGTAATTAGTCCATGTGGAATCTTTTCCTTGAGCATACGTGCGCTTAGTAGTTCGATTAGCTGCCGAGAGACAGCACAGACTGCAACAGAGTCCTCTCCGAAGTCTCCGCTCTCGATATCATCCATCAAAGCATCAACCTTACAAGAAGGGTCTGACAAAAGCATCTTTTCCCCTGTTTCAGTAACCTCTATCACGCCATACGCACTAGCAAACTGATTTAGACGCATCGCCTGAGTTAGAGGGTTAGGGGCCACTACAACTCCGCCATCTAAGGTTCCAGCATCGATGTTGATATCAGCTAGCAACTCCTCGGGCGTTGAGTCCAACACCGACATCATGTGATCGAGCATTTGCTTATAGGCTTTAGCCTGCTTAGCGCCCATCTCAACATCACGACGATCATTTATGACCTCTGGCAGCCAAGGGAGAACGCGCGACTTCAGCATGCGACGCATTCTAGGATTAATTCCAGCAAAGAACTCTGACTCCATAGCTGGCTTAAGACCTAAAATCATGAGCCCGCCGAAGGCGTTCATCATGGTATTCACGTAACGATCCAACCATTTAGTTTTACTAGGCCACTCTTTGGCATCTAGCCAGTGAAGAATTGGCCAGAGGTCAACTACAGTGTTAGCAATTGGAGTACCAGTCAGGGCAAATCTAATGTCTGCATTACCAGATGCTGCCCAGAAGGCACGAGTCTGCTTAGACTTAGGATCCTTTGAGCGGTGAATCTCATCGGCAACCACTGACTTGAAGTTAATAAAGTTTAGGTCACGCTGATGTACCTCACAGCGGGAGGCGCTGATTTTACTGTCATGGCCACCACACTCGGTGCATCTGGCTAGCGCAATGCTTCCGTAAGATAGGAGACGCGAGTGACTGCGCAGAGACTCCCAGTTTACAACGTAAACCTGAGCCTCGTGCTCGAAGGCCTTACGACGCTGGGTTGCAGAGCCCTTAACTACCTGAACATCGATACCTGGCCACCAGCGGTCAAACTCGCGCTCCCAGTTAGTCTTCAAAGTGTTGGGGCACACGATCATGGCAGGAAAAACCTGCTCTCCAGAGTCATGTAGGCGTTTTAGAGCGCGGATAGCCTGGGCAGTCTTGCCAAGCCCTGGTTCGTCTGCTAGCAGAGCTCTACGAGCCTTAGAGAGGAACTCTACGCCAGCACGCTGGTGAGGGAACAGGTCTTCATCGCCCTCTTCCATCATTTCGATTTCACGTAAGACGTTGCTTGGATCGATACGATTGATCTTCTCGTCTGTAGCCCACTTAGCTAAGTTAGGGCCAATCTCCAGCTGATCGCCAAAGGTTGAGCGGAGGGATAGGCATCCAGTCCAAGAAACAGGGATGCGCCAAACGTTGCGGTCTGAGTCCCACTTGGCACCTGGAAGTGAGCGGCAAACCTCTTTTAGACGCCACTCGGCATTGACAATGATGTGCTCACCATCTAGTTCTACAAAAACACCCAATTAGGGTCTCCAATCTGTTACTACAACTATATTATCAGAAAAAAATCGTGTGTGCAAGCTTTTTTTGATAATAACTTAAAAATTTATTTATCTAGCAATCTTACTGGTTTCCAGCCTTTAGACACAAGTCTAAGTAGGGCGTGTCGGATTGCATCCAGAGCATGGCCCGCTCCACCACGATGCCAGTAGCCCAGCTTCTTCAGTGCCTCGTTGGTGAACATTGACATAGCATTTGCAGGAGCCTGGAAGTATATATCGTCCATCTTTCTACCGTTATCTAGTAGGCATTGTTTTACAATACCGATTACTTCCAAAGAGTAGGGGGCTTGTGAGTTACGGACCGTCTGAGCATTGATGACAAATCTCTCGCAGACAACATCGAGATGGTTACGCATTACAGGATTCCATAGGACCTCGCGTACGGCATCGGCAACTTCCCACTGCTCTAGCTCTCTAGACCACTCCATAACAGGCTCTGCGCCCGCCTCGCGGCTAAATAGGGCCATTCCAGTGGCTTTCCCTGGATCAATAGCCAATACATAGTCAGTCATTAGTACTTCTCTCCCCAGTTTTCTAGTGGGCCATCTGCATCTGCCGTAAGAGGCACGGCCCAGCCATCGGTAGTTGTCATGCACCTACGCACAAGTTCCTTGATTTCTTCTGCATCCTTGCGAGGGGCATTGAGCACAATTTCATCGTGTACAGGGACAATAAGTAGATCTGTAAGGTCAGCCTGGTCAAGTTTGACTAGGTTTGACTTGAATACCTCGGCTGCACCGCCCTGAATTAGGTAGTTAACAAGAGTGTATACGCGGTCTTCATCGCAAGGGATACGACGACCAGTCCAAGTATTTACGAAACCCTGACCTTCTGTCTCAAGACGCTCGGTTCCACGCTTTTCGACTGCCTTCTGGAATAGTTGCATTCCAGGGTAGCGCTCGTCAAACGCGTTGGACACAGCACGCATCTGGTCTTCTGGAACACCAGCAGTTAGTGCTTGCTTAGATACACCAGCGCCATATAGACGCCCATACACAACGCCCTTGATGAGACCACGTCGCTTGTCTGATTTAACCATAGAAGGGTCGTTATATACTTCACGACCGATCTCGGTGAATGGGTCAGAGCCAGTCGCATCTGCAAGATTGAATAGGTTAATCAAGTTCTGGTCTTGAGATAGGGACGAAAACATACGGAACTCGACCTGGTCAAGGTCAGAAGTGATGATTACGTGGTCATCATCCTTAGGAAGAAATGCACGACGGACTGTATCGTCACCCTTTGGGAGGGTCTGCAACGCTGGATTCTGGATAGACATACGTCCAGTACGAGCGCCCATTGTATTGATCGACGGGTGGACTAGCCCATTTGTATTGTCGTTCAAGAAGTTTAAGAAATATGTATTTGCAACCTTAAGTGCCTGACGGTACTTCAGGGTAGTATCTGCAAGTTGCTTTACTTCGGGGGTGCCATCAATCGTCAGCTTTTTCAGTTGATCTTTCGAGGCAGACTTCTGACCAGAGGGAGTAAAGTCAGTAATCTCGGCCCCCAGGCCCTCGAACGTCCTTACCAGCTGGGGATTACTTCCAATACCTAGGCCATAGTTCTGCTTCGCCCAAGTGGACACCTGCTCGGTGTATGAGATGAGTTCATCGTACTTTTTCTTGGAGTACTCAAGGTCTACACGAGCACCATTGAGTTCCATTTTAGTTGTGATACGACGAGTATTCATCTCGAGTTCGTAGGCCATGCTATATGGCTTACCAGGGGCAGTCAGATCCCAAAACTTTTCAAAGAGCTTCATAGTTAGCACTGTATCAAGTGCACCATAAGACCAGTAGGGTTCGTAGTTGATAGGTACAGTTCCCCATGTCCAGCCGTTATCAGCTAGCCCATGATCCAAGATACTTTGGAGTGCTGCTGCACGAGGATCTACGTGGACACGTGTTAGCTCCTTTAGAGCAGCGCTCTCAAGAGGATTAATAATTTTCGACATAATCATCGTGTCATGCGCACGGTGCCAAGGAAGTTCCCAGTCAGACTGAACGTCGAACCAGCGAGCTTCGAAGGCGATATTGTGGCAGACAATAGGTCCGTCGAAACGGTCCATGGCGTTATAGAAAACACCCTTCCAATCTTCCCATGGTATAGACCAGCCAGTCTGCCCATCACCAACCTGAACTAGGCGTAGGCGACCATGCCAAGGGGAGAAAGCATCTTTCTTTGGATTTCCTGGAAGCTCGCCAGTCTCGGTGTCAATGGCAATAGCATTTAATGGACGCCGCTCCCCCAGCCAGGTCATAAACGCCTGAGCTTTTTCTACGGTGTCTACAAGGTGGAGATTAACTCCCTCTAGAGCTGATGTCATTAAATGTCTTTTCTATTGAGGCTATAAAACTATTTAAGTAGCATACACACTTTTTATCTTAGAGTCAACTTTAGATGCATCCTTTAATAAACGCTGAGCTACTCCAGTTAGGTAGTAAATGCCATGAGCATCATCATATTTATATAGGGCATTGACTATGTCTGACGGATCCTCCGTAATTTGAGCCCAGTGGCGGTACTTTTCAGGAAAAATCAAAGCCAAACTAGAGTCTGGACTACACTCTTCGCACTGTACAGCTGCATCCTGAAGCTCTCCCTGGGGTGCCTCGGTGAGTCGATACCTCGACACTAGGGGGCATGCAGCTCCGTGGTATATCAAAGACACCCCCGTACGAGAAAGAATATAAGATCCACTATCTGTACGATATAGCTCAAACTCTATCCAGCGATAGGCACCATTTCGTTCTGAAGTAGATTTTGCAAGTAGGGTCCCATTGAACTGTAAGGTCCTCTCCCCGTCCTTAACTGAGTACATTAAATCAAAAACCTCTCTGCTCGAGTTCGTCTACCTTTGCCTTTAACTCTTTAATGGAGTTGATTAGTATAGGTATAAGCCGAACATATTCCATACCGAGCAGTGCATCGGTCTGTCCATCGGGTAGATGCGCCTTACCCCAGTCAGAATCATCGATAGGGACGATAGTTTCGGTAGCTTCCGATCCATACTCTTGTAGTAAAGATTTAACTTCCTGAGCCAGCAGACCATACTCGACTACACCTGGGTGATATTTAAATTCATACTGCTTAGGCTCTAATCTAGATACAAAATCCAAACCAAGCGGCAACTCTGATATATTTTGCTTAATTCGCTCATCTGAGCTAGACGTAGTCAATAACCCGTCTGAGCCCACGTAAACTACCTTGTTAGATACGGAAGTGTGGGACAAGCTAGATCTAAACGTCCTACCAGCTGCAGTAACTCCAACAATTCCATACCCCGTTCCATATAGATCGGGGATATCTAAACTTCCAGAGTCTAATTTAATTATGGAGCTAGCTTTGGTAGCTGCCGCAGACAGCCTAATGCCTACACCAGAACCTACCAGCGAGATTGCTCCTGGAAGTAGTCGCAAGCTCTCCGTAGAGTTATTGTCTAAAGTTAGCCCGTATGTGGACACGCTACCACCATAGATAGTGCCTACTTCAGTAGATCCATTAAAAAATCTAAGTGAATCCGTAGCAGAGTCCATTTGGACACGAGTTCCACTAGATGCTGTCCTTACTGTCCTACCAGTTAGAGTACCAGCCGATATCTGAGTAGCTGAAATAGCACCAGCGTATATGTAGTTAGTGTCAATTTCAAGAGCAGTAATGGTGTACGCGGCTATCTGATCTGCCGAAATAGAGCCAGTGGTTATCATGCCGCCATTTATAGTCGTAGAACCATAATTTATATCATCGGCAGCTTTACCCTTATCTAGCTTACCATTGACCGTTATATTGACGCTATCGGCCGTTGACTTAGCAGTATCAGCAGTTGATTTAGCGGTACTAGCAGTAGCTGACACGGTGTTTAAGGAGTCCGTAGTGGCATAGCCACCAATTTGAACTCCACTAGCGATATATACCGCGCCTGTATTGGCTAATACTCTAAAAGTGACACTTCCATTAGTGTCATACCCGTAGAAACCAGTACTATCCATAGTAACTCGATTACCAGTCTGGGATAGCTTACTGCTAATTACATCACCTTGGACAATCTTGGCAGTTATTGCTCCAGCCTTGATCCTATCTGCCTCGATAGTATTAGCTTTAACTAGGTTCCCATGAATCTCCATACCCTGTACTAATTGCCCAGTTACGGTCATTCCTGTAATTTTGTCGCCAACAACCATAGTTCCAGGGACTATATTTGCAGCAGCTATGACTCCAGCAATAGCGTTAGCATCAACTAGAGATTCGGCTTTGGCGGTAGTGGGTGCAGAGAATCCCGAGGACTGTCCAGAGGCGTCCATAACTTTAGCTTTAAAGTAGTAACTAGTTCCGTAGGTTATTCCGTCGGCAAAAACTAATTTTGCACCTGTAACAGCGGATATAACTCCAATTAAATTTGCATCGGTAGGAGTAAATGATGCACTAGTTATTGCTGCATAGATGTATAGCATGGATACACCTGGTGGCATCGGCTGAACTACTCCAGAGGAGTTCTCCATATTACCGTTCCAAGTAAGGGTTATAGTCCCCATGTACGAAGTAGCCGTTAGAGGTGTAGGTCGCACGTTTGGTAGAGAGCTAACTGGCCCCGTTCTAGTTGTATGGGTACCAGTCAGCGCGATTGAGTCCTGAAGCCCACTGTCATATGCGATTACAGAGAAGTAATAAAGCGTTCCCTGCTTCAGCATGTCAGACCCTGAGAACTTGTATGTAGTGGCCCCACCACGAATATCTGCTGAAGTCCACGGGTCAGAGGTACTTTTACGCCACTTCAGGGTATACCCTACTAGGTCAGTTAATGCCTTACCAGCTTTAGTTTTATCGGGGGCAGTCCAGCTCACAGTAAAAGTGGCTACTGGTACGGAGTTATTCCCATAAAACTCTACATCATCGTTAGCAAACGTTAGGCTAGTGGGAGCAGCTGGAGGATCGCCATCCCGTATTGGATCTGCAACCTTACTATAATCAACCCAACGTATTCCATCCCAGTAATACAGGATATTGTTGGCAGTGTCTGCCCAGGTAGAGCCTACGGCTAGGTATTGTCTAGCCACGGGGAACACGTACATCGTAGTATCGGGGGCAGTGGCGGCTATAGGAGTATCTACTCCCGCATCTAGAACATAGGTGATGCTAGAGCTAGTAACCGCGGTCACCTTCACTAAACCATCAACGCCGTAAGCTCTCGAATCCGCAGCATAAATGTCCACGTACAGTATGTCGCCAACAACAAATTTGTGGGCACTGGCTAGGGCTAGGGTCACTGTAGAGCCTGAAATTGCATACGTAGAAATAGCAACTTTAGTTATAAGAGTTTTTTTAGATGTCCAAGTCTTTGGTGCAACAGTTTCAGGCTTAAACGTGTATGTATTAGATATAGTAACGCCAGTGCGCTGACCAGATGTAGGGCTCTGGGCGTATGATGGCCTATCAGTCCAGGGGGCAGTATCCGTAGATATAACCTTAAATGCTTTGCCATCTACGTCGATAGCCTGAGTTGATGTACCGTGAATACCGTGAATCTCTAGGATTCCATCTTTAGACACTCCTAGAGTAGACTCTAAGAATATCTCTACCCTATCCTCGGTAAGTTTAGAGTTAGCTATGCCTTTGGGATATACATAGGCACTTTCAATCTTTATAAATCTCGCGGGGGCATCTGGGCCTACATATGCGGCTGGCGGAGTATCTGCCGCGCCTGAATCTACAGCAGCAGATACCTGAGCTTGCGTGAGTAGGCTAATAGGGCGCAGCTCTACAGCCTTCATCCTATCGTCTAGGCGACTCATGAGAGTCGTTAGTTTTCTGCGACGTCTTCTAATTCCCATTGAAAACCTTTCCATCAATAACTACGACACCAGATATAGGAAGTGACGGCTCCGTCACTAGCTCCAGGCTAACCTTCTCTGGATAGCTAGGGGTATCTGGTACTTCTACTGAATACGAGATTATTTTTCTGACTAGGACGCCGTTGTCTATGCCGTAGTCCTGCTCTAGATAGCTATCGGCTCTTAGAGATACAAAGGCATCATTCAATTTAACCGAGCACCAGTCTCCAGGCTTATACGTACCCAGTATCGGGTGAGCTGACCCATTTGTTGAAATGGTAAAAGTACTGATAGGCGGGATAGACTCAGAAAGAAGTCTAGAGGCTTGCTTCCATAGGACTATCTCGTCTGCCGAATCTAGGGTATCCACTGCGTCTAGAATTGGCCACCCCTGGCGCAGGAGCTTGTGGTTAGATGCAGCAGAGTATGGCTGGCTGGCATCAGAGCTTAAGTCAGAGTCCTTACCCTGGACAAAGAATCGAGTAGCGGCCTCGTCTGCATTCTCTTCAAATTCTGCCTCTAGAATGTTTCCAGGGTACTCGAATATAAGACGGTCAGCACCGTAGGCACTTGCTGGAATAGAGTCAGAAGTCCCGTTCGGCTGATCTGCTAGCCAGTCTTTTAGTGACTTTGGAACGATAGATAGAAATCTGAAGTGGCGCTTGAAGGAATTGGTAGTTGCATCATATTCGCAATCTACTCGATACTCAAAGCCATTAGGTTTAGTACTGTATTCTTCGAAGATATTGGCAACAGTCTTAAGCTCGAAACCTCTAATTACTGGGTTAGCCTCCCTAGCCGAGCTGAACGCATCATTTTCAGAGAAGTCATATCCAATATCACCTAAGGTGCTGTGCTCTCCAAAAGTGCTATAAGTCATAGCAGCTCTACGAGTTAGGGTTGGCTTGATAGAGGCCGTAGTATCTGTATAGCTCTTGGCGATATTTGCGCCATACATTACTACCTGAAATGACGTAGTCGATGCAGGTGCCCCGTAGACAGTAAAGTATCCGTCGAATGTCTCGCTAACGTTCTCTAGCAGAACAATCTGCCCTTCCGAGAGCCCATGGGCTGAGGTAGTCTCGAAGGTTGCAATATTCGCAGATCGCTTAAAGCTAGAGATGGTCTTAACGTGATCCGTTTCGTTTGTACTAGATACGTTAGTACCAGTATTCACGTATGAGATGCTGTAATCACTTATGATGTCTTTTACGACAGCTTCTGGATCGTCGAAGCCAGACCCCGCCGAGATATCTGAAACCTTAATTTTTTGACCAGGGGTGAGCTCGTGCTTCTTGCTCGTGACTATGGTGGCCACGTTGCCTGAGCGTGACACTGATGCTATTTCATTGAATAGATCGATGCCAGGGCGAATTAAATCATTAGCAAAGTCGAAGTCAAATAAATCTGTCTGCAGCTCCCTAAGCAGATCCTGAGCATATTGGTAAGTATCTTGTCTAGTCTCTATAGTGAGGGCATTATCCTCGCCCATCGATAGATTGGGGATATCGCGCTCCACACCGAGCGCGTCAGTGAACGTGGCAGTGGCAGTAATTATAGATCTATCATCAGAAGTACTCGACTTAGTCAGCACATCGAAGTATCCATTGTACTTGTTGTAGTCAGTAGGCCAAGATATGTATATCGGCTCGCCAACTGTAAAATTATATTGACCGCCAATTAGAGTGGCAGTTAGAGTTCCGCTAGCCACTTCTGCAGTAGCCGCGTAAGAGCTGTTCCAAGTTTTCCACACAACTCTGTGACTTAGGTAGCTAGTGAATTCTGCAGCAGTTACAGATAGAACTTTATCTATGAGGCTGTAGGTACGTCCCCAGATGATTCCTCCCCAAACGCAGATACCGTTACGGACTACGTAAAGTGCAGTTCTAGCTGGAAGAGTATTTTCGTAGACGCTTAGATTGTAGGTGTCTGGCGTTACGGCAATATCACCGTTAAATGTGCCAGCTTCTGTAAGAGATCTAGAGTAGGAGACGCTTCTAAACGGCATCTCGGCTAGCAACTCGTTAGTCATGAGATCGCAAACAAAGTAGCGATAGTCTACCGCTTGATTGTCTGGCGAGGTTGCTACTGGCATTTCACGTCCTTAAATGTCTTTATATAAGTCTAGCAGCTAGCCGATCCAGCCAGATCTCCATAGAATTTTACAAGACGCTGTGCTAGAACCATTAGCTGGGTCATCAAAAGAGAAAGTAGTTGGAACACCTGGCTCTAAATACATCCAGTCAATTAATACCGCGGCCTTAGACCTGCCATTGACGACAGTAGTGTCAGGCTCAGCGCCCGTAACTATTAAAACTTCTCTGTTGTATGTATCAATCTCTAGCCTCTGCGAGGAAGTAGTAGAGCCAACAATGGAAATTGTATCGCCAGTAACATCATTAATTATTGTTGCTGGCTGATCTCCTGACGGGCTCAGTGCTCCAGTAATTTCAAAAATTAGAGGAACTGGAGTGTTACCCGTATTCAATACAGTCGCGGATGTAGACCCTTCAGCAACAGTAATAGAGTTATACCCATCCGAAGCACCGTCCACCCACTCGTACTTAATAGGATCGACAGCCTTGAGACCAATAGAGAAGTCATGACGACCCTTGGCATTGACACTAGAGATGTCGGGGGTTCCGCTAAGTCGGACATATGCCGCTCTTGTAGGCGTCTCGTTAACAATTAGCCAACCACCAGTCTTAACTAATGATAGTGCCTGTATAAGTGAGTTTCTAGCAGCTGCAGCGTCCTGAGGTTTCTGAGGTAGAAAAGACCCAGTAAGCGTGATGTTTCGATTAGCCCAGCGGCCAATAGCGTCATATGAACCATCGCCCCAACCGCGTGGTAGGTCTGGCAGTTCTGAGTCTGGTAGTGTCCACCAGCCCTGAAGATCAGACATAACCCAGATAACATTATTACTATCAACCGTGTTTAGGGTTAGTCCATTTATAGATATGTCTGCATTCAGTTTCAGTCCCGAGATGTAGGGAGTGGGTAGCGGACTAAGTGCATTGTTTACAAGTTTATTTTCGAGTGCCTGTGAGATTGGATCTATGTTATTAGGCTCATAATATTGATTTGGCATTAAACGGTTCCCTTACGCATCTCGAAGGCTAGACGGCGAGAAATGATGGAGGCTAGCTCCCTCTCATCCATGCCAGGGCTAGGATTCACAGTAATTTGAATATTACCAGGCCCGCCACCAGAAAGTTTTGCAATCATAGCCTTGTCACGCTTCGATAGGCCGTCTGGATCTAATGGTTCGATACGCTCTGGACGTCCAGCTTCAGCTACGTTAACTAGCGAGCCACCAGATGAAGGCATAACGGTTCCACCCTTGGCTAAGCGAGGAATTCTAACGTTAGGGATTACATTGAACTCGAAGTCGATACCTAAGGTTTGAAGAATACCATTTATGGCATCACGAAGCGGGCGCAGGAAGTTATTTAGACCATTAATCACGAAGTTAACAAAACCTTCGAACATTCCAATGAGACCATTTACTAGGGTTCTGAAGAACCCAGTGATGCCATTCCAGGCAGTTCTGAAGACTCCAACTACCCAATCGATGGCAGTTCTTATCCCACCTACGACCCAGTTCCAGGCAGCAACTATACCGTTTACGATACCGTTCCATAAGTCAGCGAAGAATGGCCCTAGACCAGTGAAGAAGTCAATAAGGCCATTCCAAAGGGTAGACATAAAGTCTACGAATCCTTGCCAGATCTGCTTACCAATTTCCGTCTGAGTGAAGAAGACGGCTAGGGCAGCAATAAGGGCTACGATACCAATAATAATCAATGTAATCGGGTTCAGAGCCATAACAAAGTTGAAGGCAGCCTGAACTCCAGTAGCGATTACGGTAGCAACACGCATGGCAGTCTGAGCAATTGTAGAGGCAACGAGAGCTACCTTCTGCGCAATCCACTGGCCGACGTTCTTCATAACTGCCCAGGTGTTTAGAGCAATCTTAGTAGTTAGGGCACCTACGGCTGTTGCAGCCTTCTTAAGGTTACCAATTACAAAGGTGCCCATCTGCTTGCCCCAGTTAGCCATAGCAGACATACCAGACTTTAGAGCGTCAACACTCTTTTTACCGAAGTTGCCGATAGCAGTTGCAGCATCCTTAGACTTTTGAACAACATAGGTTCCAGCCTGTCTGCCCCACTCAGCGAATGCAGATGCACCAGTCTTAACCGCATCTACGGTCTTCTTTCCCATGTTGACTATAGCGTCTTTCGCGCTAACTACACTTTCTTTAAACTTACCTATCGAAGCTTTCATTTGGGTCATCTGGCCCGCAAACTTAGTTGTCCCATCCTTACCTACCCAGAAGAAGTACTTAAATGGACCAATAAGTTTGAGGAGAGTTCCAAGTAGAATCAGCCCAGCCTGCTTGGCTAGTATCAGACCAAGGCCTACAGCTAGTAAGAATCCATGAACTTGAGATAAGCTATCCATGAATTTTTTAACATCTGGGTTATTAAAGAAGTCTGCTGCTACCTTAGCTGCATCGCTGAGAGTTTTGAAGAATATCTCTAGAGTCTTGTTATCAGAGAAGGCCCCGAGAACGCGAGTAACTTGATAGAACAGCTCGGCCATAGCTGGGCCAGACTTTACGCCATCCTCTAGGATCTTCTTTACAATAGGTAGACCCTTACCTAGGGTATCCCACATAACACCGATATTAGGGTCAGCTCCAAGATCAATAATAATCTTGCCTAGCCCGCCTAATACATCTAGCATCTTTGTTGCATTAGTTGCTGCAGCAGCTAAGAATTCGTGCAGGCCGCCATCAGCACCCATGTTGGCAAATCCAGCAGTAACTTTTTCAAGCCAGGTGAGCATAATATCGGCACCAGAGCCAGGCTTGAAGGCATCTTCAATTAGCTTACCGATACCCTTAAAAATGTTCCCGAAGATCCCACCGAAGCGTTCAGCAATTTTAGAGGCATCCTCGAAGAACTGAGCCAACTTATTATCTTTATCGGCCTTATCGATAAAGGCTTCAAAGTTTGCAGCGCCTTTCTCGATCCATTTAACGAATCTCTCGGTAATAGGTGCAGCAGCTTTTAGGATTGTAAGAAGTGCACCGAAGAGGTGGCTTATAGTCCCACCAAATGACTCAATCACCTTAGCAGAGGTCTCGAATACGGATCCTAAGGCCCCACTCTTATCTGCCTTGTCAAAGGCAATACCCATTTTATCTGATACAGAGCCTAGTGCCGTACCAATTGAAGTGAATCCTTTTTGCAAGGCAGGGAAGTTCTTAGTCATGAGCTGATTAATCAGATCACCGAGCTTAGGTAGGAATCCGCTAGCTACAGCTTCCTTAAGCATGTCAAACTTTGGTTTTAGCCCTACTAGTAGTTTAGCGAAAGCCTTCTGAGACTTCGTTAGCCCAGCATACGGGTCAGTGCCCGCTGCGGCTTTTTTCTTTTTAGGATTAGCTATTTCATCCTGTAGATCTTTATTTCGATCCTTAGCCCTACGGTAGGCTAGGTCAGCCTTCTCAAACTCGATTTCTGCGTCACGCCTGGCATTGGAGTTAGGCGGCAGATCGGCCATTCTAGCTAAGTTAGCTCTAGCTTTTTCAAGGTTTAGAGCAGCTTCTTTTTCTCCGATTGCCGCGTCTTCAGCATCAAATTTGAGCTGTTGGAGCTCTTCCCTAAGCTCCTTTATGGTCTTCTTTGTTCCGCCAGCACTCTTACCTACAGCCTTAAGCGGGCCAGTTACTCCACCAAGAGCCATACCAGCTAGTTTCATGCCTAGACCGAGACCTACAGCCGCTCCTGCAACTGCAGCCATGGAAGGCGCTGCAGCTCCTAAGGCACCTATTAGACCGCCCAAGGCACCGACTAATGAGCCAATAGATCCAGCCAGGCCACCCATCGCGGACTGCATAAAGAATCCAGAGCGTTGTAGATTGGAGAACGCGTCCCTAGCATCTAGCGCATCTTTTGCTAGATTTCCGAACGGAGACTTAGATGTACTCTTTTTAATAGAGTTATTTAAGTCCTTACCAATCTGATCCCCGACTTTACTGGTCTCAGCTGATGCTTTTCGAAGAGACGCGGAAATCTGCTCGCCAACGCCAGCGGTGATGGCTCTAACAACAATGCGTGCTTCACCTACTACTGCCATGTGCCATCACCTCCTACGTTATCTGATTGGCGCATCTAGAGCTCCGTTAAATGGATCAGCGGAATCTGGATTAAATTGCGTCGGTGGAATATATGGCTTGACCTGGTCAGTTCTAGCGAATTCATCATAGTCAGATTCATCGCTATCACTTACATATCTACGTCCACCGCTAGTGCTATTGGAACTTGCTTCGATCGCGTACTTGTAGTCTCTGTCGTAGAGATCTCTATACAGACGAGTTCTCATTTTTGAGGCTGACTCCGCGTGCTCGCTACTTTCGTACCGAACATGGTCTTCTTCGAAGAAATAGTGAAGCACGTCAACTAGATCAGTTGCATCCATTTCCTTCAAATTCAATCCACTCACTAGGGCTTTTCCATTTATATACGGCCAGAGGTCAACTGCCCAGTCGATTAAGCCTCTGGCTGCTGATTTGGGCGGTCTGTGTAGACTTCCATCAACCAAGAAATAATCTCGGTTAGGGTCTCTACTTCAACGATACGGTCTGGGTCTACAAGGAGAGCCTGAAAACGATCTGAGTCCTCAGGGGTCAGTACGTTTGCAAAGAATTTTTCGATAGTCTCGGCTGCCGCAGCTGCGTCCTCTGACGCTGCGTCCTTAGCAAGGTCGATCAGGAGCTTACCCTGAATTGCTGGGCGACATGCAAAGTCTTCGCCGTGAAGCTTGAAGCTAACTGCTTCCTTCTGCTCGGATGAGCCAGAGCCAAAGTCCTTAAACTTAGTCATTAATAATCCATTTCATTTATATGTCAATTGCGGGCAAACCCCGTACTAATATTTTACCGTATAAATGAAGGCCAGATTAGAGTGACTAGGACCTATAGTGAATTAACTGGTCGCTTAGGTATTTATTGGCCTTAGTTCCAGGGTGATGAACCTCTCGAGTCCTAATGACCCTAGACCCCTTACTAAAAACTAGTACCCCGCCAGCTTCTTTTGGCTTAATAATGTGGGGGCGTGTCCCCTCGTGGTGTGCCAGCGCGTATGGCTTGTCAGCAATTAGTCCAGCAAACTGCCCCATAGCATTGCCTAGGTGGTATGCACGAATATTTCGTTGGAGGGCTCCAGTCTGGAAGCCCACCTGCTTTTTTGCACGAAGTAGCGCTATCTTGTTTCTGCGCTCTAAATACTTCCAAAGAGTTTTTGCATCACCAGGGTAGTCGGTGTTTAGGAATCTTCGTAACTCTTCTTTGTAGAGAGTTACTTCTACTACTTTAAACTCCATGATTATGGGATAGCCATAGTCAGCTGCATATTTACAGTCTGATATCCGCCATCAATTCCAGCGGTCTCTAAGGTAGCAATAACGCCTAACCCAAAACCGCTGTCGTCCCACTGGTCAAGCAGGTTAACAGAGTCCATGAGAACCCACGAGTCAATTGCCGAAACCTCGGCTGCTGCTTGAATTTGACGACCAGATGGTGGCCTACCATTAGCACCTACTACAGGGGCGGATCTGGCAATCGAGATACCAACGACCGCTGTCCTAGGTACGTGACACCGCTGAGGGGCCACTGCCTGATCTCCAGGAGCACCTAGATACATCTGAATAAAAGACACTACTAGCTGCTCTGAATCAATCGCAGGCTGCCCCATTGTCCAGTATCTACGCTGGGGCAGCTCCACGTTATATGATTGAAAAGTAGATTCAATACGTTCAAGAATGCCATCCATCAGGTCGCGAAGATGTACTGCATCCTCGGATACTCCAGTTAAATCTAATTCTTGACTTGGCATTTACTACTCCTCGGTAGAGGTCTCCTCTGCTGCAGGAGCAGCAACGGTCTCTTCAACTTCAGCAACAACTGGCTCTACAACTACTGGCTCTACCTTAGGGGTAGGAGCAGCAACTCGTGGAGCAGGTGCAGTTTTCTTTGCGACAGGTTTTTCGGCACCCAACATGTCCTGGGCGCGGAAGTTAGTCTGAATTGACATATTTCCTTCTTTCTTAGTACATCTTGATCTGGAGGTTTCCAGATGCAAGTTCGACCAGGCTCTCGATGCCATCTTCGGTTGAAGAAGCGTAGAGTGTCCAGGTTCCTGGGTCCACCATTCCTAGCGCAGCTTTAGCCTTGCT